CCCCGATCGCCTCGTGGCCGCTTCCCCATCGAAAGGAGAAGGTGGCAACCAAGGCATGCTGACCGTGGTAACGGTGAAGGGAGAGGCGGATGGTGCGGCGTGGCTGGGAGGCGTCATTCAATTGGCAGGATGGAATCCTTTGAAGGTTATCGTGCGAGGTCGAACCTTGCCGCCGTTGTCAATGCTAAACTTTGAATCTTGACTATATTTAGAAGCGGAGCGAAGAACTAATGGCAGCTACGAATCGGCTAAATCGTCTGCCGCCACCTCCCGCAACGTCGCCTACTGGCGGGCGAGGGCGCGCTGTGGGGCCGATCAAGGGCGTTGATCCAAGGCCGACGATTCCGGTCACTGGCCCGCTAGCAACGCCTACGCAACAGACCACGCGCGATCCGCGCACCCTCACCCTGAATCAGACGGCGATGGGGCGTGAGATTCCGTGGCACATGGGGCCATTCATCGAGCCGCCTGCCTACTTCTACGCTGGTTCTTTCAGCCAAGGAACCACGATCTATCTCATGGGAGGAATCTGCATCGGCCCGATCCGCAGCGCACAGCCGTACGCGGACAAGGTAGCGATGATCCTCTCTTCGGGGAGTGCGATCAATCCAAACGGAACGCTATACGCATCGTCAACCGGCAGCGGTGATTCTGTCGGCAACGTGAAGTGCTGGATATTCGACGGAACGCAAACCGACATCAGCGTCACCGGCCTCGCCGACTTCGACCCGCTCGCCGCTGCCGAAGAAATCCACACCGGCCTAGCGATGGCCGTCATTCGCTTCAACAATCCTGATGGGCAGCAGAACCTTCCCTCGTTTGAGTTTCGCGGAGAGGGATACCGGCTCGTTTTCGACCCCGCCGATTCGACTTTTAAATACACGGAAAACTTCGCGCTTCACATTCGGGAAGTCATCACGAACGTCAATCAAGGAATGGCCTTTTCGTCCGTTGACGACTCCGCGCTTTCCGGCGGATTTCAGATGGCAGCCGCCGATTGCGACGATCCCGTCTTTCTTCAGCTCCCGGCGACGGCGCCGGATGCCGCTGCGGCTTTCGGGATAGGTATCGAAGCGGGAACCTACTACTACACGTGGACCGCCGAAGATGCGAACGGCATCGAGACTGGCGAGTCTCCGACGTCCCTTCCGTTCATGTTGGTGTCCGGAGGCTCGGCGACGGTAACTCCCGGAACCGGATCATCTGGTACGGCTGCGCGAAACATCTACCGCTCGGTTATCAACGATCCGTCAGCCGCTCGTTACCGCGTCGGAAGGATCGCGAACAACACGGCGGGCGCGACTTTTCACGACACCATGAGCAATGCTACGGCCTTGCTTCAGGGTGCGGCGCCCACGAACTCCCCGCATCCCGAAAGGTATCGCGGCGGAATCTCGATCGTTCGTGACGCTACGGCGCAATCCTATCTCGACACCCTGACCGGGATGTGCATGGGCACTCTCGACATGGACGCCGGAAAGTACCAGCTTCGAATCGACAAACCGTTTCCGGACGGGTACGAATTTACAGTCCTGCATGAGGCGCCGTTTTCCGGTGCCGAACCGAACCTCGTTCGCTCTACGATCAAGACGTACTACGTCGAGCAGGTAGATCAGTTCAACGTCGCCACAATCAAATACTTCGACGTGAACAACGGCTTCACGCCCGCCTCTGTAACGCTGAAACGGCGGAACGCGGACGGTAGCTTCCCGACGCCAAAGGAGGCCGTCTTTAACTTTGACGGCATTCCGGATCGCAACGTTGCGCAGCGTCTTGATACACAGATCATCAATGCGACGCACTTTATGTTCGAAGGTCAGGCGACGCGGAGCCTGATCGGACTTCAGCGCGGAGACGGCGTTCGTCTGATTGCGGCAGGAGTTGATGACTTTTTCCGCATTACCGATCCGCCGGAGATCAACGAGTCAGGTGTTTTTCTTCGTGGAAAGAAATACGATCCAGCGAGCTATTCGAACCTTGTGCAGAACGAAGATGCCTCGATCAACGGAACTCTTGCTGACCCGAATGCCGCGCCTCCTGACCCGACAAACATCAGCATCGTTCCCGGCATCACGTCCGGCTTCCCCGGCTTCGGAGAGGCGATCATCATCAACTTCACTCCCGGCGTTTCTCCATTTGCGCCGCGAACGCGAGTCGTCATCAACGACGGACTCAGCGTCAGGGCATTGCCGGAGCAGGCGACGGGACCATTCGTCATCCCTCACCCTCTGCGCGGCGCGACTTACACGATCACGCTTCTGACCGTCACTCGATTCGGGAAAGTCTCCCCCGGAGTCACGCGGACCTACGTTGCTACCTACCTACCTACCGTGCCGGACGTTACGAACCTCGCGGCGCCGTTCCGGACTTTGGAAGAGCGCGGAACGATCACATTTACGCCGCCAGATTATCCGTTCATAGATCATGTAGACATTTTCGATACTAGTTTTACTGTGCCTCGATTTGTCCGAACGGTTCTGCCTTCGCAGTTCGCGTCGCCAATTGATTGCCGTGCAGCTATCCAAGGCGACGGCCACACAGGGCCGCAGACATTCGAGATCATGGCGTACGTTGTTTCTTCGGCGGCGAGTGATACAGCTCCGAACGCAACCTCTCCCGGCGTAGCGGTGTCATGGGAAATCCCCGTAAACGGCATCGCGTCGTACACGGTCGGAAACGATCCGCGAGACATCATTCTCGATTCGTCGGGATTCCTGTGGATTACCTGCTATGCGGCTGGCACGATTCAGAAGATTGACCGCGCTACCGGTACGGTCGTCGGAACGGTAACGGTCGGGACGAAACCTTACGGTATCACCTTCGGCGCCGGTTCAATTTGGGTAACGAACTTCGGCAGCGATAACGTGAAGCGCGTTGACCCTGTCGCAATGACCGTGACGGCTACGATCGCGATGACTGGAGGAAGCGGGCCGCTCGGTATCATATACGACGGTACGAATATATGGGCGTCGGCTTACTCACGGAATGAAGTCGTGCGCATCTCTCCCGTTTCGAACACGATCACGGCTACCGTCACGGTAGGGACGAAGCCCTGCCTGCTCTACTCGCTAGGCATCTACATCTACGTTTCATGCTTCGGCGCTAACGCAGTCAATGTGCTGAACTCATCGGGCGTCGTTGCCGTCGTTCCGGTAGGTGCGGGACCGTTCGGGCTTGCCGCAGATGACTCCGGCTTCCTGTGGGTTACGAACTACGCGGACAACAGCGTCTCGAAGATTGATCCCGGCTCAAATACGGTTGTACAGATCAACGTGGCGGGACAGAATGAGGCTCCGCGTCTCGCATCTGCGCTGCCGATGTCATTTCAAGGGGGACCGGTTGACTGCGCTTTCGGTAACGGGGAGTTGTGGGTAACCGAGGCGATCACGCGGCAGGTAGTTCGGGTGAATGTGAACAAGAACCGGAAAACAGCATGGGTACCGCTGCCTTCCTCGCCGCGTTCGATCATTTACGACGGGCGGGAGTTCTGGACTCCGAACAATCTGAATGCAGCGTCGGCACTGATTCCAGTGACGGCAGTCAACCCGACGCCGGGAGGCGGAACGAGCAACGCGGTTTCGTTCCAACTCAACGGCCTCGATGTTGGGCCATTACCGTCGTAAGAGCTACGCGGCAATCTCTCGGAGTTTTGTCGCGAGCGAGGTGGCCTGATCGCAGTTGCCGAATTTCCCGTTGGCGGGATCAACTTCGGGTGAGGGTTTGATAGACGGGTTTCATGCTGCGGTTGCCCTCCGCTTCATCTCTCGCCACGCGCCGAAGGGGCCGATGTACAGACGTCCATCGGGATCACTCCAGATCGTGTGAGACTTCCTGTGCGGCGCCCATCCGGCCTCGCGCAGTTCGCGAACCCATCTCTCAGGCGCCTGTTCGACTACCGGCATCGCCGCCATCCGGTCCCCTGCCGCGTTGACGATTCGATGGAGTGCTTCCTTCGTCTCGGCGCTCATGTCGGAGTTGTCGGGGTTGCAGGTAGTGAAGTCGTAGCGGGGTGGGGTCATGCAGCGTCCCTGTAGTCGATCGTGTGATGCGCGCGTACACCCACGGTCACCGGAAACCGTCCACGACCGCGCTCGCGGTACAGCCACATCACGTAGTCCACTTCAGAGTTGCCCGCGTCCATCGACCAGCGTGCGTAGCACGGGACCGGATCGCCGATCCAATCCGCATTCGGCGCTACCGCCTTCGCGAACTCCTCGGGCGTGACGTGACCTTTGACGACATACCAAGGTTCGGGGCCTTGCCACATCAGTTCAATGTGTTCGCCGTGTTCGTACTTCACGCAATTCTCCTCTGTGCTCCTGCCGCCATTTCGTGGTGAAACGGCAGCCATTCGACTCGCCAGCCAAAGCCGAGACGAAGCATCTTCCGGTAGCCGTACCGCTCACTGAACAGTGCTCGCTTCCACGGCGCGTGAAGTGCGATTCCGCGCCCGAATACGCGAATCCACCAGATACCGGATAGCACATCACCCCCGCAGGCTAATATCAATCGTGATGCTCCTCTTGCTTCACGCCGACGCGCCAATCACATCTTTCCAGAACGTTGCGCCGTGCAGGACTTGCTCGCCGCGCGCATGGAAAACCAGCATATCGCCGCCGTCGCAGATGCGAACCTGCCGCTCCTCGGCTTGCGCCTCTGCGCATCGGCGGAACGCTTCGATGGTCGTGATCTCGCCTTCCTCCGGATACTTCGGTTTGTCGCTGAACCACACACCGCCGCGATGGAACTCGCTATCGGGTTCGAAGACGTAAAGACGGAATGGTCCCTCGCGTTCCTCGCTGTGCTGAAGCTCGGTAAGTTCGTACGTCAGTTCATCCATGCGCAGCCTCTCCTACTCAGAAAAGTTTTGTCCGTGCCGTTTCGGTAGCACCATTCCGCTTTGTCTCGGAACCGTTGACGTTTCGCAGACGATGATTCTCTGTTTGCCGTCTGGAGAATCGTAGGTGACGAGCGTTGCGTCTGGCGCAAGCATCAGCATGGTCAGAGTGATTGTGCTCAGGTGGATTTCTCCGCCCGCTTCCGTGACGATCCATGCGATTGTCGTTTGCGCGGCGCGGAGGGATTCTTCAAGTTCCGCGATTCGGGAAGCGTCGCTCATTTCGCTGGCCCTTCCGTAAACCCGAGTACTCCGTAGCCTTCGATCGAAACGATGTGCGTGTCGCGCCACGGTGGAGTAACTCGGTTATCGTCGCCGTGGTAACGCTCAACCTTCACGGCTTCGTCCGCGAACTCTACTCCCCACGGTTTCAGCTCTGCGCGCGCCCAATCAATAAGCGCTTGCCGATTCGGGAGATCGATCACTGTTTTCATCGACTCATCGAGGGTGCGGCGTTGCTGACGGAATCTCATCGCCGTTGCCCCATGATGTTTCTTGTTTCTTTCAGGTCGAAATCGTTCTTGCAATCCTGACTGCAAAAACGGCCACCGAACGGCGTGATGCCGCGTTCGCGAAACTCAACATAGCCTCCGCAGTTGTTACAGTAGAGCCGATTCGAAAGATCGGCAATCGACAATTCGGCGCGTTCGTCGTTCACAACATCACCGAAACCAGAGTTCCGTCATTGCGGGGAACCTGAAGGAATAGGCAGGACTCTCGGCCTCTGACGCGCGGTTTCGCTCCAGACTTGACCGCGTCGCGCACTTCTGTCAACGCCTCCGCTCCGCGCCACTTCAGCGCGCCGATCAGAGCTTCCTTGATGTCCGGCATTACATCCTTTTCGACCAGCTCCGCCACTTCGGTGGCGAGCGCGGTTTTCAGTTCTCGCACATGCTCATCTGGCGCGACCTTCACGACCGCCTCATGCCACGCATCGAACGCCGTCCAAACGAACATCGGAATCGTCGGATCGGTTCGAAGTGCCGTGCAGAGTTGGGCGTAGAACTCGCGGAGTTGCTTGACGGGCGCAGTGAGCAACGGAGCAAGGTGCGTTTCTGCTTCGAATTCGCAGCGGTCGATCTCGTCTTTCGAATGCGCCGTGCTCAGGCCGCGAACGATCGGAACCCGCGCGACGACTAGCTTTTCAATGTCCATCGGAATCTTCCTTTTGCGCGACCAAACTTCCGTACCGTATCGAACCCACGAGCGCAACGTTTTGTATGTCCATCTGCCGTTACGCGAATCACGCAGGGAGCTATCTTGAAGCGCCAAGGCCATATTCACGGTGCCCCAAATCGACATGACCGCATCACGAACGCCCGACACGCCGAGCAGCGTCAGAAGCGTAGGCTCCGTGTCCGCGATTGAGCAGACGTGAACCTGAACAGCATCGGCAGGGATGTTCATCGCGACTGCCTCTAGTCTAGGGGTTTCGTTTCCATGGCGCGGATCATTTCACCACGCCGCCGCGATGTCAAGCAATTCTGATACTATGCGCTGATGGCGCCTCACAACTTCACGCACCTGACTTCGAACGACTTCCTTTCCGGTGGACTTGCGCTCGGCGCGATTGCCGGGGCGGTTGCTTTGGCGCGGCGATACATACTGCTCGGACTCTCGGCACTTCGGCGTCGTTTCGTGACGGAGGTCGAAGTCCGCAACTACAACATGGTCACATGGTTCAGTGTGTGGTTGGCGCACATCGGATACGGGGCGCGTTGCCGCCGCATCGTGGCGAACGTGTTCTTCCCCGATGGAGACAGCACGCCGACCCTGCACTACGAGCCGGGACTAGGCCCGCACATCTTCAAGCATGGCGGGACGTGGATCGTTGCAGATCGAAACCGCACGAAAGACGATTCGCTCCGAATCGAAGAGTGGTACACGATTTACATCGTAGGGTCGCGCGCGCGAGCGGACGCCATCCTTGAAGAGGCGAAAGTTTTTTCTCTTGATCTTCTGTCGAAGCGCAGTACGGCGTACATCTCTGATGGTCAGGGCGACTGGCAACGTCTCGGCGTGGGGGCGCCGCGCGAGATTTCAACGGTAGTCCTGCCGGGAACCACGGTTGACGATGTGGTTGCGCGCATCCGCAGATTCATCGCGCAGCGTTCGTGGTACGCGGAGCGTGGTATTCCGTGGCGTCTCGGTTTCCTGCTAGAAGGTCCGCCGCGCACCGGGAAAACGTCACTCGCGCGCGCGGTATCGCACTCACTCGGCTTGCCGCTTTACGTGCTCGATTTAACGAGCAAAGAGTTCAGCGATCGGCAACTCGTGGTGAGCCTGTCCCGTCTCCCTGTTGGCGCGGTTGTGCTCATCGAAGATATTGACGAACAACTCTGCGCGACGGGATCGCTCGTCAGCCTTTCGGGACTTCTGAATGCGCTTGATGGCCCGCTCGCATCGGAAGGACGAATCCTGTTTGTCACGACGAACTGCCCGGAGCGGCTGGATGCAGCGCTGACGGGCGAAGGGCGCCTCGATATCCACATTCATTTCGGCTATGCGACAAAAGAGCAGGCGCGCGAAATGTTCCTGCGGTTCTTTCCCGGCAACACGGAAGAGGCGGCGGCGTTTGCCGAAGTCCTGCCGGAAGGCGTCCTGCCGCCTGCGGCAATTCAAGAGCACCTGATTGCGCGCTGCGATGACTCGGCGCTAGCGTTAGCGGAGGCGCATCTTCTGACGCGCAAACGTGTGGCGATTGTTTCGCGGACCGACGCGGCGTAGGAAGGGAGTTGACGATGAACGGAAGCATCGGCAGCAAGATTCGAAACAAGTCCGAGCACTGGAGCAAACACGGAAAGCATGGCGGCATGCGCGGCATCGCTGCGTGGATGAATCGCGTGAGCGATCGGGTGTCTCGCGTGCGGCAACAGCGCGATGAAAAGGTAGATGCTTCGAAACTAGTGGAACTTTTCGGGCGGCGCAAATGACCTTTGCCGATTCCGATCTCTGCATCTGCGGCGGGAGAATTGGGCGCCAACGTAAAAGGCCAGCGGATTTCTCCACCGGCCTCTAGCGGTTCAGCTCAACCCGTGATAGGTTAAGCCTGCTATGAATCGCGGGTTAAAGATAACACACATCTCCGCGCGGCAGGCTTTCATCACTCATGCCGAGACCCTGAGCGGTAGCCCGTGGCGAGCGTCATCGCCGTCAAACTCTCCAGCGTTGAAATCCGGGCAACGGGACAGTGCTCGATCTGTCACGGAAGGGGTTCGTCCCTCCGTCGCCTACGCCCCGGTCGATATGCTCAGGTAACTAGACTAAGGCGTCTGGGAGGGAGGAGTGTGTGTCTCAGGGCGGGGTAACCCTTCCTGAGCAGGGAAGGCGGTTAAGAGAGAGCTTCGAAATAAGCGTAGAATCGAAACCGCTTGGCAACCCTTTCCTCAATCTCTCCCGACTCAAAGCCTGCCGGTAGTGGCGACTTCACGCTGACGTGCAACGGCACCCTCTTTCTCGGGACGCGAAACGCTCCAGATACCCCGACGATCGTCATCGACGGCACCGAATACGACACCGCGTGCACGATCGGGACTTCATGTTCCTGTACCGTTCCAGCGGCGATCGTAGCGGCAGCCGGGACGCGATCCGTGTGGGTGCGCGAGGTCAACGCCGGAGACACCGCACACCTCACCCTCACGGTCACTACATCGCTCCCGATCGTTGATTCGGTCTCTCCGCCTACTATCTCGGCGGGTTCGTCCTCTGTCATCTCGGTAGTCGGCCACAACTTCACGTCTTCCGCGATCATCACGGTTGACGGCAGTCCGGCGGCAATGACTATCGACTTCACGGACTCGCAACACATTGCCACGCACACAGCCGTCTCTTTTTTCGAGCCGGGAGGTGAGCGCGTAGTTGGGGTGACGATCCCCGGCGTTGGTGATTCGAACGGCGCGATCCTTCTCGTAAATAACCCCGTCCCGACATTCACTAGCCTCTCGCCAACCTCGAAACTAGTAGGCGACGGCGCCTTCACCCTAACCATCAACGGCAGCAACTTCGTTCATGGCGCGCAGGTGAGCGGGGCCGGTATCGATCCGCGATTCGCAAACGTGACATGGGTTTCCTCGAATCAGATAACCGTGCAGGTGCAGGACTCCGGCATGCAAGCTGCCGGAGTTTCAACGTTCACAATCACGAACCCCGGTCCCGGTGGCGGCAGCGTGACTACCGGCTCCGCATTCACGGTCAATTACCCCGCTCCTGTCATCACGGACATCTCGCCCACATCGGCTATCGTCGGCTCCGGTCCCATCACGATCAGTGTGAGCGGGTCTGGGTTTGTCAAGGGCGGATTCGGAGCGACTAGCTTCGTGAATTGGGGCGGCATTACTCCGTCCTCTTTGGTGCTAACGGAGAATTTCCTTCAGTTCACAGCTACGAATGCGATGCTCGGCGTCGCTGGTTCGTTCGATATTTCAGTGACGAACCCCACTCCCGGAGGCGGGACCAGCTCTACGATTCCGTTCGTCGTTTCGAGCGGTGCTCCGGTCCTCGATTCAATCTCTCCGTCTTCCCAAACCTTCGGGTCAACTCCATATTCGGTAGGGCTTTCGGGTTCTAACTTCCCCTCTAGCGGGTTGGCGGTCTACCTCAATTCACAGTTTGACGTAACCGCGCGCGCGACCTTCATCAACTCCGGCTTCATCACTGTTGCGCTTTCGGCGGGCGACATCCCTGCGGCTGACAACTACACGCTTGAAGTCAGGAACACGGGCAACGGCACGCGAAGCCTCTCTCGCCTGCTGACCGTTGTCAATCCGGCCCCTACGATCACGGCGCTATCGTCTACGAGCAAGGTAGCCGGTTCAGCGGCCTTCCCGCTCACGGTCACGGGAACCGGATTCGTCGCCGGGACTCAGGGACTAGTCAACGGCTCGCAGCGCGCTACTACATTCACCGATTCGACGCACATCGTAATAACCGTCACGGCTAACGATCTCGCTACAACCGGGTCGCTTCTGATTACCGCCGCGAACGTGGACAGCGGAACTTCAGGCTCCCTAACTCTTTCCGTCGTCAATCCGGCGCCTGTTCTTTCCGCCGCTTCCCCGCTGACTGTTTTGCTCGGATCAGGAAACACCGTAGTCACGTTGACCGGCAGCGGATTCATCGCGTCGTCGGTAGCGAAGGTCGGCGCTACATTACTAGCTACGGTCTACGTTTCGCCGAACACGCTCACGGCCACGATTCCGAGCGGGAACTTCGCTTCGATCGCTACGTTGTCGTTGACCGTTACGAACGGAACTCCGGGCGGAGGAACATCGGGCGCGCAAACGATTTCCGTTGTGAACCCCGCGCCGACGATCACGAACATCTCGCCGAGCCTAAAAAACGCCGGTGACGCAGCCTACACGCAAACCGTAAACGGGACGGGCTTCCGCGCCGGGAACTCTACCGCGTCATGGAACGGACAAGCTCGAACTACGACAGTCGTATCCGCGACACAGCTAACGTTCACCGTCAACGCATCCGACATAACGAGCGTCGGATCGAACAACATCACGGTAACAAACGCCGGGCCGGGCGGAGGCACAAGCTCCGCCGCGCCGTTGAATGTCGGCGCCTCGAATCCGGTCCCTTCTATCACCTCTCTCTCGCCATCAAATCTGAATCAAAACTCTGCCGCACAATCAATCACGGTAACAGGTACTAACTTTGTTTCGTCTTCTATTGTGCGATGGGAGGGAAACAACCGCATCACGACGTTCGTGAACGCGACGACGCTGACCGTCGCACTTCAGGCGAGCGACCTCTCCGTTCCCGGCTCGCACGCAATCACGGTTTTCAATCCGACACCGGGAGGAGGGGTTTCGGCGGCGTCCGGCTTTGTCGTCAACGCACTCAACCCCGCCCCGGCGATCACGAACCTGTCCCCGGCCTCCGTGGTTCAGGGTGCGTCGGGCTTTACGTTGACGATCAACGGGTTGAATTTTCTTTCGACGACTACCGCATCATTCGGCGGCGTAGCGAAAACGGTTACGTTCGTCGGCGCTACGCAGATCACGATCCCGATTCTAGCTGGCGAAGTCGCATCGCCCGGCACTATCCCGCTGATCGTCACAAATCCCGGTCCCGGCGGAGGATCAACGCCTGCTGTGAATTTCGTCGTCAACGCAACGGCAAACAACCCGACGCCTTCGATCACGGCGCTATCCGTCCTCGCGAAGAACGTCGGCGACTCAGGTTTCACGCTGACCGTCACCGGAACCGGTTTCGTCTCGGGCATTCAGGGCAAGTGGGCGGGTTCGAATAGGACTACAGTTTTCGGCTCGTCAACCTCGCTAACGATTGCGATCATGACGGGCGATCTCGCGGCGGTCGGAAACTTCGCCGTGACGGTCACGAATCCGACACCGGGAGGCGGAGCGTCGAACGCCGTCTCGTTTGCCGTGAACGCACTCGTTAACCCTGCGCCGGTTCTCTCTTCACTCTCTCCGCCAAATATTACTCGCGGGAGTTCTACATTTCAGCTATCCTTGTTCGGATCGAACTTCATCCCGACGACGGTAGTGACATTCAACGGCGCGAACAAAACAACAGCATATGTCTCGCCCACCCGAGTTGATGCGACCGTGCCGAATACGGACATCGCGCTTTCGCCGGGCGCCGTGTCGCGGATCAATCCGGACGAACATCACGAAGTCAACACGATGAACGCGGCGAACCTTAGAACAGTAGAAGCCGGGAACAATGTTGCCCCTGCTATCACCGGTCCTGACGCTAAGACCGGATGGCACTTCCCTGAATCGGGAACGGCGGTCTTTGTATCGCAGGGGCTAGAGGCTCTCAGGATCACGCAATAAGAAAGGAGCAACGATGCCGGTAACGACAGTGACGGGTGAGTTGAAAATTCTACAGCAAGGGCCGAACGACGGGAGTTCCGGAAAGCTTGCGCTGCGGGTTCTTCTCGATAGCGACTACGACCCTGACAAACCGATCGGATGGATTGAGAGTTCGGACGGCACGCACGTATTCGAGATTTACCCGGAGGGTCAGCAGTTTGCCACGGGCGTCTCATACGTCGGCGGCGTTATCGTTGGGGCTACTGGCGAAGGCGGTTCCGGTCGCGCGCAACTCATGGCGGAGGGATTGACGCTCGACTCTTCTGCGAACTTGGGATTTGCGTCGTCATCGGACGCAGGCGTTTCGCCCGACGTAGCGTTTCGTCGCCACTCAACAGGGGACGGCATCGACCTAGGAAACGGCTCATCTGGTGATGCGAGCAAGAAACTTTACGCCGCGAACATCGGCACAGGCGCCGCCCTCGCGTCAGATACGGACGGAACTCTTGCCGCGAACAGCGACTCTCGCGTAGCTACCCAGAAAGCGACGAAAGCGTACGCCGACACGAAGATTGCATCTAGCGCACTCGATACAGACGGCACGCTTGCGGCGAACAGTGACGCGAAGGTAGCCTCACAAAAGGCAATCAAGACGTACGTTGACACGATTGCGGCTGGCCTAAAATGGAAAGTGCCGGTTCGCGTCGCGACGACAGCGGCGGGAACCCTCGCAAGCTCCTTCGCTAACGGCAGCACGGTTGACGGCGTGTCGCTCGTTACTGGCGATCGAATCCTCATCAAAGATCAAGCGTCCGGCTCGGAGAATGGTCTGTACGTCGTAGCGGCAAGCGGTGCGCCGACGCGAGCAACGGATGCCGATTCCGGCACGGAACTCGTTTCCGCTGCCGTATTCGTGATGAGCGGAACATCTAACGCGGATAAGGCTTTCGTCTGCACGAATGACAGCATCACACTCGGATCGACGACGGTGACGTTTGTAGGCTTCGCATCGGTAGTCGGCGCGCTGATAGCGGCGAATAACCTTTCTGATCTAGCGAGCGCATCAACCGCACGAACGAACCTCGGCCTCGGCACGTTAGCGACGCAGAGCGGAACATTCAGCGGGACTAGCTCGGGTACGAATACGGGAGATCAAGACCTATCCGGTCTCGCTCCGAAAGCATCGCCGTCGTTCACCGGCGACATCACCGACACGACCGGCGGACTCGTTCTGTCTCACGCCACAGGCGGGACGATCAAAGAGCGCGCTCGCACAACGGCGCTCGGAGAATGGCTCTCCGTAACGTTCGCCGCAGGAAACTTCACGGCGTCACCCGGCACGTGGACGGTCAGCTCTGGTCAGCAGACGACCTACGCCTACACCCTGATCGGTAAGACGATGATTCTTGCGTTCTGCATCGACGGCGGGACAACTGCATCCTCTCCCGGGCATCTAGACATCCTCATACCTGGTGGATTCAGCGCGGCGCGCGACATTGAAGGAACGTTCGCATACAGCGACGATGCAGGTGCTACAGGAAAGATCGGAAACTCGCTGGTCAGTGGAACTAAGGTTCTTCTATACAAGGACATCACCCACTCCGTCGCGTGGGGTAATGCGGCAGTTTACGTCAGGGGCCAGATCAGTTTCCAGATCTCATAGTCACCCAGTTGATGACGATCGCATCGGAGTCTCCAGCCGTAGCCGAAGACTCCGGCGGAACGTATGCTAGACTTAGCGGCGCAGCGCGGCCATGGTGACCGGAGAGATTCCGGTACGAGATTTCGCTTCCCGTGAAAGGCCTCCATGAAACAGCCGCACTCCGCGTGACGCCGCCGACGAAAGTCGCGCGGCGTTCGTGTTTTAGCTGATATTTACTTCCGCTATTATCCGCTTCGCCTCAGCCATCGCAATGCGCAGAAAGCGCTCTCGGTTCAGCGGCGTATCGTAACCGGCTATACCACCACTACGGAACAGGCGATTGAAGCACCCCTGCAAATACGAAGCGGGATTGCTGGTGCCAACATCTACCATCAGGACGGCTTCTTCTTTTGCGTGAACGGCTATAGCATCGGCTTGCTGAATGACGTGAACTTTGACCGGCTTACCCATCTCCCGCGCGCGCTTGACCGTCCAACAGCCGCCATTCCTTCTGTGATCATCCGCGCCGCAATGAAAGCATGGCACGTCATTCGTGACGATAGCGCCTTCAGGAATCTTCGAGACCGTGATGCAGTGAACGGCATCGCTTTCTCTAGCGATCTGAAGGTTGCGCGGCTTGAATCCGGTTTGCCATGAGCGATCTTTCGGAAGAAACTCGGTGACCTTCATTCCAAGTTCTCCCCCGATTTCTGCTGCCCACTGATCTACGCCGCCGTTAGGGCATCCGCCGCTGATAATTTCGGTGATGCCCTCGAAGGAGAGGAGAAAGCGAATCAGTTCGCGGGCCTCAGCTTCGCCTTCGGTTGTCCATCGCGAAGCCTCGCTACCAACGATTCCTAGCTTCGTCACGGTTCACTCACCGATCCCGGCGAAGCCTCAGCCATGTTTCGGTATCAATATGCAGGCAGTCAGGATACGCGGAGCAGCATTGGTTGCCGAAGATCATGAGCACTCCTTTACGATGCCGTGACGCTTGCAACGCAGGATCAATACCCCTCCGAATTCATCTGGGTACGCTGCCCAACCGGTGAAGCGCGCGAACCGTCCGCACTTCGGGCAGTGATGTCGACATATCATGCGCCGCCTCCGCACGTTTCGCGACAAATCGGGCAAACGACACCCTTGTCCGAGAAGCTGAGAAGGCAGCCGCACTCGCAGCCGCATTCAACTTCTGACGGATCAGTATCGGGAGGGTGCTCGATACCTTCGTTGTCCGCCGCTTGCGTTAGATGCTCACCGCAGTTTACGACCCGCGATCGGTCTTCGGTGTGAAACGAGAACGTATCGCCGCGATCGACGCAACAATCCGATAGGAGGTAGCGAATGATCTTCGAGGCAAGGTCCGTTTCGTCGCCGAAGAATCCGCCGTCGAGTTCGTCTTTGATGCTGTCGCGGGTTATCGGATCGCCGCTAGGCCAGCGCGGTACGTCTTTTTCGTCGTTGTCGTTTTCAGGCATCCGCACCTCCGTTTGTCGCGCACTCGGCAAGCGTTCGCTCCGTCCACTTGTCGCCGCGCGCCGCACCATTCGCCATGATGTTCGCATGCGATCCGCAAAGATGGCGATGCTTGATTTCAAGAACATCGCGTCCGCCGATTTGCGTTCGCTCCCAAATCACGCACACGGTTGCGCGCTCTTTCTTGCGGCGGATGGACATTTCGCACTCAGGGCGGATCATGGTTCGAAGTATCTAATCGCGGCGGCGCGAAGTCAAGCTATTTTTCTGATCTCACGCGCAACATGCGGCGGCAGTCCACGAGCCGAAACCTTTTCGCGCTCGCGTTCATCGCGCCGCTGTTGCTTCGCGAAACAGAGATCGCAGATTCGCATGATGCCACTCTCGCGCGGAAGGCCACAGGCTTCGCAGGACCGAATCATGCGCCGACAATCTCCGAGATATAGCCTAACGTTTCGCCGCGCAACGGAACGAGCCTCGTTTCGGACGCCAAACCAGACACTTCGCGATGTCTTTGTCCGTCATTTGGCCGAGAGGTTGTGTGCGCCAATCAATTGTGCTGGCGTTGTACTTGCGCTTGCGCGGCATTTTTGGTGCCCCTGACGGTTGAGTCGCGTAGCTCATGGCGGTTTCTCTCGTTAGGATGTCGTGAAAAGAACGACCGCTGCGCATTTGACTAGTGCGCCGCCCATGTCGGGCAGAATGATCGCCGCCATCATACGGGCGTATAGGTTGGAGCGACGGCGGGCACTATTCGTCATGCGTTCTCCGTCATGGCGCGCGAGCTAGTCGGCGCAGTTTGGTCAAACTGTTTGAGGTCGATATCGGGTGTCGGCGTGATGAGCGTACCCACGCTCCCCGTTGATTCGTTGCCGTACGTCATCAGCGCATCTGCCGTCGTTTCGAGGTAGATGCAATGCTCCGCCATCTCTTTCGTCACTTCCGAAGTAGTGCGGCTCGCAATCGTGACACGCAAGGTTGCGGCTTCGCGGCGGCAGAGTTCGGAGAGTACGGATCGGCGTTTCAAATCAAGCTCTGTTCTCATTGCGTTACCCTCACGAGCGGGAATGAGAGGCTGACGTTTTCTACGTGAGCCTCATCGGTTTCGTACCGCGCGACTACATCCGCATATGCCTTCGCTTTCGCCTCGGCTTCCGTCTCGGCTTCGATTGCAAACGTGGGTTTAGAGTTCAGCGTTTCGGTCGCCCAGTATCCGTGCTTAGATGAAAGCGTGACGGCTTGGTTCGCGTGGAGAATGTAAGTTTTCACGCTTCCTCCGTCTCGCATACGAAGTGCGCGCGCAACCTTAGCCCGCCGTCGTAGTATGACTGCCCAAGCCGAATATCCTCATCACATAGACAGCATTCATGCAGGGACAGGCAGCGCCTGACCGGTTTGCTCTTCAGTCGTTTTACCAATTCTGGCGTACGCTCTCGTTTCGGATAGAAGCGTTCCCGCGTCATGGCATAACCTCGCGTTCCTCGATTCCAGCAAGCGCTAGATGCTTCGCCAAGCCGGGGTTGATTACGTTCACGAAAACGAGCTTTCGCTTTTCGGCAAACGCGCGCGTCTTCATCGCCGCGAGAAAGATGTCGAGATTGCCGCTGCCAAGTTTTGCGGATTGGATGAGCGGCACGAATAGCTCGCTCTCGCCGTGCCGGAACACGTCGGCAGAGATTCCGAACTTCTCCCACTGCTCGAAATTGTCACCGGCGATGGTGAAGGAGTTGACGGTGTCGCCCTTGCGGAATGCGGTGACGTTCACGGCACTATCTCCGTTCTCAACTTCTTCCAATCCTCTCTGGCGCGTTGCTTCTCGTTTGCTATCACGCAAGCGCACTTCCTCATTCCGACAAACCAGTCGTAGCGAATCTCACCGGAGCCGCCGCAAGTACCACAATCTCTAGCGCCATCGTTGCCCCATAGGTACGCGCAATGTCTGTCGATTCCAGCCCAAAACCCGCAGAACAAGCGAGCTATCACCGCCCCTCCGAATGCCAGCCAAGACACCAACATCACCACCGCGAGTACGCATCCCGCCGTGAGCGGCATCGGCACAAACATCGCGAGCGTTGATGCAATAAGCGTTGCTATTAAAGCGCGCCCGTACGCCGTAAGATTGGCGTAGAAATTAGCGAGCCATGCGCTGAACGGCTTCATGTCATTCGCTCCATTCGTGAAACTCTGCGCACGGAAGGTTGACGACGCGCGATGGCTTGCCGAGCTTCGCTACGAGATCAGCCGGATAGCCGATCAATGTCGGCGTGTCTACGCCGTATGCCATGTGGCGCGCGCGCATCTGAATCTCATCAAGCGCTTGCTCTTCTGTCTCCGCGACAGCAATCAGCATCGATCCGCCGAACGTCACGGGGTACGGATCATTCCAAAAGAAGAGCTTCATTCGATTACCTCCGAACTCGGAAGCTCTGACGCCGCCTGCGTCACGTCAGGAGCTTCGTTGCGGAGGGTAGTAGTCCCGGCAGGTTGCGCGGGCGCGACTGAAGGAGTCGCCGCAGGGTTTGAGGTGACCACTGGATGATCGCCGTCATCTAGCGACACATGCGCGCGGAGAGCGCTCGACATGCCGCCATCGTTGATAGCCTGTTCGATCGCGAACAGCATCAATTCGTCATCATTCGATGCATCAGCGAGGAACAATAGAGTGCGTTTCGAAAAGCGCCCTCCGTCCATCTTCGTTTCGATTACCGTCAGAATTGCGCGGCTCATGATCTCGCCTTCGCCGCATCACGCGCGATTACGCGCTCCGCCCAATAGTCGATGACTTGCCCCGCTGATTTCCACCCGAGAGTTGCCGCCATCTTCGCGGCACGGTCAGCGGGCGGGACGTACTCAAAGTTGCGGAGCAGGCCGATAGACGCGGTTGAGGAGTAGCCCCATTCCTTCGCGAGACGGATCAACGTGAACCCACGTACGATGAGATAAGCGATCGGATTTTTGACAGTCCGGGGCACTCGAATTGACGTTGGCGGAAGATTTCCCTGCCCGACGTGATGCGCGCTGTGGCATTGTCTGCACAACCAGCGGATATCTATCCTCCGAGAGTAGTCATCATGGTGCATTTCGGCTTTTGGGTTGCCGCACGTCTCGCATGCGCTTCTGGTGATCCGCCCCCCTTTGGTTAGTGCGCGCCATGCCGCGCTTCGCGCTAGACGTTTTTCTCTTTCCGTCATGCCGCGTCCTTTCTCCGCTTCGCTACGCGGCGCGTCCAGAAATCCATGACCGCCGCGCTTGACCATCCGAACGTGAGAGCCATTCGCCGCGCCACTAACCATCCCGGCACATTCTCGAATCTCTTCAGCATGTAGACGTACGCCTGAGTGCATCGCCAGTCTTCGGCCATCTTCGCCGCCGAGTAGCCGCGCTTGATTTTCCACTGAATTGGATCAGGAGATTTAGCCGGTACGGTTTCGCTCATCGGATAAGAAGGTAATGCTTAGCTTTCCAAAAGTCAAGTAATCCTTTCTGAAGTGATCCTTTCAAAAGGAATGCTTGCGTTTCGATTCGAACGGATGTACCTTAGCTCGCATGCAACCGCAATCAAGCGCGATCACCAAGCGCGGCGATCTCCCGAAGGTCTGCGAAGGTATCGGCGGAGTATGGTTCTATCATCTCGCCGATAGCCTCGTGTACAACACGAAGGCAATTTGCGGAGCGGACGCAATGAGTACCGCCGTTCCCGTTGAAGCGTGGGGGTTCGTTGGGCATCTGCGCGAGCGGTATTGCACGAAGTGTGAAGTAGATTGGAACGGGAGAATCGAATGACCTCACGCCGCATCATCAAGTTCGCCGTCTACGCCTCGCTGTTCATCGCCGCGCTGCTGATTCTGTTCTTCGTCATCGCTCCGTTACCGGCCCATGCGCAGAACCTCCGCATCGACGACGAGGTTTACGTCCCCGCTGCCGCGCATGCCGTGACTCCTTGGTTTACGTCGTTGACGGATATTTGGATCACGAATGAGACGGGTGATCCGGTCAAAGTCACGGCGACATACAGACCGATGAACGCCCCGCCGATCCCGACCGCGCAATCATTCACGCTGGCTCCGCACGAACGACGCGAGATTTGTGACTTCCTCGGTCCGGCGCGGACGCCCACCGCAACGGATCAATGCAAGGCGATCGGTCTGATGGGCATCGACGGGTTCGGATACGTGATCTTTGACGGATGCCTCGATGGTGTTGACTGCGCAGGCCACACCGGCCAGCCGTCACCAGCGACGGCCAACTACCGCGCGATCAGCGTGGAGAGCCGCACTTACACAACGTCGGTCGCGGGTGGTCCGTTAGGTCCATCAGTCGGACAGGATATCCCCGGAATCCCGTGGTGGAGTTTCGGTGATCCGTTGAACCCGGCGGAAATCACGGGTATCAGAGCAAGCGACGTCTTTCACACGAATCTCGTGATCATCAACGCAAGCCCGTACTCCTCGGCGACATACACGCTCTCGCTCTACGACGGCGGTTCGGTAGGGTTGCGAGATCAGGCGCAGATCACCCTTCAGCCGCTCGAAGCGCGCAATGCTGGCGTTACCGCTCTGTTCCAGAAACTCGCCGAGTGGTTGAAGGCTAACCCTACCCGTTCAGCCACAAACGCATTCGTGAAGATCACGCAGAGCGGCGTTGTCCTGACCCCTGACGCCGTCGCGGTTGGCTGTCCTGATGGATGCCCCGGATTCTTCGCCATCGGATCGCTCATCGACGGACGTACTGGTGATGCCACGACTCTGGAAGCGACACTCACCCGCCCTCTCACAAGCGCGCAGATCGTGAGCTTGTTCGGTCCCGCGAGCGCGCAGGTCGCAACGCCGAAGATGCCGCCGCCTGGTGCGCTAAGCGAACGCGCCCAAGCAACAGCGCTCGCAAACATGACGATAGGCGTTATGCACGGGCTGGCGGTGAAGGCGGCGACAGCGAGCGCGCAGAGTGCGACGGTGAAGGCGTCCGCGGTGCCGCTGCACAAGCGGATGGAAAAAGAATGACGGCTCGTATCGACTGGAGCGCAGTGCCGCTCGGCGTCAAGCTCGATCGAGAGATTGCGGCAATGCTCGGATGTAGCACGGCTGGAGTGAAATGCGCCCGTGTCGCTCGTGGCATTCCAGCGCCGGAGGGCAATAGCGCGAAGGGCAGGCCGCGAGTGCGCTCGGCCACGCTTCGCCACGCTACGTGCAAGGGCTGCGGCGCGAAGTTCGAATACCAGCACATGACTGGCGACCCACGCCGCGTAGCCTGTACGGTTTCCTGCACGCGAAAAATGGGACGAGAATCACGACGCAAGGTCCCAGAGGATTTTCGACTCCTCTATGCGATGTATTGGGATCGCGGCATGACCACGATCGAAATCGGCGAACACTTCAATACGGATCACGCTGTCGTCAGGAAGCGCATGGTAGACCTCGGGATTCCGCGTCGCAAGATGGGGCCGAGGAAGCAGGTCGCATGCATGATCGCTGGTTGTGATGAGCCGCCGTACAAGATCACCCATCCCGGCAACGGAGCGAGCTACGGGCGCCGCTGCCTCCTTCATTGGGTCGCCCACCGGCATCATCTCGCGTCCGAATATTGGTTCCGCGTCGTCAGGTACAAAAAGCGCAACATGCCAGCAGAGGAAGACTTAGCGATCGTCATTGACCGCGCCGTGCCAGCCGGACTCCCGCCAGACATTCGTGAAGAAGTCACGCAAGAAATGGCACTCAAAATTCTAATGAGCGAAGTCGCCGTCAAGGATTTAGCCGACGCCGTCAGCGTCAGCATCAAACACTTCTTTCGCGAGTATCAGGACAAGTTCCGCACCGTCTCTCTCGATGCTCCGATCGGTGGCGACGGGAACCTGACATTACGGGATCTCGTCGGCGAGGACGGCAGGATAGTCAAGCGCTCGGTCTTAGCCGAATGACTCAAATAGAGGAAACAACATGAACTCAATTCGCTTCAGATCATTTCTGCTCTGCGCTGTGCTGCTTCTCGCCGCCGCTGGCGCCTTTGCCCAGAACTATCCCTTCCCCGCATCGACGCCGAACACCGACGTGAAGTGTTCGGGATGTCCGGGCCGCGAGACGTTGCTGACGATCGGATACCCACCGGTGCTTCGGTTCGTCGGACGTTGGTGTGATGCCGAAAGCGCGAGGGACTACCAGCAGAACTTCAGGACGGCACGTCCGAAGCTGGCTCGCGTCGCGTCTGACCGAAACCGCATCTATACGATCCTCGGCAGCGCGTTGGCCGTGTACGACACTGATAGGTTTTTCTCGCGACTCAACGCCAGGCCGCAAGAGACCATGGCGCCGGCGACACAGGTTCCCGTCAATGGTGGCAACCAACGATTCCCGCAGTTCGGTCCGCCCGAAGTCTTTCTTTGGTGGGACACGTTCTTCTACGCCGAGAATGGAGGTGGGTGGGTCACTCCGTTTCAGGATGGGCAGGAACGGCTCTGGGATTTCGATTGGGATGATCGCGGCAACGTCTACCTTGCCTACTCTGCGTTCGGGTGGGGAATCGTAAAGGACAGCGGCGAAATGGCCGGAGCGCTCCGCAGCGTTTCTCAAACGCTCGGCCCGAATCCAGACCACATCCTGTCCCTCAAAACGAGCGACGGGAAATACTACGCGGCTATCAGCGACAGGACTCAGCCATCGTTGTTGCAAATCTGGGCTGTTCAAGATCCAAGCGCACCGGTCAAGCAGCCCGACATCACCGGGCGTTCTTTCTACCTCTGGGCCAAGGATTCGGCCGGCTCGCGCGTGGGAATCGTCGAGTACAGCGGCGGACTGTCAATCTTCACGACGGATGCGTTCGTCCGTACCGGCACGCCGATCGTCCACTTCGAAGCTGGAGGCGGCGGCACATTCCGAATGATCGCCGATGATGGCACGAACTTCTACGCCTACGGTGCGTCCGGCTCGGGTCCGTTCATCGACGTGATCACACCCTCGGGAAACACGTACGTGGAGAAGCGTTATCAGTCAAATGGCTACGGTCTTCCGACAGGCATGCACTACGGAGACGGCTACCTCGCGCTTTACGGGAACGAACTTGGCGCTGACCCCTCACACCCTACCAGCGCGGGCACATGGAACATCCGCGTTTACAAAGTTGGACCGGGGAGCCTGACCGAGATTCCGTTCGAGATGCCGGTGCCGGGCAAGCCCGGAGTCAAGCTGCCGTTCTGGTCGATGTACTACGGCGCGAACTCCCCGCAGGGCTACACGCATCCACAGATCAGCAACATCTTGGACGTCACGCCGGTCAAGAACGGTCCCAAGTCCTATCTCATCGTTTCGGCCTACGGTCTCGGTGACGTGTGGGAACTCAATCCGGGCGACTCTCCGCCGCCGACCCCAGCCGCTCCCGATCCAGTGATCGTGAAAACCGGTTGCCTTACTGTCGGCAGCCCTTGCTCCTTTACCGTCACATCTACGAAGAACCCTACGCTGTCTGGATGGTCGTTCGCGTGGACCGTCAATCCGAGCGTGGCCAACTCCGGCACCGCCGCCTCCGAGTTCAGGCCGCAGTTCACGGCCACGGCGGATTTCGCCGTCAGCGTCGTCGCCACTAACAACATCGGCAGCAAAACAGCCAGCCTCGCAGGACACATTGACAATCCGCCGAAGTGTACGAGTGCTCCCGACGATCTGAACACTGCCATCGGACCCTTCACCAACTCTCCGCCTGCCCTTGGCGAGCCGGTGCCGTTCATGATCTTCGCGCGCGGCTGGACTCCCTCAGTTGAATGCGACAAGTTCGAGTGGTCGTTCGGCGACGGCGGCACATCGGCCGAGATGTTCCCGACGCATACGTTCACCGCACCCGGCAAATATACCGTCAGGCTGAAGCTGACTGGCGCGCTATCGATCGGCAACTACACCGCCATCGTCACGATCGCGGGCAACGTCGGCTGCGGAACGATGACGACGGACAATGTGTTCGTCCTATTCAACGGCGACGGCTGTAGCGCGTTCGGCGGCAACTGCTCAGGCAAGGCCGACGTCGCGTTTTCTGTCGGTGCCGTAGGCTATGACCTCACGTGTGGCCCGCCTACCTTCGCGTGGGACTTCGGCGATGGCATTCGCTCTACTGACGCGAAGCCATCGCACAGATACGCATCCAACGGCAGCTACACAGTGAAGGTGCGCGTCACGGTCGGCGCGGCAGCAATCGACCTCACGACAGCACATCCGGTGACTGTGGTTGATGCTACGCCGCTGCCTCCGCCGGTGCCTGCTGTCAACCGGCGCAAGCGGGGGAATTGAAGAATGGTCAAACTACAGTGAGTCGATCAGCGTATTGCCGCACCGAATGCCGAGTCTGCGGTCAGGAAGTATCGACTGCTGGATTCGCGCAGTTCAATCACAAGATGAAGCACGTCCGTGAAGGAAAGCTGCGGCGGAGACGCGCCGACTATTGCGAGAATCCGTACCTGCCTGCCGGTTGGATATTCGAACGGGTAGAAGCCGCGTCGCATCGCGGATCGGAGAAGGGATGAGCGACGAACGGGACGCCGAGCGATTGGAGCGCTACGTCCATTCGGCGTTCCTGCGCTCAGGACGCACGGCATGGCCGGATATTCGGATGGCCTGCAAGGCGTTGGGCTGGACGATGGTCCGCATCGAAGCGGCGATTGAGGACTCCGAATTGCTGGACACGCAGGAGTATTACTGCGCTCCGCCAGAACCGCGCCGCGACCACGAAATCTACTCAACAAAGGACGAACTGTATGTCTGACCGACCTGCGTGCCTAGCCACAAAGAATGTTCACGGATTCCCACTTCCGGGCGGCGAATGCAGGGGCGTCAATCATCACGACGGCTGCCACGGACATATCGACACTTCGCACACCCGGTGCCACGCCCACGTGCCCGTATCCCTGCTCGATCAAATCCACGCCGCCCGATCGCAGGCTGAAGCGAACGGTCAACCTGAATTCGCGCGATGGCTCACTGAGCATGCTGACGAGGCGTGTCCGGCGGCGATTGCACAGGCGATGCGATCGGAGGAAGTGAATGAGGCCATCGATCTGGTCGAAAAGATTGCGGCCTTGAATAATCCTTATGTCGGAGTCGATGCGCGGAAGGTCATGCCGCTAATTGCCGCCCTCGCCGATGCCGAAGAGCGCGCGAAGGAGCGAGACGACGGGTTGCATGATGCGACGAACGCGAACGCCACCCTAACCCGCCAACTCGAAACGGCCCACCAAACGATCGCAAGCCTGAAACAGGAGCGCGGCGAATGATAAGCGACTATGACCGCTTCATGCTGAAAGTCGAGAAGATTCCGTTTGTGGATTGCTGGCTGTGGGTAGGCGCATACAAATCGACTGCCGACGACAGCGGCGCCGGATACGGATCATTTTCAGTTAACGGAAAGTCTGTTCCGGCTCATCGTTGGATGTACGAGTTTATCAACGGACCTCTTCCTGCCGGGTATGAGCCGGACCACCTGTGCCGAGTTCACGCTTGCGTGAGGCCGGATCACCTCGAAGGCGTCACCGGCCGCGTTAACACGCTTCGTGGAGTTGGCCCCACGGCGATCAACGCCAAGAAGACACACTGCTGCAAGGGCCACCGATTCACAACTGAAAACACGTACTTCTCGCCAACAGGCAGCCGTGTTTGCCGGGCATGCAAACGCATCGAATGGGGATTGCGGCAAGTCGCCAAGGGCGCGCGCACTAGCATCGGATCGGGAAACCGCGAGCTTGCCGGGACGTTTGCGAGATCGCCACACCCTGACTCGCTCTATCACTCAGTTCTGACTACTGGCGCATCGAGTTGCGGGGTGAGGACTCTATGCGCGGACGAGATTGAGGCTGGCCATCTCTCCGTGGATCAGGTGTGTAAGCGCCCTGCGTGCTTCGATGCGTTGGCCGTACTTACAGGAGGTGTGCGATGAAGGAAAAGGACGCCCTCGCCGCGATCGACGCACCGGCAGCGGAGGACCACACAATCGCGCCGCGCGTCATCGACGGGAAGTTCCATGCAGAAGTCCGCGACAGCCGTGTTGTGATCGTCAAAACATCAAGTGGCGAAATCGTGCCAGAGGATGAGCCGCTGTGGCTGACGCGCGGTCGTGATCGCTTAATGCTGCCGACGCAAGAACACTACAAGAAGCTCTGCATTGCTGACGGCTGCAATGACTTTCAACTCGGGCTGCTCGATAAAGTCATTGAGAAGTTCGCGGCGTACGCATCCGATCCATCGCGGATGAAGCAGCCGGGAATCACTCGGGGCGCGGCATGGAATCCTCTCGAACCGGCGAGCGCGCCTCATGAATTCTTCGGTGATGTACAGAGGAAACCATGAATCAGGTCACCCAACCCCTCTCCGAAGCCGAGATTGCAATGTGGGCCGCGACGATCGAAACGCACGCTCTGGCGTGGGCTGGCACCGATGAAGAGCGGCAATCTGCGATCAACTTCTCGAAGCGGGTGTTAGCCACGATCGCCTACCTCCGCACCGTCGCGGAGGTAGCGGAGCGAGTGACGAGTGCGCCGACAGAATTGGCGCGGCAGAATTCGATTGTCGAACTCCGCGCGACGATCGCGAAGTGGCGAGGTGGAAAGTGAAGACGAAAACGACCGCAAATACGTTCCTGAACCCATCCCCGGCTCTCTGCGCGAAACTCGGCAGCATCGCTGTGCACGCCGCAGAGATCCTAAGCTCCAATGGACACCATTTCGACCGGCTTGCACTGGAGACGGTTATGCGCGATCCAGAGGTGGCCGAATGGCTTGCGCAGGGTCGCAAACTGGCGATGATTCCCGAGATGCGGAGGCGGACGTGATCTTCGGCGCCTGCTTCACTACATCCGACGAGCATCCAACTCTCGCCGAGCTGCAAGCCGAGCGGGCCATCGGCATCACGCATTGGCGCGTATCTGTTGCCCTCGCGAAACTCTGCGCCGCCGGTCCTGATCCGCTGACGTGGGCATGGGGGCCGCTCGATGCGCTCGACCGGAATCTGCGCGCCGCCGGTATCAAGCCTTATTACGACGCTTGTGGCGCTCCCGTGTGGGCCAGCGAAGGCCAGCCTGCGTACATCGGCCTCGTCGAAGTGTGGCCCCTTGGTGCACCCGACAGGCCAGAGTCGTACGGAGGCGTCGCTTGGTGGAACGAACGGAACGGGGCGCGAGACGGAACGATTCACTTTTTCGATCAGAACGCAGCCACGAATCCGCAATGGGCGGCGATCGATCAGAAGATGCCGCCGCGCCAGTACTTGGAACCGGGGAAGGTGCCGCACATCAGCGCGGACTTCATGTTCACGGTTGGGCGGCAACTCGCGAAGCGCTACGGGCCGGGACTGTACGGAGCGTGGAACGAGCCGGGTGATGCGTTTTCATTCCCGCCGATCCGCTACGATGATTCGAACTTCGGAGGCATGGGGGACGTGATCCGCGATCGGTTCATGCCGGAGATCGTCGTGCCGTTTTCGGCCGGCGTCACGTCTGTTCTCGGCACTGATTGGACGCACGTCGGCAACGAAGCTGATGGTGATGGAGTGCTCAATAGCTGTCTTGAGGTTGACAGCAAGACGGCGCGACTCTCTCTCGGGAAAGCGCGCTTCCCGTATCGTCGCTACGACATCATCGACTACCACACCTACGGTGCATTCAATCCGACCGACATGCATTACGCAACGATGGAAGCGTTCAAGGCCGTGACGAAAGAGCGTGGCAATGGGCGCCCGGAATGGATCGGCGAGATCAATGCGCCGAACGCAGACCTGCTCGAATTCACCAAGGAGCGGATTGCGAAGCGCGACGTCGAGGCGATCTTCTTTCTCCGCCCAGGCATGTTCTTCGAAGACGCACGGGATGCGATTCCGCACAGCCCGATCGTGAGCGCCGATGGACGCGCCTTCAAAGCGGCAATCGCGAACGTCAACGGGCCGGTCGATCCGCCGAAGAAGGCGCTGCCGGTACGGAAGAGAGCGGCGCGATCGAAATGACCGCACGTCGCTGCAAATGGTGATAGGATGCGGCGCATAAGGAGAACTGATGAATAAAGCCGATGAGGTTCACCGCATTTTCACGGACTGCCTGTTCCGCGATGAAGAATTGGTAGGTGGAAAACCAAACGTTGCACCAGTCGTGGCGCCGGGACTCATTCATCCGGTTGGATTCCACCCGGACCGCGTGGCTGCGCACCGCAACGATATCGCTGAATTGTTGGAAGGGTTCAGCAACGAATTCTATGCTGATGGCGGCGGCGGGATGTCATTCCTGAATTTCTGCCTGCTCGCCGACGGAACGCATTGGGCGGAACACATCACGATGGAGCAGCTTTGTCAGCTCGGCGAGGCCATTGGCATGGTGTCGTATCCAATGCCGCGCGAGTTTTGGGACGCACTTCCGGGCGGTATGCCGTACATCGTGATCGACCGGAGCAAGAAAGCCGCATGACCACCGTCACCGTCTCCTTCCGCATCCCCGCCTCCGTTCACGCCGCCCTCAAACGGGAGGCGGAGCGGCAGGATCGGTCGCTCAACAAGATCGTCGTGATGGCGCTCAGCGAAGTGCGGACCTTCATCACCGAAGAACAGATCGACGCTATCAGCGAAGCCGAATCGCTAGTGCAGCGGCTCGCGGCCAGCTACGACGTTTACGGCGGCATCGACCTGAAGGCATTGCTGCAAACTCTCGGTAAGATCACCGGTACGATCGAAGAGGACAAACCCACGCCGACGAAGAAGCCCGTCGCGAGACGAAAGGCAGCCCGTCGATGAGCGAACGCGGACTGCGGCAGATTGTCGAGGAGAGCGCGGAGTGCCCGCTGTGCAGCGCTTGTCCTGGTGAGCCGTGCTCGGATGTTTATGACATGGTTGTTGACCCTCACGACGAACGTATACGAGCTGCCGGATTCGATCCTAATATGGCACAAAATGTCGTCGATCTGATGGGCGTCCTAAGGGCCAGCCTCAAACCCGTTGCGCGGCGAGGAAGGGGGCGTAACAGATGAGCGCCGAGGATCGCATGAAGGAACGTGCGAAGCGTATAGAGAAGTTCGAGCGATTTCTCCGCACATGCCCCAACTGTGGATTTGAAAGTGGCGGCGGTCATTACGTATCGCCGTCGTTCGGGGAGTCCGGCTTTTACACCTGCCAAAAGAAAGAACAGAACGGGGCCGCAAAACAATGACCCGCCACACCCTCGGTTTCATCGTCTTCCTGCTCGCGCTCCTGACCTGCGCCTCGTCGGAGCTGTCCGGTCATCCGCTGCCGGTCATTCCGGCGAGTGTGGCGTGTGGGCTGTGTGCGATTATGGGACGGAAGGAGGCTTCGATGGTTGAGCGCGGTTGAAATCTGAGTGCTCGGCTGCAACAGCCCGTCGTGATGACGTGCCGGTTGATGCCGAAGATTGCAGCCGAGCACTGAGAAGTTGACCGCGAAAAGGAGAAAGCGATGAACCGACAACGCCCAACGATCGCCGAACTCGAAGAGATGTTGTCGAAGGATTACGATGTTGAAGTCCTTCCTGACGGCAGCATAATTGCCACCAACGAGCGGAAGCTTCAGCAGGGCGAACTGCTCACGTTCCGAACGAACATTCCTGACAGCTACTGAAAGGAGCCTCACATGAAACGTTTTGATCCATCTACGGAACCGCATTGCATCCACTGTGGCACCCCGAAACTGATGCGCAAACAGTGGCACTGCGCTAACCTCAAGCAGCACGTATTTCCGAAGGAGAAGAAAGCATGAAACGAGCGTCTATCTGTATCGCAATCCTCGCAACGCTAACTCTAGCCGCATGCAGGACCGGTCGCTCACCGTTCGCGCCGCCCGTCACGATCAACACTCCGCAACCGACGACGCTACCGGACGGCCTACAGCCCGCCGCCGCGCCTACTACGGAATCCTCCGGCTCGCTCGCGTTGACCGGTGATCCGCAGGCTGATCTCGCAAACGCTATCCAGTTCGTCCGTGTCGATACGCAGAACGCGCTTGTAGGCGCAACTGCCGCTAAGGATGATGTCGGCGTTCAATGCTTCGTCACGAATCTCGCGTTCCTTGATATGGTGTCAACGCCGCAGGTGACCGTCACCGGCTTGATCTCGAAAGCCGAGGCTCTGCGCGTTAAACAGCGGGCGGTCGTGAACAACCTACCGGCGTGGTACAACGTGAAGGACAAGTGTGCTGCTGTATTCAATCTGGGACAGGTGTTCAGGCCCCTGAACGCAGTTCTCGGCGGTATCCTGCCGTTCTGATGAGAAGGAGAATCCGATGAATCGCATCGCCGCTATCCCGCTTGTTCTCGTGCTTGCGCTGGCAGGCTGCGCCTACTCACGAACCCAGCCTACCGAGCGCGAGAAAGCCATGCAAATCGTTGACTACGGCCTTTCGCGACCGCAAGGAAGGTCGAACTACGACAAAGCGTGGGAGCGCATCAAGTTCAGGGAAAACGCTAAGTTTCTGAACCCTCGCGCCGCAGGAATCGACTACTGCTTTGATTGCGACATGCGCAAGCGCGGAGTCTCGGATGAGACACTTCGGCAGTGGCATGAGGTCATCACCGATCAACTTCGCGAGAGATTGCGGACCGGCGATATGTACGATGTCGAGTGCCGCCGATGCGGCTCGGAAATGGGATGGAACACGGACGACTGTAACCTGAGCTGCGTTGAGCATCAGCCGTTCGTGACCCGTCATTTCTCTGAACTAGCGGGCGGAGGCGGCGCGCCGACGTGGACGCGGTTCCGTGAGCGAGTGATGGCCGCGTTGACGAGCCGTGAAGATTTCCGGCGTTACTTCCCGGCTCGCGGTGATTCGCTTCCCGAACTCAGCTCCTATCCCGATCTGTGGCCTAGCGAAATCGGCGAGCATGCACCGAATCAGATCGGCGAAACAGAAGCGATCGACATGGGGCTGATCAACGTTTTGATTCACGCACGCCGCTGCTTGAGCGGTTACGACGGGTGCCCCTGAAGCGAACGCGGCTATGATGTTCGCCGATGGGCACTTCTGCTTTTTGCGGAGAATGGTGCGATTGCGCTACTGAGCCGTGCTCACACTGCGGGGGCGCCGAAAAAACCGAAGATCAATGATTGCCGATCAGGGTCACGAGCTTTCCAGCGTACGCCACGGCGATCCCGATGAACCCGGCAAAGAACATTCGCTCGCCGATAGTTTGTAGCTTCGGGTTGACGCTGAGCGCGAACAGAAGAATGCCGACAAGAATCATGATGATCGGAATGCTAGCCGCGAGCATAGTTGAGCCGCCTTTCGCCAACGGCTAATGCGGCTTTGGTGCCGCTTTCGCGAGTTAGCCCGTCAGCGGCGTCTCAGCGTGCGTAGTAGTCGTAGCGGTTGTGTCCGTTTGGACGTCTATGGCGGTAAGGGGTGGCGTGAGATCGTCGCTCAACTTCCCTTCGCGTGGCGCTTTCGCTAGTCCTGACGAGAAAGTCGGCGCCGCTGCGGCAATGATTCCGCACGCTACCGACCATCCCCCGCGTAGCAAGAGTGCTCCAGCGGCAGCAGCAGAGGCTAGCGTGTTCGCGCCGATGATGAACCACGCGCGAGATTCAGAGGTCAGCTCAGTGTCTCCCTACTACGAAGTAGATCAGCCCTGCGAGCACGCCTAGTGATCCGATAACGGCGCTGATGAACATCCCGCAGATAGCTATGGAGATGCCGATTACCCAGTTTGTCTGCTGGCGAGCCTTCGCCATCGCGTCGACTCCACCAGCTCCCCGACTTTCGCCGCGCATGAGCAAGTTAATCTCTTCCGTGTTTTTGTCGATCACAGTCCTTAGCTCTCGGAACGTAGCTAAGGTTTCGCCGCGAGGGAGCGTCGTCTCTTGAAATTCGCGGAAGGTGTGCTGCCATTCGTTCGCGTTGGCTTTGTACGTTGCCAGCGCTTCGCTGAGTTTGTCAGCCGCCGCATCGGAGACCTGTTTCGCGAGAACGAGCGCTTTTTCGGCAGACGCGAAAGCCGCATCGTTCGCCGCCTTAGCGGCAGAGATAGCGACGGAGATAGCTTCCTTCGATGCGGTGTCCCGGATGATGTCCATCCGATCGCGCAGAGCGGACTCGCGATCGTACAGCTCCTTGAACGTTTCGAGCGTCCAGCCTACGGAGTCAGGCATCTGCGCGCGTTCCGTTGATTTGAGTTTTACGAATCTCCGCAACTGCCGCCGAAGTAGCTTTGTGCTCGCGATGACTGATCAATCCTCGGACTACCGTGCCGCCGAGCGGAATGAGCGCAACGATAGCGGCTTGCCCCCACGCCGTCAGGACGCGCTCAGCGGAACCAGCCCACCAAGGAGCGGACGATTCGGTAGCGACCGTTACGAGGAAGATGGCGCAAGTAATGAGGGTCATCGTCAATCTCAACGGTCACGAAGCCAAGGTAGGGGAACGACTGAAGCGCTGTTCCCCTACCTTGCGGTTAGCGTCAGACGGTTACGCGACGGAGCCGTCAGTCGGCGCAGCGACGGCAGGAGGCGCAGCAACCGTTCCGGCGAGTGCGCTGTGAGCGGCGGTCACTTCGGCGGTGAGGCTGGCGATGTCTGCGGCTGAGGCGCCGCTGTCGATCGCGGCCTGAAGTGCGGCGATCTTCGCGCCGAGCGCGTCAACGTCCGTTTTGACATCAGCAATGAATGACTCGACTTCGGTTTTCAGATCAGAAAATGCGGTCATGAGCGTTCCTTCTTTCGTTTCGATGCGGTTGAGTTTTTGGTCGATGGTTTGGAGCAGGATGCCGTGACTAGTTAGGGAATGTTCAATCCGTTCGAGACGGCAGTCCCGATCGGTGCAGCCGTGACGGCGATGGAGGTCGCACAACATTTCGAGTAAGGATGATAGCACAGCGCTACTTCGGCATCTTCCCGGCGGCGAGTTCTGCACAGGCAGCCCAAATAGTAGCGGCCCACTCGTTCATCTGGGAAACCTTGTCCGTCACGTCGCTAGAGGGGCCGTTTTCGCCGATCCAGCTTATGAGCAACTGCGCCTGCTCGCAGCCTTCCCAGTCGCCCTCGACCTTGACTGAAACGCCGATAGCGGTCAGCATCTTCGAGTAGCCCGCAGCGACTTCGCCGAGATGCAGCGCAGCGACCCGGATTGGATGCGAGACGGTTCGGGCGGCGAGGACTGGCGCGAGTGCGGCGATGAAACCGCCGTTGTTAAGAATCTTCTTGACGCATGGCGGACACGGTTCGTCTGGATCACCGAGCACGAAGGACATGGACTTTTACGCTCCTATTTCTTCAATCCTGCCACCGCTTTCAGGTAAGCGATGTCTCTCTCGTTGGAGAGTGTACGCGCTTCGAGCATTTGTCGAGCACCTGCTTCCTTATCTAAGTCGCTCTTAGCGTGTTCGATGTCGGATGTCAGGCGACCCGACGCGACGGCGGCAGCGTTGACCGTCTTGCTCATCGAATCCATGTTGCCCTTTAGCTCTGACACCGTGCTTTTGATGGATTCAAGTGCCGCTTCGGTCTTCGTCTCGCGAACCTGTGTAGTGACCCATGATCCGAAAACACCGCTACTTAGTCCGATAACCATAGATACTACGGCCATCGCGTTCTTGCTGAACCACGAAGCCTGATCGCCCTCTCGGCGACCGGGGCCGCTTCGCTCGACGCGGTCCTCTCCCTCACCCATCGGCACCGTCCCTCCCCACTCCGCAATATCAACTACCAAGGACAAGGTTCGTCACCTTCCCTTTCCGAAAGAGTACAGCATTCCGTCACTGTGTCAACGCAAGCAACGTTCGCGCCGCCTACGAACGGTCAGCGAAAGTCGACACGGGAAAATTACCGCGCGGACCTTCTGTTTCGCGGCTTGCGTTTCCTGAAGTGGACCTCGCGTTGCTCCGGCGCGTTTCGGCAACCTTCGCAGATCGTTCGGTATCGCCAAACGGCGGGACGATGCGCGGCGATCAAATCCGACGCCCGCACCAACAGCCAACAGATGAGCGGGTTAAGCGCGAAGCCGATCACGGCGGCGAGAATCAGCGGGACAATCGGCGTGATCATGCGTTACCGTCCGACATGTACTTTGAGAAATAGTCGCGGATTCTGATTAGTCCGAACTTGATTCGGATTACTTCATCTAGAGCTTCGTTTTCTGTGATGAGCGGGATCACGTCGGCGATAACGTTCATGGCGCTGCTGGCACGTCGCGCGATGAACGAGCAGCGCGCCCGCTCCGTTGCGCATTCCGCGCAATCCGCCGCGTCGCAAGCTGCCGCTGGATGAGCTTCCGCTGAATTCGCTGAATGTGTAGCCATGCTCCGTCACCTCACGGTTGATAGCGCGATCCGATCGGAACAGCAATCGCTAGCTGCCACAGGATCGCAGCGGCAGCCTTGCGTGCCGACAATTCGAAACGCTTATCGGTGATGATTCGATCGTGTGCGCGAACTAGCAAACAGAACACGCTCATGACTTCGTCGCCTTTCGCTTCCGCGATTTCTCCACCGGCTCAAACACGATCCCGTACCGCTCGATCGCCTCTCCGATATCCTGCGTCACATCAAACTTCTGACCGGTCACGCGGACGTACGGCTCGCAACCCTTCTCGACTGGAATCACGGTGCGCCACTTGTTCGTAGCGAAGAATCGACAGGTGAGCGGTGAGTAGAAAACCCTGATTGGCTGTATCATGACTTTGCCTCCAGCGCGCCGATTGACGCCGCGTATTCCATAAAGTGCTTAACCTTGCGGCGCTTTGCTTCGAACGCCTCTGTATTGCCGCGCCCGATGATTCCGCGCTCTTCGAGCATCGAGACGACGGCGAGCAGATCGGTCAGCTCGCCGGTTATCCGTTCCGCGTTCGTCAACCCCTGCTCAGGCTGAACTTCGTTGATCCCGAATCGAAGCGCCTTCATCACGCGCTGCGAAACTTCGGCGCATTCTTCAGCGAGACACGCGAGTAAGTGGTCCGTTTCGTTGATCGCCATTATTTTGCCGCCTTCGATTCTTTGATGACCGTGATCCGTCTGCGCACGATCTCGACATCCCGCTCTAGTTGGCGCAGCCTCGTCGTCCAATAGTGCGACGAATGCTCCAGATTCTTCCGTTTGCTCGATAGGTTGACGATCTCCTGCCGCTCCGCGTTCGCCCGGTATTCCGCATTGCGAGCCTCGCACGCGACAGCACATGCTTCCCGATCCTCGAAAAGCTCGCTCGCTGCGTACGTCTGATACGCTAAAGCGTCGGGACTAGATTCGGAGTAGCGGAACTCGCGTCCGGACATCTCTACACGCTTGGGCGTGAACGGTGTTGGCTGGCAATCGAACGTCACTTCTCGAACGACGCCACGCGGTGACTCGCATCCCGGCGCGCAATAGTTGCACGAGAGTTCGACGATCTCACCGCTACCCTTCACCAGCGTGAGAACTTTCGTTCCGGCGCATTCGGGGCAGGTAACCCATTCTTCGTTATGACCGTTGCCGATAGCCCAAAGCTGCTGACCTATGGCGAACGGAATAGAAATTGTCGCACTCACGACTTCCTCCACGATGCGATCAGCGCGTGAATCTTTTCCGCGTCCACGTAGACGCAATGCGCCGAAATCGCGAGATTTGACGCGGTGATGTGCCGGTCGATATCCGCTCCCGCCAATCCGAGGATGCTTCCCGACGCCGCAGACTCGGCGTACCGGATCAACCAATCCGCGATTTCGTCAACGGCCTCATGCATCGCGGCGCGGCGCAGAACGAGATCACGATGTAGCGCGGCCTGCGCCTCATGCCTGCGCGAGCATTCGGCTAGAGTCGTAGCGTGACACTGATCGCAGCTAAACATCCGCCGACTCCGTTTTCGTGAACAGTTCCGCGATGCGCGCATTTGCGCGATCCGCCATGTTTCCGCGCCTCACCGTATAGTCTTCGGGATAGAAATCGACGTACGGTATACCTTGGCGGTTGCTGTTGACTCTGCACTTCCCGCCAAATCCGAGGTCACCCTGAAAGCGAAACTCCTTCGGGTAATCATCGCTAATCATGTAGCGTACGAACGATTCGCGCTGTCGGTTGTCGGCGTAGTCGTTCGCTCCGCACTCCTCAACCAAGATCGTGTAGATCGAGTCGGCCTGCTTTCGGGTGAGGTTCATCGCGACACCTCAACAACGGCGTCAGGAAATTCTTCGCAGGCCGCAAGATAGTTAGCAACGAACGCCACGAGTTGTTCGTACTTGCCCCATCCATTTTCGGGGTTGAACTTCCTGAAGTAGTCAGGATCAACACGCAGCCGCGCCAACCCTTTGCGCAACGGTTCGATAAGCTGGCCCGCCCTCGTTACTCCGCATTCGTCCGGTCGCCACAGATGCTCATAAAGCCCGCCCGCGTGATCCGCCATCGTGTTGAGGTTGTGCGTGATGTTCGCGCGGTAAACACAATCCGTTTCGCTGTCGTCGCGAACAACCTTCACCGGCTCACGATCGGGATTGCGGCGATTCCATTCCTCGGCGCTAATCTCGATGGTTGCCCCGTTTTCGCGGATGAAGATTCCTGAACCATGCGGTACTTTGGCATCAGGCATTCTGAGGTAAACATCTAGCGACATTACCTAGCCCCCGTGTGCGCTTCGCGCAACTTCGTCACCACCGCCCGCGCTCGCGCCCAATACTCGCGATCGTATCGGCGCGTCTCCGCGCGCGTCGGCACCGCCTCTCCGGTCAGTTTGCGAAACCCGCGACTGTCGATCAGCACCGAATCAACGAGATCGCCTTTCGAATCGTGCATATCAACGAGAAACGTCGCGCGAGCCTGCGGCACTTCGCAGCGCTTGGCCTGTTCGAAAAGACGTTTCGTTTCGGCGTAATTGACGCCGACTGCGCCGTGACCCGTCTTGAAACATTCACCGCCGCGAATGTCGAGAATGGTTACTCCGTGCTTCGCGGCTTTCGGCTTCGCTTCCTTCACGGCGCGTTCGAACTTTTTGCGAAGGTCGTAGGTGTCGCCATCGCGCAGAGTTTTCGATCCAAAGCGGATCGCGTAACGATTCTTCCGGTTCGGCGCACCATCGACGAACCGCGCGTGATCTTCGAAGTAGGCAAACAGCTCATCTTTCGAGAGCCGCTGAAGCTCTTCCGGCGTTTTCGTGGCGGGCAGGCTCACGGCTGCGCCCCTTCGGTACTCGCCGTGCGCGTATCGGCGATTACGCCCCACACTTCGATATCGCTCACGTCTTTCCGGCGTGCGCACTCGAAGTAGCTGGCGCACCTCAGCACGTCACCGTGGATGACGAAATCCGAATCACTCAGCGAGGCGTGACCACATTCCGAACAGAACATTGGTACCGCGTAGAACTTGCGGAGCGCGGCGGTCAGGCGTGAGGAGTTGAGAGCGAATTGTGCGTAGGTCATCGGGTGTCCTATTCCGGCGAACTCGTTTGCTGCGCTTCGCTGATAGCCGCGTCAACCGCGTCGCGGATTGCTTCCTTCACGGCCCCGGCGATCTCTTCGTCAGTCGGCGCGTCCGCTCCGGCATCTTTCGCTTTGGTGCGCAGGTCTGTCGCTACCGCATCCTCGTCAACCTCTTCAACTTCGATAGCGTCCAACTCATCCGCCCACGCTTCGCATGCATCGCGGCGTTCTTCAAGCAGTTGGCCGGTGTCGCCCTGCCGCAATCCTTCCGGCATGTTGTCGAACTTCTCGCCCTGTTCCTCGCCAAGCGCGCGAGCCTCCGACGCGATATCCTCCAGATCGGATTTCAGGTCGTCGGTAGTCTCGTAGTTTTCAGCCTTCATGTCGGCGAGGCGATCTTCTAAATCGTAGACTGCCGCATAGAACTCGCTCTGCGTCGTCTGTGATCGTCTCGGGTACGTTTTCGAAACGCGCTTCGCGCCGCCGCGACCACCCACCATGAACTTCCACCAAAAGTACGGATCGCCGACTTTGATTCCGGCAGACGGGATCGCCTTGCGTGCGTGCTTAACCTCGTGAACTTTTGCCATGCCGACAATCTAGCATCGCCCGATTCGGAATGCAAGGAAATTCTTTGCACGATCATAAAGAAACAGTTTGACATTCGGATTCGGAGAGCCTACCGTGTCTGTCGATGAACAAGCCGAAACGAGTTCCGAAGAGTAGCGACGATCCGATTCGATGGATGATCGACCATGATGTTTCGGCGGCAACGATGGCCGAAGACTGGGGTGTCACGTCATCGTATGTCTACATCCTTCAGAAGTTCGCGAACATGCCGAGCTGGAAGTTGGCGGCCAAGATGGCTCGAACGTTCGGATGGGAAATCGTTGGCGTGATGGTGCTGTGGGCTGCGCGTGTAACGCCGACACGCGAACAGGCGAAGCGGAAGCGCGGCGCGAAACGGAGGTCGTCGTGAGGGGAGCTATCCTTTGCGCATACAAAACGGAACTTGATCCGACTTGCAAACAAGTCACGGCGCTCCTTCGTCACGCTGGAGCCGCGCGTTGGGTGTTCAATTGGGGGCTTGCGCGCAAGCAGGAGAGCTATGCCGCGTGGGTTGCTGACGGGAAGTGTGGCAAGTGCGTAGTGCCGTCATCGGTTGATCTCAGCCGTGAACTGACCGTCCTCAAAAAGACGCCGCACGGGGGCGGTGGCGTTCCGTGGCTGTGCGAGGTTTCGAGTCGCGCGCAGGGGCACGCACTCCGGAACCTCGACCGCGCCTACTCCGACTTCTTTCGGCGATGCAAGGATGGATCGAAGCGCAAAGGCTTCCCGAAATTCAAATCACGGAAACGCGGAATTGGTAATTTTACTCTCCACGAGAGCACTTTGCGTGCAACAGAAACGCACATTCGTTTGCCGAGACTCGGCTCGATCAAACTGAAAGAGCGCGGCTACCTGCCGAGTAACAGCGTTCACGTTCTGAGCGCGACCATCTCCGAAAAAGCCGGTCGTTGGTTTGTTTCGCTGAACGTTGAGCAGGAGTGTGAGTTGACGCCTGCGCCGAAACGTTTGCTCGGCGTCGATGTCGGCATCAAGAGTCTCGCCGTGACAAGCGACGGAGAATCGTTCGCGAATCCGAAAGCGCTCCGAGCGGCAGAGCAGCGTGTGCGGCTAGCCCAAAAATCCGTCAGCCGAAAGAAGAAAGGATCAACTAACCGCCGCAAGGCCGTACGCCGTCTCGCGCGTCAACATTACCGAGTCTCATGCGTTCGAAAAGATGCGATCCACAAGGCAACGTCTGCGATAACCAAGCAGGCGTCAGTCATTGTGATCGAATCTTTGAACGTGGCGGGAATGATGAAGAATCATCATCTCGCTCGCGCAATCAGCGATGTCGGGATGTCTGAATTCCACCGGCAGTTGAGGTACAAAACAGCGTGGCGCGGCGGAACGGTAATCGAAGCGGATCGCTTCTTTCCGAGTAGCAAGATGTGCTCACAATGCGGCAACGTGAAGGAGTTGTTGTCGCTTTCGGAGCGCATCTACATTTGCGAAGCGTGCGGCCTGACGATCGACCGCGATCTGAACGCATCAATCAACTTGAAGAACTTGGCGGGTAGTTTGCCCGTGTCAGCCTGTCGCCCCGGAAGCGCTGGCCGTGGCCGTAAGGTTGCGGCGAAACTTTTGGTTGGGCAGGAACCGAGAAGGGAGGATCAGCGTGCCTGATCTTGTCCGCTTCGGAGAACGGATTCCTGATGCGGAGTTCGCGGCGCTAGCAACGGTTAACGACGCGACCGAATACCTGATGCTCAAAACCGGCTATGCGGAAAGAGCGGATGCGTGAAACCGTTTCGCGCCCGCTTGATAGCTGCCGCCGTTGACGCACTGCGCGACGGCAGAGACGTGATCGTTCGCGCCCATTCATCGCGCGAGACGGCGCAACTTCGAAACGCGATTCTGCGCGAAGCAGGAGCGAATGCTATCGAGTGCTGGAACATGGAAGGAGCGGATGAGGACGCGCCGATTGTTCGCGCGCTGCCGTTCGGTTGCGTCCCGGCTGGGGTTGACCGGCTCATGCTGCCGCCAGTCGTTTTGTATGATCTGACGACTTGCTTCGAGCGCGGCAACGTCCGTGAGCCTGCAATTCGGAGCGTGTTCGCGTGACCGACTTCGAGGCAGTCATCCGCAATCTCCCGAAGGCGCAACGCCGCGCACTCGATAACCTTTCATGCGGCCTGTCTGCCGGAGCTAGTCAGCGGACGTTGGCGGCGCTAGCGGATCGCGGTCTGATTGTTGGTCAGGAGCGAACGTCACGAGACCGTTTCGGAGTCATGACGTGGATCGAATATGAAGTTCCGATACCTGTTCACATGGCATGGTGCGCGGTCTGCGCCGAAGAATGGGATGCGCTCGCGCCGGAAGAGCGAGCCGCGATGGAGGCACCTGACGCATGAGCGCAGCAAAGAAACGGATAGAGCTGGTCGTTACATCGTCGCCGGTAGACTCAACCGCCGCGCGAGTGATGCGGCAAGGCGATAACTTCGAATCGGCTAGACGGATACCGCCTACGCGCTTTCACTCTGACACGCCAACGCAAACCTATCCCTTCATCGGCTTGCGCGAACACGACATGACCGGAGTGCGATGGGGATCGTTCGTCGTCATCGGATGGGTAGGCAAGCTGAATCCGAAAAAGAAAAGCTGTTGGTTGGTACGGTGCCTCTGCGGCAGGTACGAAATGCGCCACGCGAACGTGATGGCGAAACCGCCCTCGACTGGCAGCCAATGTCACCATTGCGAAACAACGCTACAACTCCGCAGTCGTTCGTCAAAGTCGCAAACGAACGTCCGGCAGTTCGTTCCGCCAGAACTTCGATGCGAGCATGGTCGCGACAGCCGTTCGTGTAGTCGCTGCACGGCTACGTCATTTTGTGGATGCTGCGGCAATCCTTGCTCCGTTAATAGTTGGTGGTGCAAGCTGTGTAAGCCGCATGTCAGCCACGAGGGACCGCTCGCGGAGCAAACCTACTTAGCGCAACACGGGACCGCTTGTCCGTTCACGGAGGCGTACTGATGACGCGCAAGGCGCGCGAGCGCAGGTACCGCGCGGCGCCCATGCGGTCGGAGGGCTTGTGATTCACGTCATCCCCGACAGCTCCGTTTGCGCGAAGTGCCACGCGAAAGTAACGGACGCAGAATGGCGGGCGCACTTGCTCGCCTGCCAAGGAATCGACTTGCCGGAACATCCGCGCGTGTTCTATAACGGCGTAGAGATCACGATACCGCGCGCCTATGCCACTCTTCCCGCAATCTCCAACACGACATCCACAGGAAAGCGATAACCTGAAACGGCAGCGTTTCGGTATCTAAGGCGTCGTGATGGAACGGACACAGAGGGATGCAGGAAGCATCGGACCCTTTGATTCCAGTTCCACCGTGCTCTAAATGTGCCGCCTCTATCGGCGCTCTGTCGCCGATCGTGCCGCAAGGCTTTTCGAATCGCGCAAGCAAGCATGGCTTCGTTCGAATCCACGCGCGATACGCCGCGTCCCTGAGGTAGCGTTCTTTCGGTAACGCTAATCCATCGAATTCGATGCGGCCTTCGGTTGGGCGATACTTAGATTTCGGGAACGCCAACTTACTCGCCGGTTCGTCAGGATCAATCTCTGGCCTTAGCTTGCGGCGAATCACGCGATGCGCGCCTCGGGAAACCTTCCGCGCGATTCGACAAACGCCATTATCTCAAACTCGGCGATCTTGACCATGGCGCGGAAACACGGCACGCAGAAGTTGCGTACGCTGACTACGGATCGCGGCGTTAACTGTTGCCGCGTTGCGATCACGTCACCTTCCGCTCCGCAGGCGTGGCAGAGCGAGTCGGTTTCGATTTCGGCACTGACGCTCATGCGCTCGCCTTCATAACTCGCACTACCGCCTCATCAAATTGATCCTGCGTCGTCACGATTTCGCATATTACGCAGCCGATCTTCGAACCTTCCATAAACGTGACCGGCGAGTCAACGTAAAAAGCAATGAACCGCTGAAGATGACGGCATAGCTCCTTTGGGTCGGAGTCGCCGACGATTGCGGCCAGAAGCCGCTCCTCCGCCGCGTTCATGGCGTTGCCTGCTGAGCCGGAAACCGAAACGACGCGAAGTTGCCGCCTTTCGCCTTGTGCTGCCGGAGCGCGGCGGTAACGACGAATCCGCGTTTCGTAATCGTGACTTTCTTTCCGAGATCGGGTTCGCCGCGCGTCGCGAGAATGCCCGCCGCAACTAAATCCTGCACGCAATCCCAATCGCAATGCCGATCAGCGAAGCGGCCATCGGCGAGCCGCGTCGGGTACCTGTTGTCGCCGTCGATCTTCACGCGCCCGAACAGATTCTCTTTCGCCGGAGCTGATTGCGCGATGCGCCAACAGCGGCGGCATGTCCGCATGCGCGGATCGCCCTTGATCCGGAACTCGCGGTGGTCAACGATGCGCATTTCGATATACGCGAGAGTTGACCAGTGATCTTTGCCGAACAACTCAATCGGCACGTGCGCATCAGCGAATTCGGACGTGTGCCCCGCGCCGCATCCGCATGACGGCAGCAATTTCTCGCCGCCGCCGTCCTCCAGCGGATTGCCGTGAACGCAACGGGGGAGCGGGTAATTCGTTTCGGCCCATTCGATCGCGAGTGCGAGTGCGTCACTCATTGCTCACTCCGATCAGGCGAACCGTGTGCGCGCTGGCGATTTGGCGACGCAGATTTTCGATATCGCTCCCGCGATCATCGTCGCCGTTGTCTAAGGCGTGCGCAGCAATCTCATTCAGGCCAGCGATCAGCATCAGCTTTTCATTATCAGTGAGCGTGTAGTTGTTCACGATTGTGCCTTCCCATATTTCTTCGCCACATCCGCCTCATCCTGCCGACGTGAGCACGCGAAGAACTTCACGCATCGCGTCCCGCCAAGCTCCACAAAGTCTGCCGCGTCGCGCGAGCTGAAGCCGCACTTCGTGCAGACGATAGGCTCCGCGAGTTCGAACGTGGTCCGCTTTTCCGTGGTGCGTGCGCTGTCTGCATTTGCCATAGAGAGAGTATCGGTTCGCGGCTGCGCGATGTCAAGACAATTCATGAGCGACTCCTGCGTTCGCGATATTCTGCGAGGTCAAGTTCAAGAGTTTCTTTCGGTGTGGGCCATTCTCGCCACTGATGTCCGGCGCGCGCATCATCGTGAAGATGTTTCGAAATCGAGCACCGAACTGGCATGCCCGGCGTTCCTGCGGTCAGATGTCCACAGCACTGCCGTCCTCGTTGGTACTCATGAAAGCGCGCCTTGCAACCCTGACCTACGCCCTGATCGTGCGGCGGGTAGCAATCGAGGCAGAGCCGCGCGTGACCAGACTCCATGAAGGTCATCGCGAATCCCCAACAGCAGGAACACGTAGAAGGCTTCTCAACTCGGCGGAAATCGCTCACCGGCTCACTACCTTGACCACATCACGCGGCGCGAGGAACGGCTTACCTTCCGGCCCCTTCACGAACGGAGCGATATAGATCAACCTCACGACCCATCGATGCTGCCATTCGCGCTCCGTTTCGCCGGTCTCTCGTTCGGCGTACACGCGGCGCAACCGCACGACCATCACTTTCGGGAGCGGCTTGTTGGCGCGCTGCGCGGCGCGAGTAGCCTGACGCGGCAATCTCGCTGACTCGCGCTGCACGACTTCAAGCTCCATGAAGCCAAGCAACGCTGCGATGTCAATCCAAAACTGCCCCTTGTTGTAATTGATCTCGCCGCGCGGGATGTTTTTGTCAATCCACTTGTCAGAGCGCAAAGCGAGCAGTTCGCCGCGCCGGATGTGCGTTGATCCGATCTGAAGTGGCTTCCGTGCGCCACGAGTCCAGAACGCCACGGCGTAGCATTCGGTCTCGCCGATCGAGAGAATCACCGCCATGTCGCTCAGCAGAAGAATCGAGGCGCATGGCTTCGCGTCGAATGGCATTCCGACAAAGGCATCAGCACCGCGAAGCGCTGCCCGCTGCAAGTCAGCATCCCACGCGATGATCTCCGCGTTGGTAGCTGCGCGCATCTGCTCAACCGGAATCCTTTCGTCCGTGCCGGTGAAAAACTCACCGAGCAACGCGTCTCGGGCCTCGATTGCATCGAACGGCGTTCGTGTGGCGTTGTGGAGCTTTTCGATTACCCGCGCGAGTCGTGCTCGCTGAGGAATGACCTTAGAATCGTTGCACTTGTTGCAACATCTTCCTTCGTACGGGGCCGCGCTATTACCGCATAGGATCACTTCGCCGCCGCAGAGGTCGCAGACGTGATAGCCCTTCGCGACGATGCCGCTCCTTCCGCAAACATGCTCAGCGGCGTTGCGTACCGCGAATGCACCTTCGTCCCCATCTTTCGGCATCGTGCCTTCGAGCATCAGTCGATTGCCGTCCGGTAGGTCTACGGTGAATTGATCGTCCGTACCCTCAACCGGCGACATCGGCAACTCGATATCGTTCGTCTCGGCATCATCGCTCACGGTCCCGCCTCTCGGTACATCTTCGCGAGCAACGCCCCGAGTCGGCAGCACTCCTCGTGAAACGAATTACTCAGGTGGTCCGACACGCGATCGTGCGCGAGTTCGTGCAACAGCAACTCATTCAGCGCGTCCTCGTCAAGCGTATCTTCGCGCAGCGTCGGCACGCGCGGCACATTGACGATCAGTTCCGAATCTCCGTAGCAAGCGACGAAGGGCCAATTGCGATCGTTTGCGAAATGCACGGCGATCTCCTTGCCTATGATCCGTTCCGCTACACGCTTCGCATGACTCCGCGCCCGCAGCATCACTGGGGTCTCCACGTCTACCATCTTCAGCGGCTTCCCTCCGGGCTTGAACGGTTTCGGCGATGGTGTAACCTTCCCGGCAGGCAGCAACGCTGCCGCGCTCCGTACGTTCCGCCACGCATCAGCAGAATACGCGCCGCCCGGAACGACGGTGAATCCTTGCGTGACGGCGATCTTCGTCCCTTCGGTGTCCGATGGATCGTTGATTACTGCGCGATCTCCGAACTGAAGTTTCACGACAGCGCGTACGGCATCCTGCGAAACGTCGGGATCTTCCATCGCGTTGCGAACCCACGGCGCGCGCGAATCGTCATCACGAAGCTCGCCGAACGTCGCCGACAGAACGACCGCTCGGAGTTGCTGAAGATACGCAGACGTCACGTTATCGCGATTCATGTTCAGCGGTATTTTCTGATGGACGTTGTAGTGAAACTTTTCGCCGGTAGCGACTACCGGAATCCCCATTTCGAAGATGTGCGCTTCCTCGCCTTCACGGACACGCCAGACCGCAACCAGCGTCTTTCGAAGGGAGCGGCGCAGGATGCCTGTGCCGTCGCTGATTTCTGTCGGCAATGTCGCCGAGGGCGCAGCAATGAGGTCCGCGTAGTCGCGTTTGATCGGAACGTCATTAAGCGTCACTGCAATCTGCGTCGGCGGGATGATGAGGCGCAGGAGATCGCACGCGGCGCGGAGTTCGTCGCGCGTCATCGAAATCAACGCGGAGAATCGCGAGCCTTGTTTCGTTTTCTCGCGCAGCCGATGACGGCCTTGCGCATCGAAACGAACAGCGCCAGTGGTCGTCGTGATTGTCGCTTCACGGCAGAGCGAGAGGATCAGCTTCTCGCCGAGATTGAAGCGCCCGCGCTTCTCAGGGTTCGCTTTGCGGCTTGACTCCGCGAACAACGTCCATGCGTGTGCGAGATTTTCGAAACCGAGAGGCGAGTCATCCGTGACGGTCAGTAGCGCGGTTGCTTGATTCGCGATCGGATGCAGCACCAAATCTACGCGCGTCGTTCCTTCGGCATCGAAAGCATTCTGAGCGAGTTCCAGAATCGCCGCAGACTTGCCGCGCGCATCTAGCAGCTTGCGAAGTCCTTCCTTGTCCACATCGAACCAGTTCATGACTTCACCTTGCGCGAAGCGTCGAGAACGAACCGCACCACATCGGCAACGTCAACGCCAGCCGCGAACGACGGAGGATCGTCCTTCGTGAACGCGACGATCGGATTGAAGTCCGCGCCGTTCGTTCGCCAGCCACCGAAGCAACGGAAGTTTTTCGTGACGGCGGTAACGATTGCGGCGACTATATCGACTTTCGGCGCTCGCTTTTTGTCGGCGATACGAACGACAGGAAAGCTCCATCCGCGCGAAGGATTCTCGTTCCATCCGACCGCGTAACCGTTTTCGAGTTCGTACCAAGTCAGCACGAATTTTTCGCGACCCGGCCACGGCTTGACGCGGCCATCATGCGCGGCGGTTACGATGATGTGCGCGAATCGACGCGAACGTTCGCCGCTAAACTCAAAACCTGAGAACTCATGCGGGAGCGCGTCACCGAGCGTTTTGCCGATTTTGTAATCTAGGTTCATCATTTGCGTTGCCTCCATTTGCAAATCATACTACCGCGCAGGCGCGATGTCAAGCGTTGACTTTTCATCCCGCCCGCGCGTACGATACCCTCTCGATGGGACTTGACGAAGCAACAATCCAGCAAGCGCGATCCGAAATCGGCAGACGTGGCGCGGTCGCGCTGAACAACAGCCGCACAAAAAAAGAACGCAGCGCAGCCGCGAAAATAGCCGGGGCAGCGGGCATCGAGTCGCGGAAGAAATGCCGACACCCGAAACACCGTCGCGAGATCGCCTGCGGATTTTGCGCGCGAACTTTGGAGCGGATGGTAGACGGAGAAATGACGCGAGTTGAGATTCGCGCATCGAACGTTGCACCGACTGCCGCGACTCTCGCGTGCGTCATCGCTCGGATGGAATGCAAACACCCGAAGGCGAGGCGGCGCGTAATCTGCGGATTCTGCCGTAAGCCGGTAGGCGCGAAGCCCGTAAGCTAGTTCACTATTTCGCGGCAGGTGCGAATCGCCGAGTCGGTTACTTAGTCAGCGGCGTGCCGTAGACGCTCGGTGGCGTCGGCGGCGCTTCGCTGAAGTCAATGTAATACTCGATCCCCGGCTTGAAGAACTCGGCGGCGCTCGGGTTGTTGATGGTCATCTTCAGTTCACCGTTCGGCGTCGCATCCCAAAACGATTTGTTCTCATGCTCGGGGTTGGTCGAGTAGACTGGCTTCAAGGTGATCTGTCGTTGCGGCGGGTTGATTGAGTAGACGTTAATGTCCGAGACGAAGAACTTGGCGCGGACTTGGGAAAGCGCGTTGGGTTTGGTGCACTCCGGGCAATCGACGTGGCCGGAATCGTTGATCGGAAGAGTAATGTTAGACATTGAGTCGCTCCTTTTGTGATGCGTCGTGCTTCTAACTGCGTTGAACTGCTCGGCGATTCGCAGTAAAAGTGTAGCACGCGCCCTACCTTTTCTTCGCTTCCTTGTCTCATCTTTCATGAGAACAGTTGACGAAGCCTACGCGGAGTTCCAAGCCGTCTACCATCCCGACGCCCTGCTAGATGTAACCCTCGCTTCCGGCGAAACGTGGCCGCGCAAAGACGTGCGAGATATCGTCGCCAGAATCAAGCGGCGCACGGATCGCGGAGAACGTGTTGAGATCGTGGCCGTTGCGCCGTCTGAACAAATAGCTTGACATCGCGCGGGCGCGATACTATTGTTCCGCTCATGGAGGCCAACATGGAAGCCAACGAAACGGTAGCAACGCAGCGCGACGTAGATTACCGCCAAGTGCGCATCGAACGAGTCAAACCGCAATGCTTCGAAGCAATCGAGACGATGCGCCGCTTTCTCGACGACGCGACGCGCGAGATATCCCGTGATTCTACGGGGCCGGAACAGGCGATCAGCGTTACAACGACAAAACTTGCGTGGGGTTTCGCTAACGCGAGCGGTTGTCTTTCGAACGCACTTGTGGCGCTCGAAGACGCACGGAAGATCGGTGAAAATAGATCGCTGCTTCGCGTGTGATCGTAAGATCGGGAAGCGAGGACCGTGCGATGCAGATACGCGTGACGATCAAATCGTTTACGTCGGCGAGGAGTGCGCGAAGAAAATTCGCGCGGCTGGTGACGCCGGGTATCAGCCGCCGCTCGGTGGACCGAAACTTTACCCGATGCCGCAGATGTGGAGCGCATCATGAAAACGGATCGCAGAGCAACGCACGCAGGCCAATGTCAGGCCTGCGGTTCAACGCAAAAGCTCCCGCTCGGCGTACTTGCGCAGCATGGCTATGAAGTCAAGTGGCATCAGTTCGAGGGCGTCTGCGTCGGCCACGGTCATCTTCCGTACGAACTGAGCGCAGAACTTCTGCCGGGACTGATCGAAGCCGCGAAGGTTCGACGCGAGCGGATGCTTGACGCGCAACGCGACCTTCGCATCCCAACTTCGGAGAATCGCGTTGATTACGTCTTCAATCGCTACGACCGTCGATTCGCTTTCGGTGAAGCAGCACACGTTGAAACTGAAACTCGCGCGAGGGGCGATCATTCGTGGCTGCTGTACTTCGCCGTAGCCGAACGTGACGGACTTCGCGAAGGCGTTCCGAGTTACCTGACGCCCGCCGAAGTGACGGACGCGCTGTCGCTCGTGAATCACCTGCGCCAGCGTAACGCTGATGACATTGAGCCGCGCATCCTTGCCGAAACTTCGTACATCAAGTGGCAGACGAAACGCCTTGCCGATTGGAAGGTTCGCCCGCTACGCGAGGTAGTCGAAATCGAAGCGAAGGAAGCGGAGAAAAAGAAAGCGGCGCTAGACGAGAAGCGTGCGGCGCGTGACGCGAAGGAACGGGCGAAGATTCTCCGCGATGGCGAACGTGCGGCGCGACTGATTGCGAAATTCGAAAAACTCGTTCCTGCCGATATTCGCGCGAGTCTCCCGCGCTACACGCACGAAAGTCTCCAGAAAGAGTTGCGGCGGCGCAACCTTGAACGATTGCCTTCGACTGTAGGCTATCTTCTTTCCGATTGCCTGAGTCAAGCGATCGGCGAAAAAGGATTCCGATTCGTTCCGGACCCTTGGAAGCAAGTTGAGGCCGCGAACAAGCTGCGCGAGCAATAGCGCTCGCGCGAAAGGAACCAAAATCATGAACGACGACACACACGAACTGGCAGACGGCTTCCAATTCACACACAAGCGCGGCAACACGATTTCGGTTGAGGATGAGGAAGGCAACGAACTTTACTGCGTCACGCTTGATGTCGATCGCAACCTGAAATCCATCCTGAACGCGACTCTACACGCGTATCATCGCGGCTACGGTCTCGGCAATGCGTGCGGTCGTGACGGGCTCGCTCGGGAGTTGCGCCATTTGCTCGTAGCAGCCGAAGAGAAGGACGCGCTTTGAGCGAACCAGTCTCCCCTGCTATTCATGGCGATGCGCAAATGGCGGCGCACTGCTGGCGAACGCGCAATCGGCATTTGTCCGCGCTTGACGATATCCGCATCATCATTGATGCGCATCCTCCGCGAGTCGCCGCGTACATCGCTGCCTATGTCGCGCTCGCCGATCCTGATTTTGTTGATTGGCTCGGCGACGGAATGCCGGATAGCGCAAGGAAGTCATGAAGTCCAATCGCATGAGGGCCAGCGAGCCAACCGTAACCCTCCACGTCGAACTCACCGCCGACGAACTCGACGTGATCTGCGCGGACTTGTTGCATTGCGCGGAACTCAGCTACGCCAGGCCGAAACTACTGACCGACTCACAGGCGCTTGCGCATCGAATTGCACGGGGTGATATGCGCGTAGAGCTTGCTGGCAGGATTCGTCGCATTGCAATGGGCGGTGAGCCGTGAGCCGCTGTAAATGCTGCGAGATCGAACTCACGCCCGAAACCGAAACGGATTTCGGCGAGGCGCCGCTCTATAAGCCGTGCAGCCGTGAGGCATGGCGCGGTTTCGAATCGGCTAAGTCATGGCAAACCGAATGGCCCGATGGCAGCGCTAACGACCGTCAATGGTGGTGGCTGTACGCGCGTTGTTGGGGCGACGCGGAGCCGAAGTTGTACTCGGTCAATGTGTGGAAGATCGCGAATGGTACAGCGTGGGTTGCGAGCGGCCATTTCATATTTCCGCAGGATGTCGAAGGACCACCGGCACTTTGGCAGCGTGCGACGTTGCCGGAACTTCCAAGCGACGAGGCATCCGAATTGACCGCGATTCGCGCGTCAGGACCGTGCGCCTGCGGTGAAGTTGAGATCATGGTTGGACGAATCGCAACAGTTACCGGCGTGCATACGCTTCAACATTGCATCAGCCATGAGGGTATCGAAGGGCTTCGCAAGCTGGGAATGATCTCCTCTAGTGATGCCGATGCGCTTTCTGCGATTCCATGGAAAAGTGTGACGCGATGACTCGGCATCGTCACGACTCGCTGCCCTCTGACGCCGAACAATCGGTCCTCGAAATCTTGAACGGATCAGCGGAGTCGCTGCTTCCGGCTCAGCTTGCGGAGCAACTATGGCCGCAGGCGCGCGGATGGGATGTCGTGTCGGGATGCGGAAACCGGAACACAGCGCGACGCGGCGGGCAGATGGGCGCGGCGGCGGGAACTATCTTGTGGCGCTTGCATCGGCGCGGACTCGTGACGTACGACTACTATCACGGAACGCGCAGACGGTGGTGGATCAGCCGCGATGGGCAGCAATTGCTGCGCGAACTTCACGTCATCTAACCTTTCGGCCACACACTAAACAGATACGCCAGTGCTAGGCAGAGCTGCCCTGCCGGTGAGAAGCGGAAGTGCGCAGGCTCCTGCGCTCCAAAAGTAGCTAGACCGAAAAACACTGCCGCAAGCAAAATCAACGCGAGTGTCACCATGCTCGAATCTCCTTCCGCTAATCATGCCCTCGCTTTCGTTCTACGTCAAAACTTTCGCTTGACTTCGCGGCGGCGGGGTGAAATGATTGAGCACATGAAAACGGCGCGAAAACTCGGCGGCACACTTCCCGAAACTACGGAGCTTGAGCGCGGGATTCACGCGGAGCATGTACGGCTCGCGAATGAGATTAACGGAGAGACCATCAGGCTTCAGCAAGCGGAGATTTCGAAGCAGACCGCGCGCGCGAATGAGGCGGAGCGCGCCATCGCTGACGTTATTTGCGCGGCGTACGCATTTGACAGCAACCCGCTCGGTCTCTACGAAGCGATACGCAAGTTAGCGTTGCGCTACGCGTCGGACGAACGAGACAAGGTCGTGCGCCTCATGGACATCGAACGTAGCCGACAGCGCAAGGAGTCGAAATGACGACAGTTGAAGTAGCTACCAAGCGAGACTTATCCGACTCCGGCGCGCAGGAAAACGCAGTCGAGTTGCGCGACACACTTTTAGGCGTGATCGCACGCGCCGCTTCCGACCCGAGCGTTGACGTAGCGAAGATGGAGCGGTTGCTCGAAATGCAGATGACGGTCATGGCGCGTTCCGCAGAATCGTCATTCAATCAGGCGCTCGCGCGTCTTCAGCCGCGACTTCCGCGCATCACGAAAAATGGTGCGATCGTGCTGAAAGATGGAACGACCAAAATCAAATACGCGCGCTACTCGGATATTTGTGACGCGATCATGCCCCTACTCACAGAAGAGGGATTCACGATTTCGTACAGCTCGGATTTGGTTCCTGCCGGAAATTTGTTGAAGATTACTGTGACCGTACGTCACATTGACGGCCATCAGGACTCAGGCTCAGTGTTCCTCCCGCTCGCTGACGACACTGGCGCCAAGAACAGGGTGCAGGGAGCTGGCTCAATCTACAGCTACGGTAAGCGATACGCGCTAAGTCAATACCTGAACATCGTTACGGAAGACGAGGACGATAACGGTATGCAAGGCGCCGGATTGCCAATCGACGATAAAAAAGTCGGCACTATTCTCGACTTGATCGCCGATATCAAAGACAGCGGAAAGACCTTCAACGATGACGGTTTCCTGAAACTCATGAAGGTCAGCCGCATCGAGGACATCACGAACGGACAATACGATACGGCTATATCAGCGCTCAATCAGAAACGGAAGAAGTCACAGTGAAGCGTTTTGATATGCAGCAGGGTAGCGCTGAATGGCGATTAGCTCGTGCAGGCGTGCCTACGGCGTCATCGTTTCATCGGATCATCACGCCTAAAACAGGGAAGCCTAGCGAGCAAGCGAAAGCCTACCTGCACGAACTCCTAGCCGAAATCATGCTCGGCAGGCCGCTTGATTCGCCGTCGTATCCTTGGATGTCGCGAGGCTTAGAGCTAGAGGAGGACGCGGCGAATTGGTACGAATTCGAGCGGGACGTTGAAATCGAAACGGTCGGATTTTGCACGACTGATGACGGGCGGTTCGGGGCGAGTCCGGATCGGCTAGTCGGCGAGGATGGCGAACTAGAATTGAAATGCCCTTCGCCTGCTGTGCATCTTGGATATTTGCTCTATCCGCAACAAGGTGTGGATGCCGTATACAAATGCCAAGTGCAAGGACAGTTACTCGTCACGGAACGCAAGTGGGCTGACGTTGTGAGTTATCACCCTGAACTTCCTAAAGTCATTGTTCGCGTAAATCGAGACGAAGATTACATCGCCCTGATGCGCGCCGCGCTTGACGACTTCTGCGCGAAACTGGCGGAGGGCAAGGCGGAACTTGAACGTCGCGGACTGCTGGCAACTTCGGACTCGAGTGAACGCAAAGAATCACTATCGACTAGCGACGCGATCAATCAATTTCTACGCGGAACATAATCTTAGCGAACGGCACATCTGCCGCGCGTTGGAGAGCGACAACTACCATGAGCGAGGAACAAAGGAGACGATACGTGAGACGATTCGACATTGAACAACTGACCCGATTCAAAAAGTACACCGAGGATGACATCACGGCCACGCAACAGGAAATCAAGTCGGCGGAAGGTGAAGCCTTCGAGACGGCATGCGAGAAACGGAACTCACTGAAAGATCAGGCCGCGTTGATCGATCAGCACATCGCAGCCGGGACGAAGGAAGAGGAGACCAGCGAGAAAGAGCAGACTCCTGCGCAAAAGCGCGCCGCCGCTAAGGCTGCGAAAGACGCCGCCGCTGCTTCGGCGAATCAGTAGTCACCCCTCTGTTGTGGCGACGTAGCGGCGATTGTCGCTGCGTCGTTAGAGCATGGAGGCGTCATGGAATTCAATGTCACACACGACATCACAAGCGAGTGGGCAGCGTGCAGAGTTGCCGAGATCAGCGCGCGCGCAACACGATGCCGGTACGCCGCCGACTTCAAGGAAGCGGCAGAATGCGAACAGGACGCCGACGCTTTCAGAGTCTTGTCTGACATGTTGCGTATGAACATGAGCGCAGCTTTGCCGCAATCGTTGTCGCCTCCGCTGGCCCCGGCGTTTTGGCTCGTCTGGCGTGAAGGCGGACGATTCGCCGAAAACATCCCCGAATGCCGCCATTTCGAAATAGCCGCAGCCAATGCCGAGGCCGAACGGTTGGCAAAGAAACATCCCGGCGTCAGATTCTTTGTCGTTCCCGTTCGCGACTACGCGCTTGCCGCGATTATGCCGGTCGCGTGGGGATCGGTGACGCGCGACGACATAGAAGTGGAAGTGCCGTTCTGATGCTCGCGCCGCGTGCAGGAGTAGCGAACGATTACCTGTCGTTCCTCGAAAGGAAAGCGCAGCTAGGATCGGATGATGGATTCAGCCCTAGCTGGATGCCTGACTTCCTTTTCGATTTTCAGTCGGCACTGACAACGTGGGCGCTTCGCAAGGGCCGCTCAGCTTTATTTGAAGATTGCGGACTCGGAAAATCGGTTCAGGAATTGGTGTGGGCGGAGAATGTCACTCGCCGCAAGAATCGGCCCGTTCTCATAGTGACTCCGCTTGCCGTCAACGCGCAAATGACTCAGGAAGGCGCGAAGTTCGGTATCGATGTTCGCCGTTCTGACGACGGCACGGCACGCGCCGGATTGAACGTCACAAACTACGAACGCCTGCACCTGTTCAACCCTAACGATTGGGCTGGAGTCGTATGCGACGAAAGTTCCGCTATTAAATCATTCGCAGGAAAGCGACGCAAAGTAGTCACAGAGTTCATGAGAAAAATCGAATTCCGGCTCTTGGCGACTGCGACCGCCGCCCCGAATGACTTCGTAGAACTAGGAACTTCAAGCGAAGCCCTCGGACAACTCGGCCACATGGACATGCTGAATCGTTTTTTCAAAAACGATCAGAACACTAGCGACACTAGCAAGAAATGGCGCACTCACGGCGGGGGCGGCGATAAGTGGCGGTTCAAAGGTCACGCGGAGTCCCACTTTTGGCGATGGGTTTGTTCGTGGGCAAGGGCTATCAGAAAACCGTCCGATCTTGGTTTTGATGATTCTAGGTTCACCCTCCCGCCGCTGATTGAGAATCAGCACATCGTGAAGGCCGCTCGCATACCTGATGGGCAACTTTTCGAGACGTACGCTCAAGGGCTTTGGGAGGAACGAGAAGAGCAGCGACGCACGATCGCGGAGAGGTGCGACACGGCGGCGGAACTAGTTCGCCACACGAATGAACCTGCCGTGTTGTGGTGCCACCTGAACGACGAAGGAAAGATGCTCCGCAAGTTGCTGCCAGAGGCGCGCGAAGTTAGCGGCGCAGATAGCCCGGAGCGCAAAGAGGAGACGTTCGCGGCGTTTGCTAACGGCTCCGCAAGGCTTCTTATCATCAAACCTAAGATCGGCGCGTGGGGTCTGAACTGGCAGCATTGTGCGCATACTGTAGCCTTCCCTAGCCATAGCTACGAACAGCGGTACCAATCGATTCGGCGATTCTGGCGATTCGGCCAAACGAAGCCGGTAGTAGTAGACACCGTTACGACCGAGGGCGGCATGCTTGTTCTCAAAAATCTCCAGCGGAAAGCTAAACAGGCTGACGATATGTTCACCGCTTTAGTTTCGGAAATGAACAATTCTATTAAAGTTAACCGCGCGGCTCAATTCGACCGCGAGAGTGAGGTTCCTTCGTGGCTATCTTCGATCAAGTAATCACAGACAGGTACGCTCTATATAACGGAGACTGCATCGAAGTTTTAGGAGCTATGCCAGATTGCTCGGTTCATTTGTCCGTGTATTCCCCGCCGTTCGCTACAGAGAGCGGCGGTGCGCTGTATCACTATTCATCGAGTGACCGGGATTTGTCGAACGCAGGCTCGTACGATGAATTCTTCGAGCATTACGAGTTCGTCGTGAAGGAACTTCATCGCGTGACGCTGCCGGGGCGAATGACGGCGGTGCATTGCGCGGATGTAGCTACCGGCAACACCGGATGCGATTCGCTTGCCGACTTCCCCGGCGACATTATCCGGCTGCACCGAAAGCTAGGGTTCGCATACGTCGCGCGATACCACGTGTGGAAAGAGCCGTTGGCCGTCCGTAACCGTACGATGACGAAAGCCCTTTCGCATCGCGGCATCGTTGAAGACTCGTCACGATGCACCGTAGCCTCTGCTGACTACTTGTTGGTATTCCGAAGGAGCGGCAAGAACACGATCCCGATTGCTCACCCTACCGGCCTGATGGAGTATTTCGGAGAGAGAAAGATTCCGGAGGGGCTGCTACGGTATCGCGGTCATACTGGAAATCAGATCGAGAATCGGTACTCGCACTGGATTTGGCGTCAGTACGCATCGGCGTTTTGGGATGACATCCGAATCGGTCGCGTTCTGCCATACCGCGAGGCGCGCGACTCCGAGGACGAAAAACATGTTCACGCCCTGCAATTAGATGTCATCCAACGCTGCGTCACGTTGTGGAGCAATCCGGGCGAAGTCGTTCTGACGCCCTTTGGCGGCGTCGGGTCTGAGGCGTTCGGTGCCGTAGAGTTAGGACGCAAGGCCGTACTTGTTGAGCTAAAGCCTAGCTACTACAGGCAGGCCGTCAAAAACATGGCTTTAGCCGGAGTGAAGCCGGAAACTCGACAGCCGTCCATCTTCGATGCGCTATCGCCAGTCGAAGGCGAAGCCGTCGCGGAGGACGACGCGGACGCTATCGATCTCTGAAGAAATCTTAGGCTCTATGTTGACAAATAGCTTGACAATCCGAGCGGGCGGAAGTATCTTGCTTCGTATGGAGGCAACGATGCAGACTGGCAAGGCGACAATAACGAACGACGCGCACGGGCGGACTCTGGTGAGCAACGGATCAAGAGTTGCGGTCATCAGCGATAACGGCCAGCCAAGCTGACGGAGACGGACGTGGCGACGATACGGAAGGCCTTAGCGCGCGGGGTACCGCCCGCGACCGTAGCGCGGGAGTATGGGGTGAGCAGACAGGCGATCGGAGACCTTCGGGATGGGTGGACGTGGAAAAAGTAGTAGACATGACAACCGGCGAGTGATATCTTAGGCGTAACGCATTACTCCTCACATAAGACGCTAAGGAGCACCCCGCCGAATGAGGCTGCGCAAAGCCCTAAAACTCATCCGCACCGTCGAAGGACTCTCTCTCCGCGATCTCGCTAAAGAGATCGGAGTCAGCTCCGCAACCCTCTCACGAATCGAGCGCGGCCTACCCTGCGATATGGCATCTTTCGGGCGCGTGTTCGTTTGGCTGCTGAACACAGACGGGGCAGCATAGAATGCCGATACGGGAGGGTACTTACGCGGCGCTTCTGCGCGACCCGCGATGGCAGCGTCGCCGACTAGAAATCATGTCGCGTGATAATTTCGCGTGTCGGGATTGCGGAAACGACGAAGAAACACTCAACGTTCACCACCTGTATTACCGATCTAGCTTTGCTCCGTGGGAATACTCGGATTCCGCGTTGGTGACGTGGTGCGAACCGTGCCACGAGTATTTCAGCTTGACCGGAGAGCGGCGAACGAAAACCGAGCTAGCGAACGATTGGCGACTCGGTGAGGACTTGATTTACGAAGCGTTGTGCGAGTACGGCGCTACGCCACCGTCGCCATCCGTCATCGCCGAATTTCGTCACCTGTTGCCGGAGTCCGCTATCCTCGCGGTGGTTAACCGTCTCGCTTGGGATGGGCGGCTCAACGAATCGGGCGCGCTCGTTTCGGCTGTTCAGATGGAGGCTGGGCGCGCATGAGCTATGGGCGAATCCACCGGTCATTTTTCGATTCGTCCATCAACGACACCGAACCAGAAACGAGGCTAGTTTTTATTTACATGATCGTCTCCAGCGACCGAGAGGGGCGAATCGACATCACGCGGTCGTCTCTCGCGCGAAGGTTGAACCTTCAGGCTACTGCCATCGATCGCGCCATCGAAGTGCTTGGTGCGCCAGACGAGCGTAGCCGGACGCCAGATCACGAAGGAAGGCGAATCATTCCTATCGAAGATCGGCGAGATTGGGGATGGATCGTGGTGAACAAAGAACAGTACCGAGATGCGGGCGAACCCGATGACGAAGCGGACAGGGCAGCGGCGAGAGATCGAAAACGGAAACAAAGAGAGCGCGATAATTCAAATTCTCTTTCACGGGGTTCTAATTTAGATTCTGTATCTAATACAGAAGAATCTAAACACACACCGAGCGTGACCGTCACGCCGAGTCACAGAAAAAATGTGACATGGTGTGACGCGACTTTCGCGGAGTGCTGGAAACTTGTCCCACGAAAAGAGGGTAAGCGCGAGGCGCGAAAGCACTTCGATGCGTTCGTGAATGCGATCACCAAGCGCGGCGGCACGGATGAAGATTTGGAAGCGTTCGCTTTGGATTTGGGGCGCGCCATCTCAAACTACTCGCGGAAGGTTGAAGAGGAACGAATCGAGCCGCGATTCGTCAAGATGGGATCAACGCTGATTTTCAATTACGAAGACTACATCGACTACCGACCGCTGACGCGCGCCGCCGAGAAGCCGCGCAAGCCGGGACGAATGGGCGTAGTGATCTGATGGTCGCGACTCTGGATGATGTTCTTGCTCGGTTGCCGTCGCATCGAAAATCAGGCGGAGGATTTATCGCGCGATGCCCTGCTCATGACGATAGGCACGCATCGCTTTCCGTAGCGGCGGGCGGCACGGTGCCGGTGGTGTTGAGTTGTAAGGCCGGTTGTGATTTTGAATCGGTCTCTTCGGCTCTCGGCTTCGCGAAGGGTGAGCTGACGAGAGATTCTGATTCCGACTCGAAATCAAAAGCGTCGCGCCCGCGTCGCCACGTCGCAACCTACACTTACCGCAATCAAGACGGGTCTGTGTTCGCACGAAAGGACCGCTGGTTAGACGACGAAGGACGAAAGACGTTCGTGTGGTCGCGGCCTAATCCAATAGTTGAGGGAGATTGGCTGACCGGAACGGACGGGTACATTCCGCTTTATCGGTTGCCGGAACTCTGCGGTGCGCCGCAGGAAACAACCGTGATCGTAGTCGAGGGAGAAAAGGATTGCGATCGGCTGGCGTCTCTCGGGTTCGTGACAACGACGACTCCGAACGGGGCCGCTTCAAAGTGGCGCACGGATGACTCGCGATTTTTCGCCGCACGCCGCGTATGCATCATTGCGGACGACGACGATCCCGGTCGAAAGATGGCGGAGCGGTTCGTATCTGCGCTAAAACCTGTCGCGCTCTCTGTCGGATTCGTGACGATGCCGAATCCGAACGGAATCAAAGGATTTGACACTTCCGACTTTTTAGAATCGGGAGGGAGTATCGCGGAACTAACCGCGATCGTAGAGGGATTCGACAAGCCGAAGATTCCGGCAGAAGTGGTGTCGTCGTCCGATCTGAAAGAGCGCGTGCTTCAGCTTTGGGAGGAGGGCGACCATCCCGGAGTCTTTCCAGGTTGGGATGTTCTTCGTGAGCTGTACCGCCCGCGCGCTGGAGAGCTAACGATTATTACCGGCGCGCCGGGGGCTGGTAAGTCGAACTTTTTAGACGACATGATGGTTCGTATTTCGCTCGGCGACCAATCATTCCAAGGGGAGATGAGGGCTGGATGGAAATGGCTAATCTACTCGCCTGAAAACTTCCCGCCACAGCGACACGCCGCCGCGCTGCTGCGGAAGTTTATCGGCAAGCCGTTCAACCGAGGGCCTAATCCTCGAATGAGCGAGGCGGAGATTCACCATTTCTGGCATCTCATCGAAAAGCACTTTACGATTCTCGATCCGTCATTCAACGGCTGTAACTTAGATCGAATTTTAGAAGTCGCTCGGATTGTGAATCAAGCGAAGGGCATCGACGGGCTAGTAATCGATCCGTACAATGTCGTCGCGGCCACGTCACGTACGCGCGGGCAGAGCGAGCATGATTTCGTGAACGAGGCGCTGCAAAAAATTAAGCTGTTCGCGCACTCTGAAAACGTTCACGTGATGATGGTCGCGCATCCGACAAAACTTAAGCGCGAGTCGTCTGATGACGAGTATCCAGTGCCGCGCCCGTGGGACATCTCTGGCTCAGCTTCGTTTTTCAACCATCCCGACGCGATCATCAGCCTGTGGCGTTCGCTTCTGAATGAGGACCGAATCAACTCTGGCGAAGTTGAGATCCATTCGCAAAAAATTCGATTTCAACCTGAATGCGGAACACTAGGAATGGCGCTCCTCTATTTCGACCGCATCACTACGCGCTTCATGGAGCAACCTCATGAAGGGTTCGCGCGCCGCGTGACCGATGGTTCGAAAACGCAAAAACGCGGCGAACGAATATTAGGGAGGGACCGGTGGTGATCCGGGCCACTATTCCGATTCGCCTCTCAACACGCATCGCGTACTTCCGTCACGCGGCAGGGCTAACGCAATTCGAAGTCGCGCGGCGTTCGGGTATCGGACCGAAGTCGATTGGATCATGGGAGACGGGTCACGCCGAGCCGCGCATAACGCAACTGCTCCGCATCCTGAAAGCGTGCGGCGTGACGCCTGCCGAATTCTTCGATTGCGATCTGCGTCTAGCCGAATCCAGAATAAGAGTCCCCGGTCATCGCGAAGTCATCGCGCACGAAAGCGTCGCCAATTGAACTGCGCTCGATGCGACGAAGGCCATCACGAGCGCTGCAAGCAGGCGGGCTGTAGTTGCCGCGCCCCGCATCTCGGACGGTGCGAGCTTTGCGGGAAGGTGAACGTCAAGCCCGATCCGCTACTGTCGGGGCGCGAGATACTTTGCCCACCATGCCTCGTCACGTTCGAGGAGCATCCGCCGAGCGCGGAACTCGATTGGGAGTCGGCGTTCGATCGCAACATCGCGGCGGCGCGGTTCATAGCCGAAACATTGACTTCTCAGGCTCGCAAAAATAACGCTTGACATTGCCGGAAGCATTGCGGATGATGTGCGCATGGCAACAACACATGAAGAGCGAAGTGTACTGGCGCTGAAGGCTGCACGCGTCCGATGGGCGGATCACGTCAAGCGCCACGAATTGCTCGGCGTCTCTCGCGCATCGTATCGGCGTTACATGCTCCCGAAGGGTCATCCCGAACGCAGGAAGATGCCGCGCGACGTGCGCGCGAGATTCGAAGCGTTGCGTGAGCAACAACGCAACCGGAGGTACGCACGGAAGCTCGATCCGTCATGCGTCGAAAAAGCGAAGATGAGGAAGTCATGAGTGCATCCGCAATCTTCAACGGTGCGGCCCTTCTAGCCGAGCTTCGTTTCGTCGGTCAAGTATGCCAGAAGCGCAGCACGATCCCGATCCTACGGAGCGTTCTGATTGATTTGATGGGGACGACAGCTACGCTCACAGCGACAAATCTAGACGTAATTGCACGCGCTGAATGCGTGACGCTGTCCGGCGATGCGCGCGTCGCTACCACCGCGCCTGCTGATCTCTTAATCTCGGCGCTCTCTGGGCTGATCGGCGATGACGCGGAAGCAGCAATCGAATTTCGCGTACACGATGGCCGCGTTAATCTAGCTTACGACGGCTGCGTGATGAAGATCGACGGGCAGCCTACGGACGATTATCCGACGTTACCGGAGTTCACGCCTGATCTACCCGCATCTATCGAGACGGCGGAATTTTTAACAGCAGTCCGCAGCACAAAGTTCGCTATCACGCGTGAGGAGATACCTTTCCAGCTCAACGGCGCGTTGATGAACATCAGCCGATCCGCAGTCGAGATCGCGGCGACTGACGGACATCGGCTCGCGATAGCGACATTTAAAACTGACGCGAGAAATCCCGACGGACATAGCCTAATCCCGCGTGTAGCCTTGGATACGCTTTTGTTGTTCGATGGGATCGATCCCGTCATCACGTTCGGCGAGCGGGATTTCTATCGGCATTTCGTCTGCGGTCACCGCCGTATCGTCTCGCGCGTGCTTGATGTCAACTTTCCGAACTACCGAAAAGTCATCGCGAAAGATTTAGACCGCACGGCGATAGTCAACGCTGAGGCGATGACTTGCGCGCTCACTCGCGTGATGCCATTAGTAAATCTGAGTACGCGCTCTGTGCGGTTGATGTTCAGCGTCGACACGCTGCGGCTCAATGTCGTCAATCCTGAATGCGGAGAGGCATCGGCAACAGTAGCCGTCAGTTACTCAGGCCCTGATATGTTCGTCGGAATGAACGCCACTTACTTGCGAGATTTCTTTGCACAGTTTAGCGGCGATGTAAGCGTGACGATGCGAAACGAGAACTCGATGGTCGTTTTCCGTCCGGTTGATCGTGACGGCGAATACACGTACGTTCTGATGCCGATGAGGCTCGCATGACCGCCATCACCGTCCCGCGCGATGCCCTCGCATCCGAGCTAACCTTCTGCGGTTCGGCAGTCAACAAACGTCACCACATCGAAATCCTGAAGGGCGTTCTGTTTTCGGTCCAGAAGGCGAACCTGTTCATTCGTGCTACCGATCTTGAATTGACGGCGTTCGCGTCGGTGCTCTCGGTTGAAGATTCGGCAACGAGCGACGGCGAATTCACAACAGAGCTAAGTCCCGTGTTGGACTTCGCGCGCCGTGCTCCTGAAGACACGGTTACGTTTGATGCGAGCAAGGGTTACGTCACGCTGTCGTCAGGCGGGGCGAAACTGAAGCTGCCCACGCTGCCAGCCGAACTCTTCCCATCCGATCCGCGCGAAGTCGTTGCTGATGATCCAGAAATCGAAATGGCGCGGCTGCCGGTTGCGTCCCTGCTCTCCATCGTTCGCGCCACATCGTCAGCAATCGGAGAGGAGAAAATCCGCTTCGATTTGACGGGCGCGTTGCTGACGGCAGGCAAGGGCAAATTCGATTCTGTAGCTACAAACGGAGTTCGAATCGCTTACGCCAGCGCACCAGCGACGACAGAAGATGGCCGTCGCGCCCAACTCGGCAAGCGAGCGCTCGAAGGCATCGTGAAGATTGCCGATGACGGCGAAGCGCGGATCACGGCTACCGAGAATTGGACGGCGGTAACGGTAGGTGAGCGGACGCTGATGTCTAGAGCAGCGGACGTGAACTTCCCCGCGTGGCGTGAAGTGATTCCGAAGTCGTACGCGGTCGCAATCGAGATGCGCGCGGATTCTTTGTTAGGCGCTGTGCGCCGCGCGATGGTAGCTGCCGACGAAGGCTCGAAAGAGTTGAAGCTGTCGCTGACGAAGGGCGGAATCACGCTGTCTGCCGTCCATGCCGCGCGGTCTGCTGACGACCGACTCGCCGTCGATTATTCGGGCGAAGATTTCACCGTGAGCGTGAACGGCGGTCACTTCTCGGAAGCCTTGAGCGCGATGGGTGATTGCGTGTTCAAGCTGTCGTTTACTCAGCCAACGGGCGGAGTGTTGACGAGCGGAATGATGCGGCTAGAACCGGTTCCTGATCCCGATTCCGACTTAGAGCAGATGCATTTGATCATGCCGATCGTGAGGTAGTCATGAAGAGAACCTGCAAATTGATCGAGGCGTCGTTTGAACCGCGCGATAACTTCCGTGTCGGGAAGATGCCGGAGCGACCGTCAGCGCCGAGTTTTGTTGACCGATCACCTGACACGGTAGATTACGACTTAGCGACGGTTGACGGAGTCGCACGATATGTATCCGCAGTCAAAGATTTTGCCCGCAGCGTTGAAGCGTTTGAGCGCGAAGTCGATGACTTTGAAGGGGAAGTCGAAACCTATGCTGACGCTGTCGATGATGCGTACGATAACGCGGACACGCCGGAGCTACTGAAATCGTTCACTGGCGGGGACGTGCACCGCGAGATCGATCAGGCCGGAGTTTTGCCGGGGGACGAGGTCGTGATGCTTTTGCGGGGCGATTACGACCGCCTAGTCCGCGCTGCGAACGAAGAATGCGCGTGTGTGTTCGATAGCGCCGGTAAGTGCATCCATCGCGGCTGTGGGCTCACGACGGCGGATTGGGATGAATCTACGCCAGCGATGGATTGGGCGGAGGCCGCGCATGGCTGAGAAACGAATCGGGATCGGAAAGAAAATAGCGTTCTATCTCGCTTCCCTCCGCGCCTCCGATGAAGCGCCGAAGTTGGGTGACATCATGGATGCGCTGAACCTGCGAACCGGCACGGCCTGCGGAGAGCGTTTACGCGAGTATCGGCAGCGTCATGGCGTTCCGATCACCTGCGATCTCCGAACCTACCGCTACGAGATGCCGATGAAGCAACGCCGCGAGATTCGAAAGACGGATGAATACCGAAAATGGAAGCGCGGATTTCTGACTCCTATGTGAGTCAGATTTCGAGAAAAACGGAGGGAACCATGAGCATCAACGAACTACGGGTCGCGACGGATCGGGCAGTGGCGGCAGAGATCAACAGTATCGAGACGCGGTTGGCGGTTTTGCGGGGCGAGGTGCCGGTGCCGATGTTCTTTGCATCTGCGGCGACGGTCGCGCCTCACGTCACGCTTTCCTTCGTGAGCGCAGCTAAGCCGAAAGCCAAGCGACGCAAGGTTTCGCCGCAGCAGGCCGAGTCGCGGCGGATTCAGGGCAAGTTCTTGAGCCTCATTCGGACTCCGATTCGACGCAGACATCCGAGAGTCAATTGATCTCCCCGCCATCGACGTTCTCACGGGCGGATTCCCGTGTCAAGACCTCAGCGTCGCAGGAAGGCGAGCCGGTCTGGCCGGTGGCAGAAGTGGGCTTTTCTTTGAACTCGTACGAATTTTGGAGAGCACTCACCCAGAGTGGTTTTGCTTCGAAAACGTTCCCGGTCTACTGTCAAGCAATTCCGGCAGAGACATGGGAGTCGTTCTCTCCTCGCTGGTCGAATGCGGGTACGGCGTCGCGTATCGGGTTCTCAACGCACAGTTTTTCGGAGTCGCCCAACGACGCCGTAGGGTGTTCGTTGTCGGACATTCTTCAGGAGACTACAGACGTGCCGCAGCGGTTTTATTTGAGCGCCAAGGCGTGCGCTGGAATTCTTCGCAGGAGCGCCAATCGGGGCGTAGCCCTTCCGTCTTCTCTGTCGGAGGCTTTGGAGGCTACCGTGACAACGGACAAGATGATGGTTCGAAACTTGTCGTCATTCCGATCCAATACGCCGAGCAATGGGGACGAGACAAACGGCAGAACGGCACTGGCATCGGAGACCCAGGCGGTCCCTCCTACACGCTTGACCGAAGCTATGAGCACGGCGTTATGGTCTCGCATACGTTGCGCGGCTCCGAAGGTTTTGACGCGAGCGAGGACGGCACGGGGCGCGGAGTTCCTGTCTTCGCTTTCAACCATCAGAGCGGCGGTAGCAAACCTAGGATCGGAGGATCAAATGAGTTCTCCGACGCTCTTAGTAGATCGCAAACCTCCGCTATCTACAGTGCGTCGATTGACACCTCTAGAATGCGAAAGACTTCAGGGGTTCCCCGACCATTGGACGTGCGTGAAGTTGCCGAAAGTTCGGAGATCACCGACGAAGAATCACCCGAAGTGGGCGCCATTGACGCGCTTGAAAAGAGCGCGGCATCGCAATGAATGAATACGGAGGTACCCGCCGCTTGGCTTACGACTTCGGAGATTCAATCGGCATGGCTGTTTTTGTGCCCGTCTGCGAAAAATGCTCTCGGTTCGTAAAGGCGGGAACGGTGCGCGCGGGAGAGGGCGGGTTAGCTGATGAGCCGAACGCGGAGTGTTCGCGCCATGGGGCCATCAAGATGCTTTTCGAGGGATTCATGTGATGGTCGCGAACTCCGTCACGCCTGCCGAATACCGCCAATTGCTGACGAGTCGCGCGCCGAAGGGAAAGAAAATCTACGCGCTCGGCAGGTTGAAGGCCGGAACGATGAACGGGCTGGAGTCGCGGTATGCCGCTCATTTGGAGTTGCGAAAGGCTGTCGGTGAAGTGGCGTGGTGGGAGTTCGAAGGCATCAAGCTAAGGCTCGCCGACGCTACATTCCTAACCGTCGATTTCGATGTGATGCTCGCGGACGGAACGATAGAGCTGCACGATACGAAAGGCGGACCGATCGAAGATGATGCCGCCGTGAAGATCAAGCTCGCGGCTGAAAAGTACCCCTTCCGGTTTTTTGTGGTCCGTGAAAACCGGAAACGCGACGGCGGCGGGTTCATTTTGAAGGAAGTCAGTGAAGGGCTTTAGATGGCAAATCGCCGCATAGAAATTGGCCGCACCGAGAGCCATCCGCTCTCGATTGATCTGATGACGCTGGTCGATACGCGGCTGCTAGTGCAGGCCAACAGCGGTGGAGGAAAGTCGGGAACGCTCCGGCTGATCGCGGAACGTGCCTCGCCGCACATTCAGACCATCATCCTCGATAACGACGGCGAGTTCGCCACGCTTCGCGAAAAGGTAGACATGCTACTGATCGGCGAAGGCGGCGAAGTCCCGGCTACGGTTCGCTCGGCAGGGTTGCTTGCTCGGCGACTTTTAGAAGCGCAGGTGTCGGCGGTAGTCGATATGTACGAAATGGGGTTGAACGAGCGGCGCGATTTCGTAGCCGAGTTCCTGAAATCGCTGATATCCCTGCCGCGCAGTCTGTGGCGTCCAACGTTGATCGGGCTTGACGAGGCGCACCTGTACGCGCCGCAGAGCGGTGAGGAATCATCTAGCGAGTGGGTTGCAGCGCTTCTAGCGCAGGGGCGCAAGCGGGGATACTGCGCGATCGTAGCGACGCAGAGGCTTTCAAAACTGCACAAAGATGTAGCCGCTGAATGCAACAACGTCCTTATCGGTCGTACGTGGCTTGACGTAGATCAAAAGCGCGCGGGAGACATTCTCGGCATGTCGAAAGCGGACAGCGTCGCGCTCCGCGATTTGCCGCCGCAAACATTCTACGGATTCGGTCCCGCGTTCTCGGTGAATGGCGTTTTCAAGATGCGGACGGATGATGTCGCTACTACGATGCCGAAAGCCGGACATCGTTTCGACGTGGCTGTTCCTCCGCCATCATCCAAGGTGCGTTCGATTCTCGCGGCGGAATTCGCGAACCTTCCTGCTGAAGCGGAAGAGCAGGCGCGTGACTTAACGGACGCACGGCGCAAGATTGTCGAGTTGCAACGGCAGCTTCAAGCTAAGCCGTCTGCCGCACCTAGCGGCGCTGATCTTCTGCGCGCTAAAACCGAAGGCAAGCGCGAATCGGATGCGGTATGGAAAGCTACGACCGCTGCGCTTGAAGCAGCACGGCGCGATGATCGTTTCCGGTTCGAACGACTACGCCGCTTACTCGCGAAACTTGCGCCGATGTTTTCCGACTTCGCGAAAGAGCTTTCCGTCGAACTTCCTGATGTGAAGATGCCGGAGGCGGTTCCGGTACCGCCGTCGCACGGTCACGCTACACCGTCGCGCCCTCTCGTTCGTGAGGTTGCGCGCAGGGTCGCACCATCAAACGGTTCGTCAGCGGACGGCGAATTGCCGCGCGGAGAAAAGGCGACGTTGATCGTCTGTGCTCAATATCCGGACGGGGCAACTCGTGAACAGATGACCGTGCTGACCGGTTACAAAAGGTCTACGCGAGATGCGTACATCCAGCGCCTGCGCGAAAGGGGTTACGTAGATGTGCGAGGCGAGCTTATTCTCGCGACAGATGAGGGTGTCGCGGCTCTCGGGAGCGATTTCGAGCCGCTGCCGGTTGGCGCAGATTTGCGGGCGTACTGGCTTGCCAAACTTCCGGGCGGCGAGCGTGCCGTCCTTCAGGTGTTGATCGATGCTCATCCTGACGCGGTTGAGCGTTCGGAGATAGACAAGGTGACCGGATTCAAACGCTCTACTCGTGACGCCTATTTGCAGCGATTGCAGGTGAAGCGGCTCGTGACTTCGGATCGCGGCGAGGTGCGGGCGAGTGAGTTACTTTTCTGAGATAATCGAAAAGCGCGAAGATTTTTCTTGACAGAGCCAAGCGTATGCCTACACTTAAGCCAACTTGGGAAAAGTGTGCGTTGCCGAAGTCTCGGAAAAGATTGAAGATTCTGAGGCAATCGAAGATAGATTTCGCGAGCGGCGCGCCGCTACTATCCTGAACCAATTCAAAAAGTTACGCTCGCATCTAGCGTCGGCTAAATCGCTGATGCATGAAGAGCGCGACCCGGCAAAGACGCGGGATTGGGTTTTGGATGTTGACCTAGCCTGCCGCCGCGCGTGCTCAAAAGCGAAGCTCCGAAACGTCAATACGCTGATTGAAAGCCTCACGGCTCGAAACACAACGTATGGAGCGCAGTTCACCTTCGTGCTAGATTCGTTCCTGTCTGAAATGGACAGACTGAATCGGCTCGGCACCCCTGACGATTACGACGACGAATGGGGCGTAGAAGCCGCCGAAAGGTACGAACGAGAGCGAGTTACGCGCTACGTGCGGACAATCAGCGGAAGTCAGAAGGTAGAGATGCGCAACCCGCGCCTGCGGTAGATGTGACGCAGTATTTCACCTGCAAACATTGGAACGAAAACACCCGACTCTGTAACGCTTACGAATCGCGTCCGGGGATGTGTCGCAAGTACCCGTATGAGGGCAAGGCGTGCGACTTCGGATGCGGGATAAATCGGGAAGCGTCATCCGCCGCGTAAGTTGCGACGGAGCAACGAAATAGGCCGTGCATGTTTTCTAGTTTCCAAACCTAGTCTATGAGTTACGCAGGAACTAAGCACGCAGGTGGGCGCCCGAAAGGAAGCAAGAACCCCGCAACGATCGAGCGAGAGCGGGTTGCGGCTGAGGTTCAGCTTCGCAGGTACAGAACGGCTCACCGCATCTTCAACGCGCAGCTTCGTCTCGCGGAAGGTTGCAACTACGTTTACGAAATCATCGAAACGGGCGAAGGCAAGAACAAAAAGCGCGAGCATGTCCTCGTCACTGACCCTGAGCGCATTCGGCAGTTTCTCGATAACGGAAACGAGGAAGGCAACGGCGAGAACTACATGTTCATCACAACCGAGAAGCCTGACGGTAAGATGATCGCCGATATCTTCGATCGTGCATTCGGAAAGCCGACGCAAGCAATCGAGGTGACACGCACGCCTGATTCGGATGTCCGCGACCTAGACGATGACGATATCGATCCCGAACTTGCCGCCCTCAGAGCGGCTGAGCTGGATTCGCGAGAGAGAGAAGGCGCTACTTCGGGAGAAACTCCGAAGGAAGGCATCAACTAGCCTCTACCAGTTCGTCGCGCAGGCGTGGCCGATCATGCGGCCCGCTGTTCAGTTCAAAGATAATTGGCACATCGGGGCCATCTGCGAACACCTTCAGGCTGTCAGTGAAGGTCAGATAACTCGGCTCATCATCAACGTTCCCTTTCGCACAGCTAAGTCCACGATTTGCAGCGTCGCATGGCCTGCGTGGGAGTGGATTCATCGCCCTACGATCAAGTGGTTGTGCGGTTCGTACGCTGAGAAGCTGGCAATTCGCGATAACCTCGCGATGCGTCGGCTGATTCAGTCGAATTGGTATCAGGAGCGTTGGGGGCGTGGATACAACCTAACCGATAACTCGGATTGGGGCGACCCTGATGGTTTCGAGCTAACCGGCGACCAGAATCAAAAGGTCAGATTCGAAAACGACCGCAGCGGCTACCGAATCGCGTTCGGTGCCAGCAGCGGCGTGATGGGCGACGGCGGAGACCGCGTCCTAATCGATGATTGGCACGACAGGCAGGGGGCGCACAGCGACAAAGAGCGCGAAGCGTCGCTCGTCACCTTCGATGAAGCGGTATTCACGCGGCTAAACGATCCGATCGTTGATCCTATCGTGATCGTGATGCAGCGACTTCACGAGAATGACTTGTCGGGGCATTTGCTCGCTGCGGGCGGGTATCAGCACCTGCTCATCCCGATGCGGTATGAGCCAGAGCGCTCGAAAGTAACCGTCATCGGGTGGAAAGACCCGCGCAAGGTTGCCGGGGAGCTGATGCATCCGGCTCGCTTCCCGGAAGCGTACGTCGCCGACATTGAACGTAAAAACCCGTACATGGCGGCGGGGCAGCTTCAACAGCGACCCGCGCCGTCCGAAGGCGGGATTCTCAAACGCGCGTGGTGGCAGTTCTGGGATGATCTCCCCGCGAAATTCGATGAAGAGATTCAGTCGTGGGACTTGGGCGGGCGCATCGTAGACACTCACCGATCTAAATCGTCTCGCGGGTCCGGTAGCGATTCGGCTAACTACACGGCTGGTCAGGCGTGGGGCAGAGTCGGCGCGAACTGCTACATGAAGCCTGAGCAAGTTTACGCGCAGCTTGATTTCGCGCGTGAAGTTGAAAAGATTCTCGATTTCTCAAATCGGCATCGCGGCGCAATCCTGATCGAAAACAAGGCGAACGGACCGTCCGTAATCGCTACGTTGAAGGATAAAATCCCCGGAGTGACACCTGTCAATCCTGACGGCGATAAAACGGCGAGAGCGCAGGCCGTATCGCCGTACATCGCTTCAGGAAATGTGTGGCTGCCGAATCCGTACGACGCGCAGGGGAACCCGCGCGCTGACCGTGAGTGGGTTCTGCTGTTCATCGAAAATTGCGCGTCGTTCCCGAACGGGTCAAATCCTCCGGGGTCACACGGCGACGACGTAGACGCGATGACGCAGGCGATTCACCACCTGCTACACGCAAGAGGTGAGGCCGGAACGGCAATCGAGTTCCTACGTCTCCGCGCCGCAAAGATATTCGAAAACGAACACGCAGAGCGGCACCGCAACAAGCAGACCGAATGTCCCGGCACGGAATGTCAGATCATCACGGAGATCATGAAAGAGCGGGGACTTGCCGCTTGAGGAAATTTGAATGGCGCAATCCCCGAACGGATATCGAAACGGAGCGGGAGTGCCATTCAACCCGCAGGATGTAGTTGCGGCGGGGCGTTTAGGGTTTACGGACAAGCTCCGCGCGACCTTCAACGTTTGGATGGGGGCTGGTGCGCCGCCTGTCGCTCAGGCGCCGGCCAACGAACGTCCGCGTATCTTCGATTACATCCCCGGCTTCAACGCATTTCGTTCGCCGGATAACGTCAAGCAGCAGGATTCGGGCGGGGTATCGTTCCCGAACCTTCGGTTGCTCGGTGGGCAGACGGTAGTCAACGGGGCGATCTATCACGCTGCTGAGAAGATCAAGAAAATCGAGTTCACATTTACGTGTCTCCCGAAAGCGGGCGAGACTCCGCAACAGACACAGGAGAGGTCTGGCAAAGACCCGCGCATCACCGAGCTTCGAACGTTCTTCGAGTCGCCTGACAGAGATCAGGATTACCCGGAGTGGATTTCGGATGCGTGGGTTCAGATTCTCACGTGCGATAACCTCTCGCTCCTCCGGTGGGACTACGAATACGGCGGGTCGAAACGAGGACCGTACGCGATCAACGTCATTGACGGCGATCACATTCAGCCGCTCATCGATGACACTGGTCGCGTTCCGATCGGGCTCGATGAAGTAGCTTACGAACAGTGGACGCGCGGGGTACCTCGAAAAGAGTTCACGCGTCGGCAGTTGATGTACCGCATGTGCTGGCCCTCAGCGCAGAAGGTGATGGGGTGCTCTCCCGTAGAGCGGATGTGGTTCTACCTGAACATCGCCCTGCGCCGGGACATGACGAAGCTCGGCTGGTACACGGAAGGAAACATTCCGGCAGGTATCTGGCCGGTGAGTACGCAGCATTGGGGTCCGAAGGACATCTCGCAGGCGCAGGACTTGCTCGATTTAATCACGTCGGGGCAGGGCGCGAAATCGAAATTACTTCTAGTCCCTTCGGGCGACGGGAATCCGATTTTCCCCGCCGAGAAGTCGCTCATCGATCCGTTCGATGAGTACCTGACTCGGATGGCGTGCTACTTCATCGGCGTCCCGCATTCGGCGCTGATTAAAGAGCAGAACAAGGCCACCTCCGAAAACGCGCGCGACAACGCAGATGAAGAGGGGGAGCTGCCGAGAATTGATTTCACTCGGCGGCTTCACAACCGCATCGTACGGCAGTGGTTCGGGTACGAAGATATTGTTGCTCTGCCGTCCCGAGACGTAGAGCTGGATGCAGGGCTTCAGAGCGAGGTCAACGATCGCGGGATTCGCACCGGCCTGCGGCAGATTGACGAGGTACGGAAAGAGAACGGGGACGCTCCTCTCGGCCTGCCGCCCGGATACCTCAGCGATAAGCGGGGGTATCGGACATTCGAGGCGGATTTGGCGGACCTCGCACGCGCGGCAGCAGCGCCGGTTACTCCGGCCCCTGATGCGCCGCAAGCTCCTAGCGATGACGTGCAGCCGGACGCGATTGTAGACACGTCTAAGATGGATGGTCCCTTCGAATACGCGAGCCTTCAGGTGAATATCATCGGCTCGGTAGCGCAACAGCTTCTCGATATGGCCGCGTCGATTCCCGATGACGCGCTTGCGGAAAAGGGCCGGGAAACCGATCCCCATGTCACCTTGAAATTCGGAATCGAACCGAAGGTGACCATTGAAGAGATTCGCAGTGTGCTAGGCAAAGACATAAGCGGCACGATGAAGTTCGGACCAACCGCGTTCTTCGCCGCCGAAGATTACGACGTTGTTTTCGTGATGGTCGAAAGCGATGATTTGAAAGGCTTGAACTCACTCATTACGGAAGGCGTTGATACGACCGAAACGAAGCCTAACTACGTGCCGCACGCAGCGCTCGCATACGTCGAATCGGGACGCGGGCATGAGTTCGCTGGAATGGGAACGTTGAACGGTGTCGAGTACCCCTACTCGGCGGTTTGGTACTCAGACCCTGATGGCAAGCTCACGAAGTTGCAGACGGTGAGAAGTCACGTCAGGGCGAAGGCGGTAGCGTGACGGCGCATTTGACATCGGAAGAAGCTCCGACAGCCGAGACGCGCATGACGCATGAACGCGTCATCGAGCTAATTGAGAAGTGGCGCGGACTGCTACTCCTGAACGCGCATCACATTGACGTTTGCTTCGGTGATGAGCCTTGCCCTACAGACAGGCTGTGTTGCGCCGAGATCGCTGTTAACACGCCGTATCTGAGCGGTCACCTGCTCACGATTCATCCGCGCTTTTTTGAGAGTAGCGACGACGACAACCGGGAGCGAAGGATCGTTCACGAGTTGACGCACATCATCACGCACGAAACGAAGTTGGTTCTAAAGCGCCTGCTAGTTGAAGAGAAGTTCACGACATGGCGGGAAGCGAAAGAGGCGGACGAGCGGGTAACGGATTACTTCGCCAACGTCGCCTACGCGCTGGAGTCAAGAGACAAATGAGCACCTACACCCCGGACTCCCGCCGCCGTGACAGCGAGGGGCGTCTCTACCTTCAAGATACGAAGGGAACGCTGCGCCGCGTCGCCGTTTTGGATGACGGCATTCACTTCATGAAGCCGATGAACAAGGCGGATCGGAAAGCGGCGAAGCGAAGAATTCAGAGAGTCAGAAAATCATGAGTTTCTTCACGGTATCGCGCAACTTTCGCGACGAAGTAGTCCCGAATGCGGAAGGACTCGTAAGCGCCGAAGTCTTCTTTCCGGTGCAGAAGTTCGATGAGCGCACCGGCAGATTCGAAGCGTGGTCTACGGTTGAGGAAATCGACAATCACCGCGAGATTTGCGACGTAGAGAAAAGCTGGCCAGCTCTCGTCAAGTGGTCCGAAACGATCAGCGATCTTTCGGGCGGAAAGAGCGTCGGCAACCTACGCATTCAGCATCGCCGGGACACAATCGGCGGGCAACTCACGCTAATGGAGCGCCGCGACCGCGACGGGAAACCGGGAGTCTACGTTGAAGGACTCATCAGCGACGAAACAGCGAAGGCGGATACGGCAGCGGGAAGAATTACTGGACTCTCCGCGCGCGGCCTGACAAAGAAATGGGCGGACCCGGACAATCCCGGCGTCACGCGGTACGCATTCGTGGATGTGGAAGAGAAGTCTTTGTGCGACCGGCCCGCCGTGCCGCACGCTCTGATCGAAGTTCTGAAATCTGACGGAGGAGTCGAAATGGTTCAGGCAACCGGGCGCACCATCGCGCAGTTCTGGGATTGCGGCGTAGAAGGCTGCACGACGCGTCACGCCCTGAAGGGTGAGGCGGTCAAGTGCGAGGGCGTTGCGAGTGAGGTAGCTGTCCCGCGCCGCGTGGAAGCGAAGGTAATCAGCGCGGAAGTCAGCAAGTCGCTCTGGCACGTATCGGACGCCATCGCCGTTCTCTCCGGCCTGCTCTGTCTCGTGGACAACAAAGAGTACGAGGAGACGTGGGAGGCCATCAACAACGGCAACACGGATGGCCTGCCGATCGTGCAGCAGCTCAAAGGACTCGCGCGGCAGATGTTCGATGCGCTCTCGGCGATGATTGCCGATGAGCGCGCCGAACTGGACGAAGGACTCACTTCCGAAATGGCGATGTCGTACGCAATGCGCTCGCTCGCGAAATCGGAAACAGCGAAGCAGCTCATCAAATCGCTTCACGTGCCAACCGGAGACGGCGGCAACGGGGGCACAACGAAGGAGAAAACCGTGAACGATCAAGAAGTTGGGAAACTGGTTTCAACCGCCGTGGCCGAAGCGATCAAGAAGTATGATGACGACCGCCGCGCGGAAGCATTGAACGCCGCCAAGATCGAAGAGACGGCAAAGGCAGCGGATGCAGCAACCGATGCGCGCATTCGCAAGCAGCTCGCTCCGCTCGCAAAAGCGCTCGGCGGGGACGAAAACGCGACGGATATCGTCGGCGAAGTCGCCAAGGCGTACACCAAGCAAGCTGAGACCGCAACCGAGCTGGCCGCGAGCGTCGCGGAAGTTGAGAAGGCAATCGGCGCGCTCGTACACGCTACCGCACTCCGCTCCGGCGTCGAAGTTCCCGAGAACGCGACCGCCGACGAAGTTTTGAAGGCGATGCTGAACAAGCCCGCCAAGCCGGTCGCGAATCTTCGCTCCGTCACCAAGCTCGAAGACACGTCCACTACAACCACGGACACATCCAAGAGCACGGACAAGGGCGACCCGTTTGCGAGCGCGAATCTTCAGGCGCGGCAGATCGGGTAACGCATGTCCTACGTTTTCCTATGCAGCTTTCCGCAGCCTGCGGAGAGCCCTACCGAGGAGGTAACCAAAGATGTTGAGTCAGGAAATGATCGCAGCAACGCAGCAGATGCTGGCGAACGCACGCTCGGAATCAGTGAAAGCGACGTTCGTGCAGCCGTCATCGGGGACGAGCGGTCTCCAATACGTGAACATCTACCCGGCAGTTCTGACGATGTTTCCGTTCGCGGAGACACCGTGGCTGAACGAGACGCCGACGACGGACGGCCAATGGAACGTCCAGTCTTCCTACAAGGCGATCACCGGAACGAACACCGGAAAGATCACCGCCGGAATCCCGGAAGGAAACCGTAACGGGCAATTCGACTTCGCGATGAGCGAGTACACGGAATCGTTCAAAACGATGTCCATGGAAGGAAGCGCGACGCTTCAGGCCGAACTCGCCGCAGGAGTCAACGCAGCAATTCCGTATGACGACGTCGCCGCGCGCGCCCGCCGTTACGGGACCGTCAATCTGCTCGTTGAAGAGGAGTGGGCGCTGCTCGGCGGAAACACGACTTCAACCGGCATCGCGCTCGCAGCGCCGACGAACGTCGCGATCGCCGGAGCGTCAACCGGTGGAGCGATCTCGACCGCCGCTGTTTTCGTCAAAGTCGCCGCGCTCACGCTTGACGGTGTTCGTCAGGCAAACGCAACGTCGGCGGGCACTCAGCGCACCATCACGCCGTACGGCGGAGGTTCGTCGTATCAGGTCAATCTCGGCACCGGCATTCTGTCATCGCAGGTCACGGTTGGTTCGCTGACCGGCGCCACGAACAAAGCCACCGTCACGTGGGACCCGGTTGTAGGTGCGGCGGGTTACGCCGTGTTTGCCGGTAGCACCACGGGCGACGCAAACCTGTTCTTCGCCGGGATCGTGTACGTGAACAACATCGTTCTCACCGCGCTCCCCGCGAACACGAATCAGGCCGCGACCTCCATCGCTGCGAACTACTCGCAGAATCAGTACGTGTTCAACGGCTTCATCACTCAGGTCAGCCGCAACGACCCGAACACGTCCGCGCAGGCTGGGTACGTCAAGTCGCTGCTCGGTGGCACTCTCACCGCAACCGGTAAGGGCGGCATCGTCGAAATCAACGATTGGCTTACGCATCAGTATCTCGCGTGGGGACTCGACGACTACGAAATCTGGATCGGCGCAGGGATGACGACGAACGTCTCCAACAAAGCGCTTACCGGATCAACCTCGACTCCGTTCATGGTGCAGGTTGACGCCGGGGCCGTGAACCTGACAACTGGTCAGACGGTCAGCGGCCTGACGCATCCGATCACCGGGCGCAAGCTCGCCATCCGCCATCACTTCATGCTCCCTCCCGGCCTGATCCTCTTCAAGCTGCGCAGTCTCCCGGCGCGTTACGTGAACGACAACGTTCCCGCCGTGTTCCGCATGGCCCGCCGCATGTCGTACGCGTCTTTCGAGTTCCCGATGACGACGTTCCGCAAAGACGTAGCCGCCGTCGTGGACGAGCTGTATCAGAACTTCGTTCCGTTCGGCAGCGGCATGCTGACCGAAGTCGCAATCGGATAAACCCTTCGGTGGCGCGGGCCGTTAACGTGAGGACGGCGCGCTGCCGGATTGCAAACCAATGCTCATCACTGCCGCCCAAGTAGCCGACACTCTGCCCGGCCTATCGCCGACTGACGCGCTTCTAGTGCAGAAAGTCCGAGAGGCTGATGCATGGGCCAAACTAGCCTTCGGGCGGCAGTTTGAGCGCGGCGTGTACGCTCTCAAGCCGAGAGTGTATGGAGCGCCGTACGTTCTTTTGCAGGAGTCGCCGATTCGTGCTGTCGTGTCGGCATTCTCTGATCCCACAGGACTCTTTCAAGCCTCTACGCAAATCCGCGACGTATCCAAATTCACCTTCAACCCTCTGCCGGGTGATGATGACAACCGTCTCGATCTCGGCGGCTACGCTTTGCCGCAGGGAGTTGGTACGTTTCTTCTAAATGTAGAAGCGGGATGGTGGCCTGCCGATGACCCTGTTCACGAGTCCGACATCCCGGCAGATTTGAGCGGCGCTCTCATCAAACGCGCGCGTGTTGAATTCAAGCGCGCGGTAGGCGTGAGTGACGAAGAAACGAAGCAGTTCACGGACGAAGTAATTCTGAACAGTCAGCGCCGCTACCGGCGCTGACAAACATTCGAGGAGAATCAAATGAACAACGCAGACACCGCCCGCGCCTTTCAGCTCATGGTCGAAATCTCCACGCTTTACACGCACGGCGGAGACTCGACACTCATCATCGACAAATGGAACGAGTTGAACGAAATCTACCACCGCAACGGCGGCGCCACGCCCACGGAAGCGCAGGTGAAGGAGCTTCTTCCGAAGCAGCCGCCGAGCGATCAGGCTTCGAAGTCCGCGCAGTCCGAAGTGAAGGCGGAGGCGAAATACGGCACGCCGACGAACGGAACGATCCCGAACGACGACGACCTGAAGTCCGGCAGCCGCAACTTCCAGACCGGCGACGTGAAGATCAAGAGCAACACCCCCGGCGCTCCCGCGCAGTGGGCCGTCATCAAGCGCGGCGACCCGATCCCGGCTGGCTTCGAGTCCATCGGCGCAATCGCGTAAAAGCTGAATTCTCGTTCACGAATGGGGCGCGTCGAAGGGCGCGCCCCTCTTTTGACCGATGCTCACAGCCGACGAAATCACACTCCTGCGCCGCACGTACCTGCGCGACCTGTGGGTAGCGCCCGTTCCATCTGTTTCTCAGGGCGTCGGGCTGAGCAACTACAACCGCGAAGTAAAGGCAAACTTTTTCAGCGACGCTGACCTCCAAGCGAAGGCTGATGAAGCCGCCGTGAAGTATTCGTACGAACTCCCGAGCATCTACGCGGCGGAACTCGATTGGCAGAAAGCTATCGGAACCGACACCACGCCGTACCTGACCACCGCGCAGGGCGGCAACAAGGACTTGACGTTTACTGCGGTCAATGCGGATGACGACGTGACGATCGCGTACGTGGTAAGTGGGGCTTCAACGCCTCTCACGGTAAACGTAAGCGGCAAGTCAATCGCGGTTCACGTAGCTACGACTTCTAGTTCTGTTGCGGATTCGACGGCGAATCAGATCAGCGCGGTGATCGGAGCAAGTGCTCCGGCCCTCGCGTTGGTCACTCCGACTCTTCCGAGCAACAGCGACGGCACGGGAAAGCCGGGAGCAATGGCGGCGACGCATCTGACTAGCGCAGCGCAGCGTGCGGCTGAAGCGCTGCGGCAGGACGCGTTTTTTCGTGGAATTCGCAGCGCTGTTTTCGAGGACATGGTTACGGATGACGGATTCGTAGCCTACATCCCGACCGACTCACGCGCTACTCGCATCGCTGAGATGCGGACGCAGATTGCTGTTGACCGGCAATTCATCGCTGACAAGACCGTTCACGGACGTAGGCGAATCGCGGCAGGCTGGTCGCCGAAAACACCACGGCAGTACATCATTGCGAATCCGAATCAGTGATAAGGTTACGCGATCAGCTTCATGGCTACCCGCTCACCGGTATCGCGACGGAAGAGGGACATTTTCGTATCTGGTTTCGCTGAAAATGTCACAACGTACGGATATGCTTCGCTCGTGAGTGTAGTAAGCCGCCTGAAGGTAGCCCAGTCAATCAGCAGAGGGTTTTCTCCGGCTTCTGCGCGAGCGGTAAGGATCGTCTCGATGTCACGTAGTTCGGCGTAAGCGGATTCTCGTTTTATCCGCATAGCTTCGGCGTTTTCGCTCTCTCGCCTCTCGGCTTCTGCTGATCTCGCGGCTAGTTCCCGTTGTTCGCGTCTAAGCTGAGCGCTGATCGCGCTACGTATCCCAAGAAAAGAGCCGCCGCCTGCTGCTAGTACGGATGCGGTAAAAAGGAAAAACTCTCGGTAAAAATCAAGCTCGTTCATGGCTGCATTCTAGTTCATCTTCAACTTCGAAGGAGCAACACGCACATGTCACTCGACACAACCGTAGCGCAGAAACTCGTCACGGCTTTTCTCGAAAACTCACCGAACCCCGTCAGCGCGATCGGCATCATGAAAGACGCTGGCGTGACGATCGGCGAAATCACGCAACTCGCGATCAATCATCCTCCGCTGAAAACGCGGCTGAATGACATCGGCGTCGCGGTCAACAACTCGGGCGGCAGGTGGCCGCTCGCACTGCCCGAACCGAAAAAAGCCAAGGAAGGTCCGGCATACGGCGAAACCGTGGTCGGCGCTCTGCCCACAGATGACGAACTGAAGGCCGCGCCGCACAGCTTCCTGCCGGGAGACATCAAGGCTACCAGCACAGTCGGCACGGATGCTGTGTGGACTGTCGTCAAGCGCGGAGAGGCTGTTCCGACCGGCTTCACGCAGTCAGGATCGATCGCGAGAGCGTAGTCATGCTGAAGTCGTACATGACCGAAGATTGGCCGGAGCGCATCATCGTCAACGCTCACGCCGATTGGACGAGGCGTGACGTGGTGGATGCTGCGAGCAAACACACTCTCGCGAATGTGAAGAGCGCAACGATCACGGTCACGGCGGATGCGCTGATGAGGGTTTCGATCGTCGCCCTGAAGATGGATGCTAACTTCAATTGCGTTCGTGGCGAGAACGGTTTCGAAACGTTCGAAAGGGCATTCTTCGTAGCGCCAGATTCAGGGCTAGGCGTTGCGATTCCGTGCGAATCCAGCAAGAAATAACCATGCCCGTTACCGCCCGTTTCGTCGGTGCGCCGATTGGCCCACGACTGCGGCAGCTCCCCGCAATCGTAGCGTCGCTGAAATCCAAGTACCTGACTACTTGGGCTGGACAGATCGTCATCAGCGAGAAGATGAACATAGATGAAGGCGTGTCGCCGGACGGCGCGATCCATCTCGCACTCAAGCGTCCGCGCCCAAAGGGTCACAATCAAGAGAATCACCCGCTGAAGGACTCGCTAGAACTTTACAACTCCATCAAGTTCACGCCGTTAGAGCCGACTGATTTCGTGCGCATCGGCCCGACTGCGGTTAGTAAAAGCGGCTTCCCGTATCCGTCAGCGCAGAACAAAGGAACGGACACAATCCCGCGTCGCCGCTTCATCGGCCTACGGAGTTCGGATCGCACGTTCATCCGCGAAAGCGCGATTGCGATGGCGCGTGAGGCAATGCAGATGGTATCCGCAGGATGACCGACTTCATCACGACGCTTGGGGCAAACTTCGTCTCTCTGCTCACGTCCGGAATGACGTACCTAGACCCGACGCGGGGCGGCACTTGCCAGACGGCTACGGACGCGAAATCCGTTTTCGATCTAGGACAACTTCGAACCCCGGCCATAGTAGTCGTCCTCGTCAACATGACCCCGAACGGAGCGCGCAAAACGCCTCTCGGGAGAATGGTCACAGAAGTAACGCTGACATGGAGGCTTTACCTAGTCGGCGCGAACTTCAACAGGGCAGACGGCGACGGGCGCGAAGGTGTACTCGGCGAACCCGGAACGAATCAGATGATTGCCGATGTCATCAAGTTCTGCCACGGAAAGTACGTCGTAAATCCGCAGGACCAACTACCCGACGCGCGATTGTCCCCTAGCACTCTCGTGTGGATGGGCGACACGAACAGCAGAATCATCTATCAATTTGACTGGCAGCACGGCTTCGTCCTTCAGGAAGAGGGAACGGGCGCGTGGGCAGTCCCTTAGAAATCGACAGGAGAGAAATCAATGCCCGATCCGGTTCAAGGCTCAAATACCTCAATCCGCATCATCCCTCAGACGGCAAAGGATGTCGTAGGAGCTGACGGCAGCGTTATCAGTGCGTCCGCGCCGAGCTTTAAGCCCGAGGCTTCGAACTTCGTTGATGACGCCCTGACCGGTCGCCCGCAAGCCGGGGAAGTCGTTCGCGGTAAGCAGAAGTCGTCGGGCGATGCGACGTACACCGTGAACCGCTCAAGTATCCTGCCGATGGCGCAGGCGCACTTCGGCGGGCATCGCGTTCGCGGCGCATCCGGATTCTTCGTTCACGAATACTGGTACGACACGATGCAGTACCAAGCCTTCGAACAGAAGATGACGAACGACGCGGGGTCGATGTACCTCCAGTTCATCAACACGCTGGTGGGAACAACGCGCTTCAGCCTCAAAGAGCAGGACTTGATGAAGGCTATGTTCGGAATCGTCGGCGGGAAGCAAATCGCGCCGATCCCAACGACCTCCCTCATCACCGGCACCCTGACGGATCGAACTGGCAAGCCGCCACTCTCCTATCTCCGCGCGTTCGTGAAGATAGCCGGGACGAAAGTCGCCACCGTTCAATCGCTAGACATCAACTCCGATCGCCACGCGGACACGTACGCGGCGATGGACGAAACGTCGTATGTCGCGGGAGCAATCACCGGCAAGCCTACGTGCGCTGGTACGGCGAAGATGCTGCTTGATGTGCCGACGTACACGAATCTCGGGCTTGATCCTGACAACATTCAGTCGCTGGAGGCGGTCGTTCCGCAGGGCAATTTTTTCGGCGTCGGGATCGAAATGCCGAACGTGAAGTTTCAACTTCCCCGCGTCGGAACGAACGGGTTGCTTCTGCACGATCAGACGCTGGACTTCGATGCGTCTGGACCGGTCGGAAGCGCTGATGTAGCCGCGCAGCTCCGTTCGAAGTTCTTCACAACCCCCACCGATCTCGGTGGACTCACGCTCATCTTCACGGTAACGGGAGCTGGCGCGCAGACGATCACGTTTGCGAGCGGAGACAACACGCCCGCTCTGGTAGCCGCGAAGATCAACGCGACCGCTACCCTGCTCACCGCCTCCGTGGAGCGTATGTTCGGCGAGACGGGCGGCAGCGTCGTTCTGAAGACGATCGCGAAAGGAACAGGCGTTACACTCACCATCGGTGCGGGCACGGCGAACACGGCGCTCGGATTCACAGATACGACACCCACGACTGGCCTTGATGGTCAAACGATCGTTCTGCGCGTGTTCACGGACGTTGCAGCTTAAACGCAGTCGGCGTAGAATCCGCTGACCGCGAAAGGAGCCGCCGTAACCATGAACTACCTAAACTACATCCTCATCGCCGCCGCAATCGCTCAAGCTGTGCAGACCGAGAGCGCGCCGGGCACCGAAAAATCAGGCCGTCGCGCGCGCGCCATCAAAACGGTGCTGACCGCCATCACGCCGCTGATTCCGGCAGTTGCCACGCATCCCGAAGTGGCTGAGCACATCGGGGCGCTGATTGACGACTTCGTAGCGCTCGGCAAAAAGGTTCCGGCAACAAACCCGGCACCAGCCGTCTAAGCGGCACAGAACGATCTCAAAAAAACCGAAGGAGCATGAATGAGTGACGAAGTGAACATCCCTGCCGAGACGCCTGCGCCGCCGAGCAACGCCACCGAGCCGCCGCAGGAAACATACGTCGTAAGCCAAAAGGAAATCGGCTCGCGCGTATTCGAACGCCTCGTTCCGAATCCCATGCGTCCGAATTCATGGGTAACACTCCGCCGCATCACGGAAGCGCGCAAGCGGCAGATCAACGACAAGTACAACGTCACGTTCGGCAACAAGCCGATGAACGTGAAGTTCGGAAACTCCTTCCAGCAACAGCAGATGGAGAGCTTCGTTGACATGGGCGGATGGAGCACGGCTCCCGGTGTTCCGCTCGCAGCGACAGCGGAGAACTTCGTGGAGTACGTCGCGTCGCATCAGTTCCTTTTCGAAGGTGAGCCGACTACGGTTTGGACCCGCTGCGAAGCACTGATTGACGAAAAGCTGTTCGGTGTAGAAAAAAACTCCTAGCCGTCATCGGGTACGCGTTTGACCTAGATGGCGGCGGCACGGATGCGGATAGGTGCCGAGCCTGCAAATCTTTTCGCCAATCAGACGAAGATAGCACCGGCATTCCGTGCGCGGATGAAGACACGGACGAAGAAGACAAGCCGTGCCGCGATTCGGGCTACACACAAACGTGCCTGCGCCCAGAGCCCAATATGCTGCCAGCCGTGCAGAATGTCTGGAGTCTTTGGTTGCGTACGCGCGGCGGAGGTTTCACGCGGTTCGTTTCAGGCATGACTATCATCCCGGTTGGCAAGATTCGCGAAGCCGTCATATCGGAGGCGAGGGCGATGGGCATACCGTGGGACGACAACAACGCGCGCTGGTACGGGATGGTCGAAGATGCGTGGCTCGCGGACTTGGCTCACAAAAGAGAGCGCAAAGGTCAATAGCGACGCAGCCAACCGGTACCGCCGCAATCAGGGCAGTCTTTGCGGTGCGCGCAAGCGGCGATGTGCTCTTTCATGTGGAGCGCCGCAGAGCCGCATGAGCAGTGAAGCGTCTGCGAGATGAGCGGCGTGATCGTTATAGTAACGTTCGTCCCATCGAAAACGATGCTTTCGATCAGCGTGAGTGCTTCGCCGTCATCGGCGCAAACGTACCGCGTGACGCCGGGATGCTCTTCGTAAACGTACATGACGATGCTGGTCGTATGCAGTGCGTGGACGCTCGACGTGATCCATTCGTCCAGCAAACGCTCCGTCGCAGACGCTATCGTGTTGCGGGTGAAGCTCGCGGCGGCATCGCGCAAGTCATGAACGTTGTCATCTACGGACGGCAGAGCGATCCCGAAATCACGCGGTTCTTCCGCGCGGGACATGCACTCCAGCAACTTCGATTCGATCACCGCTGCCGCATTCGGCAGTTTGCGCAGGAAGGCGATTATGTCCGTGCGCAGCGCGACGGTGTAGCGCTGTTTCGGCTCGCCGTTCGGAGCGGTTGGCTTGCGTCCGCGCTTCACCGTAGCGCCGTCCCGAGATCGAGCATCTTGCGGAACGTGGCGATGCGCTCAACGCTATTCGGGTCGGTAGGGCGAATGGCCTTGATCGCGCTCTCAACTTCGGAGCGGGCAATGAACCATGGATGGTAGTCGCCGCCGCGCGGCTCACCGAGCCGGAGTTTCATGATTCGACTCCGCGTCCGCGCAGCTTCGTAGAGACGCTGTACACGCCAGCGCCGAGACTCCTTTGCGTGATGTCGTAGATGCCACCAGCAAGAATCAACTCGCCGTCTGTCCGCAGCATGATTTCGCGTAGTTGCTCACGGGTGACCGACCCGTGCGCCAATCCCGGCATGCTCGCTAGGAAGCTGAGAAAGAGTTCTGCGAACGCTTCTACGGCGGAAGTTGATGACTTTGTTTTCATTTCCGCTCCTTCGAAATCTCATTCGCGATGCGTTCGATGTGAACGGCGAGCTTGAACCTGTTCGCGTCAGGCTTGCGCAGTTCTGCGGCGATCTCGCGCAGGCGGTCCATGCGCGCCTGAATCTCCACGAACAGATCGATGCCGTTCATATTCAAGCGAATCAGGTCAACGTTCTGCGGCGGTTTCGATACAACCGCTAAGGCGGGTATTGTTGGTCCCGTGAGGCATTCGGAGCATGCGCGGCGCTTCACGGCTAGCGCTCTCGACCGCGCTGCGTTCGTGTGTTTCTTGGGTAGCGTGACCGATGTTGAATGTCCGCAATCCAGTTTGTAGTTGATGCGCGTGCGACCCGTGATCGATTGACTAGCGTTGCTTGATACGACACTGCTGAACTTCTTTCCGGTAGTCGTCATCATGGTTGTTCCTGTTTCGGCGTGATGCGTCACGCCGTGTTCCATTCAAAGAAAACGAGAAGCGTTCCGGTGGAGTCGATAACGTTGCCGCGATGCTTCGTCGCCTTCGGTCCGTGGATGCCTAGGCAGGAAAATAGAACGCCGTTGACCTTGACGGATTCGGCGCAAACGAATTTGGCGCTCATGACTTCACCTTTGCGGGCGGCTCCGGCAGCGGCATCCAATGCGTGACGCCCCAGTCATCAATCGCGTTTCCATGGAAGCCCGGAACGGTAGCAACTGGTTCCATCCGGTCGGAGTACATCGCGACGGTGCCGATGACGATTCCGAGAACGGGGCTATACAACAGAGACTTCGGGAGACTGCCGTCGTTCGGCATCGTCACAGGGTGACTTTCGATCGGCTTCCACTCGTTCTTGGTATTCATCGTTGCCTCCATGCCGACAAGATACGTCCTCTTCAGAGTTTATGCAAGCACAAATAGACACTCCCCGGCACAATTTTTCGTAAGTTACTGAAAACAAAGGAAAGATAACCGCACATGGAAGGCGACGGCATCAACGAATCAGTAATCCTGAATTTCGCAGTTGAGGGCACGGAAACAATCGTCGCCGCTGCCGAAATTCAGGACGGCTTGACGGCGAGCGTGGAGGCTTTCGCCTCTAGCGCCACGTCTGCGTACGCGAAAGCCAACGCCGCGCAGAAGTCCATCATCGATGCCTACATGCAGCAGGCGCAGGCCGCGAAAGAGTCAGGCGCGAGCGCGATGCGTCAGAGTGCGGACATCAAGGCCGCAATTGCTGACCTCGAAAAGTACGCGATCTCATGGGCGCAGGGCGCAAACGCATCCATCACCGGCTCAGCGGCGGCTGCTGAAGCGGCGGGAGTCCTTCGCGTAGAACTCGCGCAACTCGCCGCAGCGCAGGCAGCGCAGGCGGCAGCAGCGAAGGCGGCAGCAATTGAACAAGCCGCTCTCGCTAAACTTGCCGGAAATCCTGCCGCAGTTGAAGGCTACCTTGCACAAGCTGATGCCATCGTTACATCGAATGTCGCGCTCGGACTTCAACAGGTGCAGCTCCGTACGATCGCGGCAGAACTTCAGAAAGATGTAGCCGGATTCGCAGCGCTCGGTGATGCAGGAATTGCGGCGGCGGAAGAATCATCGGAAGCGCTGACCGTGGTCCGTGCTGCGCTCGCGTCAATTGCCGCGGAGCAGAAAGTTGTCATGGATGGTATGGCCGGAATCGCTGCCGCGTCGGTAGTCGCTGGCAACGCGGCAGAAGCCGGGATAGGCAAGGAGATCGCGAGAGAGGCGGCGAAGCTGGCCGGAGTCGAATCAGGCATCATCAGTATGGCCGGAAAGATGGCCCCGCTAGCCGCAGGAATTGGACTCGTCATTCTGGCGAAGGATGCGACCGAATACGCGGCGTCTCTTGAACACATGCACGAAAAGTTAGGCATCGCTACCGAGACGCTTTCCGTATTCGGCGTTGCCGCCCGCCAGAACGGGATGGAAGTTCAGGACATGAACCGCTCTATCGCGATGCTGTTCAAGAACATCGATCTTGCGCTACATCAGGGCGGGAAGAAGCAACTCGTTAACCTGAGCGAGATGCTAGGCATGAGTCAGGAAGACACTATCCGATGGGGGAAAACAGCCGACGCGACAAAGATTTTGCTGGATACGATCACGGCGATCGACGCGATTCCAGACCCCGTTACTCGTCTCGCTAAAGCGCAAGAGCTACTGGGCCGCACGGCTGGCGCTGGACAGCTTCTGAACACCATTCACCAACTCGCAGGAGCTGGGTTCGAACAAGTCACAAAGCAAGCCCGCGAACTCGGAATGGTAATCGACGAGGAGACAGCAAGGAAGGCTCTTGAATTCGAGCGATCGTGGGCACGCATGAAGTTGGCACTGATGGGTTTCGGTACGCAGTTGATTCCTATCGTTAGTGCGCTAGGTCAACTTCTGGATGTAATTATAAAGATCAAAAACCTGACCCCAGAATCGGGTGCTGTTGGTTTTGCGTCTAGCGCTACCCAGGCAGTCATCAATCCGTTAGTGCAGTTACAGTTGATCCAACGCGCGTACGCGACTACCCGTGACGCTGCCGAGAAATGGATCAGCGAGCATAGCGGACGCGCGCTGAACGCGCTAGGTGTAGGCGCATGGGGCGTGTCTGGCGTTGGCGTTGATAGGGGACCAGCACCGCAACAATCTTTCGAAGAGCACATGCAAGCGGCGATCGACCGGACGCCACCACTTACGGCTGAACAAAAACTGAAACAGGAAGAACTACTTAAGCTGGCGCAAGATCAGTACGACATCGCCGAGAAGCAATATCTAGTAGCTGTCGCCCGCAATGTCGTCGAGAAGCAACGCGCAGACTATGCATTGAGAGTTTCCGAGATCACAAAGGAGTTCGACAAACAAAAGGCCACTATTGAGGAGCAGCGGAACAAGAGAGAAATCACGCCTGAAGTGGCCGCTGCCGCTATCGCTAAAGATCAGTTAACCGCGCAACTGAAGCTGAACAAGGAAAAGGCTGACTACAACGTTCAAGCCGCCGAAACTAGACGCGACGAAAACGAGGCTCTGCGCGTTCTTTCTGATCAGCTCGCGATTCAACGCCTGCAAACCTCTGTGGCAGGAGGTACGTCCGCGATCGTGAAAGAGCAGGTTTCGTTCGCCGAGAAACAACTTTCTATCCAAAACGATCTCGCCGCTGCCGAGCGCCGCATCACGGCCCCCGGCCCCAATGCGTTGCCACAGGAAGAGCAGCAGAAACAGCTCGCTTTGGAGCGCGCGAACGTGGAGCAAAAGACAGTAGCGGCGCTTTTGGATCACCTCTCCGTAGCGATGCGCATCACGGTCGCGGAAGCGGCGACTACCCGCGAGATGAACCTCGCCGCCGATGCCGAAGAACGCAATCTTCAGATCGCACGCAACTCTATCGCGTTGGAACTCCTGAATCAGCACACGATCCAAACGACGTCCGACATTCAGCGCGGTCTGGCGTTGGAGCGTCAAAACGCTCTCACAAGCCTCGCGTATAAGCGCGCCCAGATTGATGAAGAGGAGCGTAGGGCGCTAGAGGAGCAGAACTTAGCCGTAGCTGACGCGATGGCAAAAGCGATGCTCCTTGGCGTTGACGATCCCGCCGCGATAGAGGCTGCCTTCGCGCGTATTGCGGCTATCCGCCGCAAAGCAAATTCGGAGCGCGTGCAGGCGGAGCTTCAAACGCAATCAACGATCGCGAACGGGGAGTTTCAGTCCATACAGAAAACGAATGAAGCGTGGGCAGAGGCGCGCTATCAGAAAAGAATCATGGACGCGCAGGCGATGGCGAACGCCGCGCAGGACATGGCTACGATCTTCGGCGACCCCATGATGAAGGTTGCCGCTGATTTCCTTCACGGCATCGTTGACGCTATGAAGAAAGCCGCGGATCAGGCTAACGAGATTTGGCGAACGGTCGGCGAAAACATCACGCAGGGATTTTCGACGCTGTTTTCCGATCTCGCGCGCGGCGGCGGATTTTCAACCGCCTTCAAAGACATGGGGCAGCAGTTCGAGTCGTCGTTCGGCGGCATCGTAGAGAAGCGAATCAAGGTCTGGTCGGACGAACTTCAACGTGTAGCGCAGGGCAAGCCGCTTCTCGATCAGCAGGGTAACGCAATCGCTGGAACTACGCCTACCGGTCCGGAGCAGAACAGCGCGCAGCTCAAGCTCGGCGGATTCATGGCGGCACAGGCCGGACTCGCCGGATATTCGGCGGGATCGGGACACGGGCAGGCTACTATCAGCGCTATTTCTGCTGCTACCTCCGCAGCGATAGCCTTCGCCGAAACAGGCCCGTATGCAATCTTAGCAGCCGTGATCGCCGCTGCCGCTTCCGAGATCGGCTCGGCGATATCGACAGCTCAAAAACAATCCGAGTACCTCTACGGCGTCCCGGTATTCACCAACGGCAAAGCCTCGATCGGCGCCGAGCGGAACATCAACGCCCAAAAAGATCAGGAGATGGTCGCAAAACTCCAAGATACGTTCGATTCGACTTGGAACGGATTCATCGCGATCATGGGCAAGCTGGGCGGCATCAATCCGCAGATGCCAGACCGAATATTGGGCGGGTTTCAGCCTGCTCCGTCCGCGAATTGGGAGAAGCATTTTCAGCAATACCTTACCGACACCTTGCCGCTCCAGATCGCCGCTTTATTCAAAGCCGGAATGGAGAAGAGCTTCGTTTCAAGCGGCGTCACCTCGGAAGCCTTCGATAAGTTTTGGGCGGAGGCGAACGCACTTGATCCTCAGAAGCGCATGCAGTTCTGGCAGGATTTGTCAGACGGCATCGTATCGTTCGCGCATGCTCAGGCAGTATTCGACGGCGTGAAACGGCTTGGTGGAGACTACGCAGGTTCGAAGTTCGACGCGCAGGGCAACCCTCTGCTCGGCGGCGATAACGACTTCATATCGGCACTGCGGACGGGGGCGAAACAGGTATTCGACATCGCCCGCAATATGGTGAGCTTGACCGGCCCAGACCGCATCGCGGCGTTCAAGCAGATGGGCGCTTCGGTTGATCAGATCGCGGCCTCCTTCGCGCAGTTCATTCAGCAAGTCGGCGCGTCGCTGAAGAATGTCAAACAGCAGTTCAATGACGCTTACCTCCAACACAACCTCGCCGCCGCTGGTGAGGTTCGGGATGCGAACGGCAACATCATCCACCAGAACGACCCGAACGCGCAGGCGCGGCTTTTGGAGCAAGCCTACAATCAGAACCTATACAAAATTCAACACGCCTCTTCGCTCGGCCTGAATCCGCAGGACATCGAAGCTCTGACGCAGCAAAGCATCAATTATCTGAATCAAATCTTAGCGCTTGATCCCACTAAGGAAGCGAACGATTGGTGGATGAAGCAGATGTCCGCGCTTCAGACTTCATCCGAAGCCGCGCTGAAGCTGATGGGTGATGTCGCGACTGATGAGATGCAGAAGTTCCTTGACAGCATTAAGCCGTTCAAAGATTACATGCTCGGAATGCCGGTTGAGATCGACCCGTCGATCGTTGCGCTCGAAGCCGAGTTTGACGGTCTAGCGGCTGCGATTGCCGCGCTGACGGTGTCAATCACAAACAACACCTCCGACATAAACGGCGGCACGGGCACAGGCACGAACGGCGGGACCGGCAGCGAGCCGCATAGCGGGAATCCTAACTATCGCGACCCGAACGACGGCGGCGTCAATAGGCCGATCATTCCCGGAGTAGGTGACTCGAACGGAAACAGTATCGGCGGTGGCGGAACGGTCATCATCCAGTTCAACGGCGGCGTGTTCGTCGGCATGGAGGAGTTTCAGCAGGCGGTCAACGACGGCGTAGCGTTAGCGAACAGAGAAAGCCCGCAGAAGTTCTTGCCAGTGTTCTGAGGTAGAATCGGCGCATGAAACTCATACTCTACGGCAAGTGGGTCGAAATAGCCGAGTGCGAGCGCGCGACCCCGCAGCAAGTAGCTGACCAGATCAACGCGGCTGCCGATTGGATGATCCCTGCACGCGTAGAGAACGGGTGTGTAATTACTCCGCTTCCGTGGCCTTCGATTAGCTCGATTCAGGTGATGCATGTCGCGTGATCTATCTGTTTTTGGATCGCTTCACGCCGAAGCTAGTCAAATCTCGCTGAGCCTCATCGCGGTCGATCTCCCGACGCTTCCTATCTTCGCTACGACGATCGACACGACGGTCTATGTGAATCTCACTACCGGCGCCACACGGGTATCGCCCGCTACCGGCTTCACGGCCTTTCCGCCGTACGCGGGCCTGAAGATTCCCGCCCTGAAGCCGATGGACCCGATGCAGATCGAGTTCTCAAACGCGGATGAGTTTTGGGGCGGAGTGAATGCGGCAGGCGGGTACGTCGATCGCGCCGTGACGATCTGGCAGGGGCAGGTAGACGCGACGGACGAAGTAGACCCTGACGTGTTCACGTTCACCGATGCCGTGAAGTTCTACGTGGGGCAACTGAAGAACATCATTCGCGCGTACGACACCGCGACGCTGAAGGTTGATCCGCATCCGAACGCGAACACGATTCGGCTGCCACGTGAGCGGTACGATCAGGTTCGTTTCAGACGATGCCCGGTGCCGGGTACGGAGTTAGTTACGGGGTACACAGTTCGGGTGCTATAGGCGGTCAATACCAAGTGCCGGAGTCGAGTTTCTTGATTCGTTCGGCAGCCCACTCGCGAGCTTCTTTCGCGTCCGTAACCGTGACGCTCTTTGACAGCTTGATTAGCCCATCATCTCCGCCGCATCCGATCAGCAATATATCGAGCGCGATGCGGATAGCTTCTAGGCGCTTGCGGGTGAGGTTCATTTCATCGCCCCGACGTCTAATCTGGGCGTTACCTTCTTATCGGACACAAGCCATCCCTTTCAACGGCGATCAGAACCTCTGCGCTTGACTAAAGCGGGTGTTAGATTAACGTACGGCGATAGCCGCTGTGGGTGACTTCGTGGGTTTGTGCGGCATGACGGGAATCGCGCCGGGCTTCAATTCGCGCCGAGGATCACCGTGAGCGACAATGCGGTTGAACTCTGCGCGGAAGGCTTCGAGCCGCTTTTGTGCAGCGACGTTGTAAGGCTGCCCGCGCAAAGCGTAGTCGGTCACGGCGATGAAGTCATTCAGGTCACCGTCAGGGACGCGGCCAGTCAACCGCAGGAACGACATGATCTTTTCGGCCTGAACTTCCACCGAACGGTTGTCGCTCTCGTTGTTGGACGCGTTCCACAGGCAGTAGGAACCAAGTTCCAAGCAGTAGTAGATTTCGGGGGTATACGGCCCGGGAGGCGTGTACATCGGGTGACACTCACTCACTCCGTATGACATTGACGACCCGTGCAGGTCCAACAGATGCGCCACGCAATGGGACCCAGTGTTCTGATTTCCTTCGCAGGTGTAGCAGGCGCCGAATCCGCCCCCCATGTTCCCGTAATCGGGGTAATCCACGCCGTAGTCGTTTTGCGCGAACGCACCGACGCTGGCCAGCGCGAGAAGTACTGCTAGAAAAATCGTTAACTTTTTCATTGGAGCCATTCCCTCCTGTTGTTAAAAAGTTGAAATTGCTTTAGTCAAGCGCAGAGGTTCTGGATCGCCTCCGCTGTGATGCGCGAACCGTTCTGGGGCTATATCCTCGTTCCGTCCCCACACTCCCGCGCAACACAGCGCAGACTACCCGTTAAGCCTCTTTATGCTGCGGACGACGCAAGTAATGCGGTGCGAACCATCTCTCTGCCTCTTCGTGACTCCGATGCAGTCAGGTGTCCGATATTCCGATTGTCGCTTGGGTAGCGTCGTTTGGTTCATCCCGCGCGTCGGCGCGCATCGCCTCAGTAAAAATCCAAACTTCGTCCCCCGCGTCGGCATGGTCAATATCGCCGTGCGTGGACGGATCGTAGGTTACGCGCTCCACGTAGCCGTATTTCGCGAGCAACGCGCACCACTCCTCGCTCTCTTCTTTTTCGAAGAAACTGCGATCGTTCAGAATGTGACGGAGGACTGCGCGCCCGAACTTCGCGCGCGGTGACGAATTTGTTCCGAACAGATCGTGAGCACAGTTTTCTTTTTCGCTCGCCATTACGGTCGCTCCTCAACCTCGAATTTGTGGTATGCCACAACCCATCCGTCGTATCCGCGCGCCCGTGATTCGGAATCCGCGAAGTCGTCAAGCAACTTCTGCGACTCGCTATCCTGAAGCGGCCACGGATCGGAGACCATCAGGAGATCAAGCAAGGCGCGGAAGGTCGCATCGTCCATGCCGTGTTTAGCGACGCATCGCACCGTTACGCGATGAGCGTTGCTGAGCATGCCCGCGAGCACAGACGCGCCTATGTCGAAAACTTCATCGCCACGCACGAACAGCTCTAGCTCGCCGTCTTTCGGAAAATGCGCACCGTAGTTGACGTTTGAGGTTAGATACTCAGAATCCATCTTTCATTACCCTTCGGCGCGCTGTGCGCCTTCGCCGATTGCCGGAAACGCATCCGCGAGCGCGTCTCGCAGAGAGACGCCGCCGCGCGTCCAATTTGCCAGCATGAACGAGCGAACGGGGTCATCGGAATCGAATGCGACCTCGCTCACGACATTCTCTGGTTGAATCTTCAGCTTCGTCAGCATCTCCTGAAGATGTTGCTGCGCTCCCGCGAAATCGTCCGCTCCGGTCGTGTGGTGCATCTTTGATTTCATCCGCAGAACTTCGAGCGTTTCAATATCGCGGATCGGTCCCGGCATCGGATGCTCTTCCGTGAATACAACGTGGTAGCGATCATTCGGCAGCCGCAAGATGTAAACGATATCCGATGGCCCGCAAAAGCAAGTGCCGTCTCCGTTGTCGATCAACATCGTCATCTCCTCGCGTCGCGCCATGCGCCGCAGTTTGTTCGCTGAGCAAGCCCAAGATTCCGCAGCCGACGCAACGCGCCGACGACAGCCTGCGGAGTGAGTAGAACCGCAACACGTACCGGCAGCCTGCGCCGAAGTTCGCGACCGATCATCGCCGAGCGCATACCTTCAGTTTTGAACACGCCGCGTGACTCGCGCAGAACCATCAGCACGGCAGCCGCTACCGGGTCAAGAGTTGCGTGGAGGGGACGCGGAGCGAAGCAGAAAAACTGACGTGGCGCGTTCATCATTCGGTCCCGTTGAATGCGTCCGGCGGTTCCGGCAACGGCATCCAATGCGTGAGGAAGTTCTCTTTGTGCCCGAACTTGTTGCGCCACGCACCCTTCCCCGGCGCGTTCGGATGGAAGATTTCGTAACGAACAGTGCGAGGATGTGCGCCGATATCCGAACGGTCCGCGTAATTGTGGCAGGCAAGAATTGGCGTGCCGTCGCGCGGGGCAATTTCAATAGGTCGCCACCCGGAAGCTGCTTGTGGGTGTTTCACGATTCTTCTTCCGTAATCGGATCGCCGATGTAGCGCGGGATGTCGCGATCGAAACTCCAGCCGCAAGCGTCGCTCGCGCACTCGAATGTTTCCGTTGCGCCGAATTCCGTGCGCGTAGTATCCGATCCGCACTTCGGGCATGCGTCAACGAAGTAGTTCAACGACTGCGCGAACGGCGCGAGTTCGTCTCGGTTCCTCATAGCGGCTCGTACCCCTCGCGCCCCGTATGACGCTTCACGAACTCCAAAACTTCGCGCCCGAAGTCAGTCGGGATCGCGCCGTGACCGTAGCATTCGTGGCAGTGATCGGAAAGGTGACGGCGGTCCTTGCCTTTGCCGCTCCAATGTTCAGCGACTGCGCATCCTTGCCGAGAAAGGCAACCGAATCCAGCGTCGGCGGGAACGCAAAACTTGACCCGCGTTCTGCCGCCGTAATCGGCGACACAGCAACAGGAGCATGGTTCTTCGAGCTGGATATCAAACGTCGGCACGGCTCACCTCATCTAGCGGCTGGTACTCCTGCTCGAAATCTTCGCGGCTCATCGCCCACGATTGTTTCTGTTCGTTTGTCACGACGACGCAGCCATCCCAAACGCGCTGCACGTTGCCGCATCCTCCCGGATTGACGCCGAGATAACCGGCAGGATCGCCGCCGTACGAAGCTGGAGTCCAGTACCGCTCAACCGGCCCACCTTCGCCCGTTGCTTCTGTCCAAATGAACGCGGTGAAGTTGCCGCGTAGACGATAGAGCGGCGCGAGTTCGTTCGTTTTAGGTTTCGGCTCCGCCATGAACTGACCGCGGCTTCCGCTAACCGGCCTCGTAGTCTCCCAATAGAACCCCAGCTCGTCGCCGATTTCGCGCCACGCGACACGGGCATCTTCCGCCAACGCGATGCGATGAAACTGCTCGTCGGAAAGTTGATACATTTTCCTGGGCATCACTTCCGGCTCCGCTTCTTCAGTGACGCGCGCAAGGCTTCAAGCAATTCAGGATTAGTCGGCTGCTCTAGCGGCTCGCTCGCTTCAGTCTCGCCTGCCGCGTCTACCCACGGCGGCAGAGAAGTGCGGACTTCGATCTCGCGCACGCTCCCACCCCAAACCCTGTTCGCGTGAGAATCGGCTAACGCCTTGTCCGAATACGCGATACCGGAGCAAACATCGATCGCGTCACCGTCCGTCTCGGCGAATTCGAAAACAGCGAACACCTTCGAGGTCGCATCGCTCATGACTCGTTACCTTCCCGCGCCGCTTCGTCGCGAGCGGATACGCAGTTTTCATCCTTGCAGCAGTCGGCGCACACGTCCGCGTTGCCGTCGATGCACTTCGCTTTGCCGCCTTCGACATTCGGTGCATCGCTGATGAAGATTCCGCACTCGCGGCAGATCGGGCCATCGGGGATGTTGAAGTAGTCGTACTCGGCGCTCATGAATTCACCGCCGCATGTTTCGCGTAGCTGATGAAGTCACTCATTTGGCGAGGAGACGGAAGGCGCGTGATCCGCTCATCCTGCGTACGAACCTGAAGGACTGCGTCCGTCACGATCTGGCGGACGTTGCGCGGTCCGCGCGTAACTGAAGAGAGGATGATTGCCATCACGTCACACCGTTGAACTTCGGTCATTCCGTAGCTGTTCACGTTCATGGTTGCCTCCGTTGCGGTTTTCATGTTGACACTATAAGTCCGACTCGGAACAACGTCAAGAACTATTTTGACTCTAGCTTTCCTAGCCCGAATGATGTAGACTGTCTCGCTGATGGATTCCGAGAAGCGCCGTCTCGCGCACCTAGCAAGAAAAGGGCATGAGCCTGACTACGATCCTCGCTACGGAGGCAACTGCCGAACCTGCAACCTAGCGAACAGCGCGCGCATCTACGCGACGAGCGAAGACCGCAGGAAGCGACATGCGATCTCCGCGCGAGATTCGAGGCGGCGGATCGTAGCGGCGGCGAAACGGAAAGCGAAGAGGCAGAAGCGATGATTGACAAGCTCAGATGTGAGGACGAAGCGTGCCCCGAACCTCATGTCACCGTAGCCGCGATCGGCGTGCGTTGTCATGTCGTCCCGTTCGCCGACGAAGAGGTTGAGAGCATCAAAGGCGAAACAACCGTCGCGCTCGGAAATCCTGACAACAGGGCGTGGGGTGTAGACATCCTCATGCTGCGGCTGATCGCGCGAATTGAAGAGGAGTCTAGATTCCGCGCGTCACTCCTGAAACTCACGTCGCCAGTCATAGCGGACAGCGAGCCGATCATTGGCAGCCGAAATCCGAGCGGCATCATTCGTGGAATCAGGGAAGTATGAGCGAACTCGCACGCCTTGCCCGTTCTGCCGCGAAGCTCCTAATTCGTGATCTCCGCCAAGGGTGCGGCGATAACTCCTGCTACTTCAAAACTCCGTCTGGCGTGGGTACGAATGGCGGGTGTCGTTGTGTTGAGAAAGTTCAAGATTGCATAGAAGAGGTCGCGAACGATTACGCGGCCCTTTGCCGTCAGTAGCTTCAAAAAGTTATGACCATTCGAGCCAAACAGCAACGCAAGCAACGATCGGCGATCGGGCGCATGGCTAGAAATCCGCTTTCGAATTGGCATATCATTCTGAATCGCGGATACATCGCTTGGGTTGTGTTTAAGGTGGTGCTCACAGAAGTGTGCGCACAGGAAGAGAACATTATTCTCAACGGAACCAACCAGCGAGCGTGGTCATGACCGCAATCACGCGCACCCAGCTCTTGAAACTCGCGCCTCACGCGAACACTGCTTACCTCGCCGCATTCGATCTTGCGCCCGTTGTCCTGCCGAGGTACGGGCTTATCTCGGCCCTGCGCATTTCGCATTTCGCCGCTCAGTGCATGCACGAAAGCGGCGGACTAACCATCCTTCGCGAGTCTCTTAAATACACGCACGCCGAACGTTTGATGGCCGTGTGGCCGACGCGGTTCAAGACGTTCTCCGATGCTGCCGCGTACGTCTACGACGCCGACACGAACCCGCATGCGGACGAAGCGCTTGCGAACAAGGTCTACGCTAACAGGCTCGGAAACGTCAACCCCGGCGACGGCTTCCGCTACATCGGCAGGGGATTGCTTCAGATCACCGGCAGAGCAAATTATCGCCGCTACGGAAAGCTGATCGGAATCGACTTAGAAGCGAATCCTGACCTCGCCGTTGACCCGCGCTATGCGCTCGAAATAGCAGCCGCAGAATGGCGGATGAGCGGTTGCAATCAGTTGGCCGATTCGGACGACATCAAGGCGGTCACGAAAGCAATTAACGGCGGATTCGTCGGTCTGAACGAGCGGCGCGAATGGCTGCGCAAGGTGAAAGCGGAGTTGGGCTGATGTTTCGCTGTTTTGCTCTACCTACCTCAGAACTCGCGGAGATGTGGCGATGACGCTTCTCGAAAAAGTCACCGCGCACGTCCGTGGCGTTCCTGCTGGCGTCGTAGTTGACGAGGCCGAAGTAGCTGAGGCTCTACGTGCACCGCTCGATATCGTGAGGCTTGATCTAGTTCGACTAGTTGCCGATAGTATGCTGCGGGTCCATCTGCGATGGATTTGCCCCGAAACCGACAAGGTGATCGCGGCGGCAGATCACATCACCGATATCCCGTGGCGCATCGAGAAATGCCGGTACTGCACGGCTGAGCATTTCTCGGAAGAATCGCACATTGAAGTGCAGTTTGTGCGCACGGAAATCGAGGCTACTAGTGCCGCATAGCTACATCTCTCCCATGTCGTGGCCGATCACGCGTGGACAGTCGTACGAACGCTTCCCGCTCGCCGAAACCCTGCGCTCTCCCGAAACAACAACGGGAGATTTGCGCACCGCTCTCCGTCCGCTTGGAAGGTGGGGATTCCGGCTCGGATGGGATTTCCTTTCGCCCGCCGATTGCGCGGACATCGAAGGCGCGTTCACGTTCTGCGCTGGCAACTGGCGATCATGCCCCTTCCTCGAATGGGACACGATGACGCATGACGTTCTGCTGTCCGCATCGTGGAGCGGTTCCTCGTTTACCAATGTCCCGTTTTCGTTCTATGAAGCGCCGTCGATCACCGGCTATCTCGGCAGCGTTCCGCTCGGCGCGGTACTCGGCCCGAACGCGGCGCGTCCCTTCGGCGGCATCACGGAAGTCCTCAACTATTGGCCGGAACTCGGAACGGTCAGCGTATCAGCGGCTACGATCACGGCAGCCAGTGGAGTCGCAACCGATCCCGTTTGGCTGCGCGTAGTAGGCAGGGCGATCTACCCGAAGGTGCGCATGGATCGCGGCTCGATCACGTTCACGGCGCGCCCGAAAGACCCGCTGTTGCCGTCTAATGGTGATGGACTTTGGCAGTGCAGCATCACGCTGCTGGAAGATGAGGTGATTTCGTGAGGCGCATTCGAAAACAAGTTGAGCGCGAGCAGGAAAAGGCGCTTCCTGACACCCTTCAGAACTTCCTGAAAGAGCACTCCATGCGCATGAACGCGGAAGGCGACCAGCGTCGCGTCATGGTGTCAATGGCCGTGGCGCAATCGTTTCTAGGATTACATGCAGAATTGTCACGCGCGGCAATGCAAGGTGCGGCTCTGAATGCGGGCGCAGCGCTAACGGCGGGCAAGTCTTTCGAGGAAGCCGTTGACCCTGATGGGATGCTTGATGCGGTGCAATTCGCGTACGAATTCCTCGCCGCATGTTCAGCTCTCGTTCTACGCGAGGCTACGGCGACGGTTGGCGGTAACGTGAACGCCTTCCCTGATCTTGACGCCTACGTCGCCGCATTCAAAGCAAAGCGTTGGGGCGAAGTCGGCGACGCCGGAACGGTGAACTAATGAGCGAACGACTCGTCAACGTTCTGACGGTAGCTGGCGAGCCAAAGATTCGCATCCCTTGGACTATTCACGTCCAAGCGTACGAGCAATACGCGAAACGCTTCAGAGGACAAGACGCCGAAAAAATCGCCGCGAGAGGCGGTTTCGCGCCCAACGAACTAGATGAGTTTCGACCGGGATGGAGAGACATCATCGCCGAGCGAGAGATCGAGCGGTCGCCTCGATAGGCGCTGCCGTAGTATCATCATCCGCAAGAGATGGTCGGATAGCCGATGTTCCCTACCACAATCGGAGACCGCTACTCCTTCACGATCTCCTATCCCGCCAATTTTCAACTCCAGACAGGCCAAGGCTTCACTTCAAACGATCGCAAATTCTTCCGTCCGCGCTACACCTTTCAGCTCGGTTGGTCGTACAAAAAACGCGCGGATGCTGAAGCGTTTCGCGATCACGTCATCCAGCAAACCGGCGGCGTTCTCTCCTTCCCGTTCGTCACATGGAAACCTTGGTGGTGGAGATTCGCGCAGGTAGGTACCGGCGACGGCGCTACGGTCACATTCGATTTTCCCGGCGTCGAGACTACGGATCAGCAACTCACCGTGCGCGGGACGGTACTTGGCGCGAATGTAGCGCGCGGACTCGGAACGAACGGCGCCGACTTAGCGACACTTTTTTCGCCGCCCGCTTTGAATGATCCGATCGTCGCGTCATTTTTCGGCAAGAGAATTTTAACGGTTTGCTACGCAGACGATTCGGAGCCTAGAATCGCGCGGGATTTGATGACGGGAAGGTACACCGTGAATGTGGCGCTTACGACAGATCGCGGCAACGGGGTTCGGCTGTGATACGATTGTCGCATCAAGCGAGGACGCCATGATGCGCTGCCGATCAAGACGAACCGCGAAACGACGCGGCATCATTGAAGGCATCGAGCCGACGCCGTGGTAATGGTCGGTTACGACTACGCTGCCGCCGAGCGAGCGCGCGCGAGCAGGGCTGCGCGGCGAGAGTCAGATGGCGCGCGCTGGCCGTTTACCTTTCGCACCGAGATTGAATTCGAAGCGGTACGGGAGCACGGCTGCCTACACCGTAGCGACGGCAGCGTGTGCGCTGAATGCTTCGAGCTGCTATGGCAGATGCTGGTCCGCGACTGCGCTCCTTAGGAAGGTTGAGTCGTCGGGTACGATCTTCGTCGTGACCCCCCCCCCCCCCCCCCCCCCCCCCC